GTGTGGACGGGAAGAAGAACGAGCGGACGGTGTTTGCCCTGCCCAAGTTCACCATTCCCGACGACAAGAAGCTGATAGTGGAAATGTATGAGAAGCAAGGCGGCCGGCATCAGTCCTTTGATGTGGAGAATGAGGACCTGGTACGCGCAGAAACCGTCAATGAACTGAAAGTCAGATGAACGCCATGAAAAGAAACTTCCTCTTTATTATCCTCCTGCTTGCCCTCTTTACGGGGCAGGCAGAAGCCCAACGCCGCCTGCCGGGAATGAAAGCCGTCCGCTTCACCACTGAAATGACCGACGGATTTTACAGCCGGGCAAACCGTCACGATGCAGGCTATGCCTTCTCGCTGGCTGTATCCACCTGTACCGGGAACGGAAACCAGTGGATGTTTGGCGGTGAGATGCTGAAACGTAACATCCCTTACCGGAGTACGCATATACCCTTGTCGCAATATACGGGGGAAGGCGGTTATTACCATACGTTTTTTTCCACCCCCGGCAAGTCCTTCTTCCTGAACCTCGGCGCTTCCGCCCTGTTGGGCTATGAGACCGTGAACGAAGGAGACCGGCTGCTGGATGACGGAGCCGTTTTGCAGCAATGCGAGTCTTTCATCTATGGCGGCGCGGTAACGCTGGAAGCGGAAGGCTACCTGTCCGACAGGGTTGTCCTGCTGGTGCGTCTGCGTGAGCGTTTCGTATGGGGCAGTGCCTCGGGGATCTGCCACTTCCAGTATGGAATCGGAGTAAAATACATTTTCTAACCTTAAAAGAATACATACCTATGAAAAGAAAAATCCTTGATTTTATGCTGACAGCCTGCTGTATGGCATTCTCCTTTCTTGGTCTTGTTGCTTGTGACAATGAGCTGGATATCAGACAGGAATACCCGTTTACGGTAGAAACCATGCCGGTAGCGGATGAGATTACCGATGGGGAGACTGTGGAAATCCGGCTGGAAATCAAGCCGGAAGGGAACTTTGCCGGAACCGTCTATACGCTAAGGTATTTCCAGCCGGACGGCAAGGGCAGTCTGAAGATGGAGGACGGAACGGTACTGAAGCCCAATGACCGTTATCTGCTGAACGAATGGAAATTCCGTCTTTACTATACTTCGCAAAGCGGCAAGGAATCCCAGACCATAGACCTCTATCTTGAAGATAATTGGGGGAATCTGCAACAATTGACATATGATTTTAATGGAAAGGATACGGATGAAGAAAATAACAAGGAGGCTGCATGAAAAGAATACCGGCTGTTATGATCTTTCTGTTACTTGTCTTGTACGGCAAGGCGGAAAATCCCCCGTCTGACAAAGATAAGGCGGTAGCCTGCATCAAGCGGTGGGAAGGCTGGCACCGGGGGAAAATGCCTTACATCGGTTACGGACACCGCCTGCTTCCCCACGAGACGCTGACCGAGAACCTGAGTGAGGCACAGGCAGACTCACTTTTGAGATGCGACCTTGAACGGTGTTTGAAGGTATTCCGAAAATATGGGAAAGACTCGCTCCTTTTAAGTCTGTTAGGCTTTAATGTAGGCTGTTACCGTCTGATCGGCAACGGCAAGATACCTAAAAGCAAACTGATTCAGAAACTGGACAGCGGCAACCGGGATATTTACAGGGAATATGTATCGTTCCGCTGTTATCGGGGGAAAGTCATTCCAAGCATAGAGAGAAGAAGAAAAGAGGAGTTTGAACTGTTCTATATACCGTAGATTGCTTACTGATAAAGGTTTGGTTGTTACGAGACAACCGAACCTTTTTTATTTGTCCGGCATGTTACATCCTGAACAGGTGTTGTATTTTAATGTAACCGAAAGACATAAAATGTGTTATTGAGCATATGGTGCATAAAAAATGCTCTGTGAACATTGTCTTTCTTGATTTTTTGCTAAGTTTGAGATGTAATGTCAAATGCATAAAACAAGTCGTCATGAATTCAGAAATAATATTGGAAATAAATGGCTACAAATGCAATCTACTAAAGTATAAATACTGTTTTTCCCGTAATATAGACCGTGAAGGAAGACCTGTAACAGGAGTGTTAGGAGGAAACATATATATAGAAATGGAATCTAATGGCAGCAATTGTATTTTGGATATGATGCTTGTTGATACGGACCGGCAGCGTCCCGCTTTCTTTTCTCATGTAGAACATTTTCCGGTTTGGGGGAAGATACTGCATAGCATAGATGACATGATGTTTCGTGAACTTGCTTTTGATGAAGCGTATCTTTATTATCATGAGGAGAGTATGAGTGCGGAGGGAAACGCTCCTATGATTACTCGTTTCCTCATATCTCCAACAAGACTGGATATCAATAGAACCATTCGACTGGATAGAAGGATGGATACGACAGACGGATTCTGGTGGGAGGAATATAAAGAGGATGAATTTGTTAAAACTGTTAGAATATGTGATAATACCCCACTCATTATTGATGCTTTTTGGATTGATAAATCAGGAAATAAATGTAGAGAATTTCCTATTGGTCAGTCTGTGAAACTACATATACAGCTTGCAGAGTTTACAGCAGGAGATTATTTAAAATTTGATTTTAAAGATGAAGCAGGTGAAGGAGTACACCACGCTTCTGTTTCCGGAACTGTAGATAAAGATGGTTTTGTAATTATAGAAAACTTTGAATTAAAGAAAAAATAACTATTATGGTACGTATTAAGATAACTTCTAAACAAACTAATGGTAGTGCTATAATTAATGCAGAGAAGAAAATTATAGTCTTTTTCATAGGTGGTGCAGGGGATAAAAATAGTTACTATGGTTATGGTCCTACGAAATTAGTAAAAAATAGTATTTTACATGTTTTTAAAGGAAGAATAGCAGCATATAGTTTAATATCACCCCATATCGAATATTTAGGCTATGAAGAGATAAGGGGCGAGGATGATATAAAAAAGAATGTGATAGATAAAATAGCAAGTAAAGATATTCCTATTTATATAGTAGGTCATAGTTTAGGGGGATGGAATTCTGCTCATTTATGTAAACATCTTGTTAATAATGGGTATAACATTAGGATGCTTGTTACATTAGATCCTGTGGGAGAAGGGGTAATTGTATATGTAGGTTCTGATATTTATAAAGAACCGGAAGCAAATCCAGGTGCTAAAATTTGGATTAATATCTCATGTAATCCAATTTATGAAGACCAATCAGATAAAGTTGCTGATTTTGGAGAACGTTGGTTTCCCAAGAACGGACCAACGATATATTATGAAAGTAAATGTTCTCATGCAGAAGTCCTTAGGATGTTTATGGAGAATATATTACAAGATAAGTCAGCATTAGATTTATTAATAGAGGACATTGTTAAATAAATGATATGGGCATTTTATATCTTATATTTAGCCTTTTGATTGTTAGTATTACTTCTATTTGTATTATTGGGTATGTAGTCAAAACAAGAAAATATCATTTCTTATGGATTATTGTTGCTTTGATAGTTTTATTGTATTCAGCAAATGGACTTTACAACTATTATCGAACATGTCAAATACCAAGTATTACCCTACTTTCATTTAGGCAAGTTAATGCCGATGAGATTCATAGCATAATACCATATAACAAAAATTATCCAGTATATGTATTAGAATTTAATTCAGACAAAAAATTGGAAGATTTTTCTCGTGCTCCAAAAATAGCTTTTTTATCTCCTTTTATAGAAAGAAAAGACTATCAGTCTATTTTAGAAATAGGAAAAGATTCTGTTTTTGAGAGTATTTATATATATCCAAGTAAAAAAACTAATAGATATGATTATATTGCTTTATTCCAAAATGATAATGAATCCATAGAGAGGCTACAACATTATAATACACTTTATTTTAGGCTATTTTTTCTTGGTTATTTAGCCCCTATTTATGGTACACTATCTGTTCCTGTTCCAATGTTTGATACACACAGCCGAGATTCAGACCAATTGTTTTTAGACAAATATATAATCCAATAATTGCTTAATGCCGAGTGAATTGTATATATTTAATAACAATAAATAGTATTATATACACTAATAATATTGTAGAGGATTTGTATGATGATTAATTGGGTAAACTTTTTGGAATATGGAGGTGATTAGAAAGATTAGCAATCAAAATGTATAGAAAACACTTAAAATTATTTGATATTTGCGAATATTTTATCAGATTCGTTTAAAATAATACACCATAATTTTAATTATATCCATCTATGAGCCAATACAATAATATTTTTATAAGCAGAGAAGATTTTCTGGATTATAAAACAAAAGGAATTCCGTATACCGGATTTGTAATAGGAGAAGGGTATGCTTATGTGCAATATCAGGATTATTACGAGGATACAGATGGAACAGTCATAGATATGAATGACAATATATTGCCATACCAAATATGCATACCTAACATTGTTCAAATCCAATGCATTGATACCTCAAAGGAAATGATAAAAAAAAGCCTCAGAGGGCTATTTAGCAAAAATGGATGCGCAAGATATGTAGTGTGTGAAGGAGATACCTTAGTATATATTGCAGAAATGTTTGATGTTACCGTTGAAGAATTAAAAAGATGGAATGACCTGTCAAGTGAGTATTCTATATCCACAGGACAAAGGTTATTAATAATTGACATAACGGAAAGAAGGATTATAGATATACCAAGACAGGTTTACCATGGTGAAATAAAAGAATTGAGGGGATTGGCAGCTTTTGAAATGGATATAAACTCTCCTTCTTCAAACATTCTAGGAGAAGGGCTAAGGTTATTCACAAAATTCTTTTATGATGGGGTTAATGCCCCTGTAATTTGGATTACAGGACATACACTTGGCGGTTTTTCTCAAACACCACAAGAAAGGGCACAAGCATTCATGGACTTTGCGCCCACAGCATTCATTGGAGGAACACTAAGAATTTTAGGACCTTGCAGTAAAATAAATAGTGGTCTTAATGGTTATAATGCTTATGTCAAATCTTCAATGTATAAACAAAATCTTTATAAGCCAAAAGGACAAGGATGGCAAAAAGAGGCTGGAAAAATGTTTCAACAGGCTAAACAACGTTTCAAAATGAGTGAAGAAGGTGTATCATTTATTGACATGATAGAAACTTTCAACTTTTGGAATGACACCTCGGAAGAACATTTTAATTGGTATAAAACTTCAACAGATACATTAAACAACAAAAACAATAAGTAATAATGAGTGCACCTGGTATATATTATCACGTTGGGAAATTCTTAGTTTGGATTTGGCATAATCATACACAGAAAAAAAAGATAAAATATGAAGATATTATATTTCAATATCCAATAAAACTATTCTGGATAGTTGGCATTATTGCAGGAATATTATTTATCATAATAGGATATGCGTTATTCAGACTGACAAAAGATCTCTAAGAGCAACGGAAAACTATAAATGGCAGTTTATTTCTAAAACGAACCATAGAATGAATATTCAAAAGACAATAATAATGATTGATATTGTAGGACTGGAAAGTATAGGCAAATATATTATTTGGCTATGGAGTAAATATGTAAAACGAAAACATATACCTTATATGGACCTTGAGTTTCATTATCCCAACTATCTCTTTATAGTACTGGGAAGTATTGTATGTGCCATTATATTGGGCATAGCAATTGCCTATTTTTCAATTAAATAAGGAAAAGACCCCAATTGCCATATTAGATGCAGATTCCCAAAGCGAGCAGAATCAAGAACCGGGAAGTGGCTAAAACGGAAACGCCACAGGTATGATGTGATATACATCACCTTGTGACGTTTCTGTTTTAAGATGTATTTGTCTGCTGTTCTTACTTTTGCAGCAAGTATTCCCCTATTGAATGATACCGGTCTTTGATTGTGGCATTTTCATTGAATCCATTCAGACAATGGAGCAAGGCTTTCTCCAAAGTGGTGTATCTGCGGTTAAAACATTGCGGATTGTCCAGGCAATAGGCATTCAAGGCATATCTGTATGGGGCATATTCAGAATTATCCTCTTTGGTGATTTTCACATGCCAAGGAAAGTGTATCCGCAGGGTGAATGAGCGTGTTTCCCCTTTTGTAGTCCGTTCCTCTTCCTCCAGCATTTTTTTCACGAGAGACCTGTCCAGCAACGGATATCCATATTCCCTGTAATGTTTGATATGGCAGCAATACTCCGTTGCGTATTGCTTCAATTCTTCCGGTCTTATACCATAGTGCTCCCCATAGAAAAGCAGCACTTCCCTGCCTGTTACGATAACGGGCTTTCCGTCCGCTTCATGTTTAAATACCTGCCGTTCCATCTTTTCCCTGTCTGTCAGCAAGGCAAAACCGAAACATTCCGTAAGGGTGAAACTTTCCCTGCCGGGAACGGACAGCCCAATAAGCCTTTCCAATGTGTGGCAGTAAAAGAAAATACCGTCATCGGCCATACCGGTGTCCGGTGAAAGCATAATTCTTACATCCTTGACCTGACCGCTGTCCCTTTGGACAATCCGGCAATTCGCGTAATGTGGCTCACAAGCATTCTCTTTCTTGAACCTGTGGTATTTCTCCAAAATTTCGTTCCGGATTTCCTCCTTGTCGGTCAGGGCAACTCCCAATCCGCAGTTTTCGCACCACCCGTAATAAAAAGCTTCGTCCGTGAAGTGGTCGAACCCTTTTGTGTTGGGGTTTACCATTGCCTCACACCTGACATTGGCCGATCCGCATCTGCTGCACACTATATTATTTCCCATTGTTCTTCTGCTTTACGGGCGACTCACGGCCGCCCTTGTCATACAATTCGGTTGTTATTCTCTTAATTTATCTTTACCCGGTTCATCAGCTGTCCCGAAATTTCATGCAGTTCCCGGCAGCGTTCCGGCTGCTGTTCCCTTGCAAAGGCGGTGATTCCCTGTGTCAGTTTCCATAGCGTGGCCCCACCTGTAACTCCGTCGTCAGGATTGTTGTTCATCAGCAGTTTCTCGACCTCACGTCCTTCGTTTTTCAACAAGGCTCCTTTCTGCACCAGATTCTTCAGTTCCTTGTCGAAATCCACGTCTATCTCCGATGCTCCTTGAATTTCGATGGCCTTCTGCATGATGGTGTCTTTGCTGTACAGTCCTTTGGTCAGGTCGGAAACAGCCGATACGGTGGTCTGCGTGTCCAGTTCGTAGGTCTTTTGGGAGAGGGACAGGGATTCCGGCAGTCGGCCTCCAAGGTGTATCTGCCGCATGACGGACTCCCTGACCATCCCGTTCAGGCACGCCCCGTTGAGCAGGAACGACCGCATATCGACCGATCCGTTGCCATAGTCGGATGTGGAGAAGCGTGCTCCTGCGAAGATGATGACCGTTCCGTTCTTACGGGTGGGTATCTCTATCGGAGTGGGCAGGATTGTCTCACACCATACTTTCGTGTCGTTCATATAGGCATCGGACACGACCGCTCCCTGTCCTCCCGCCTCACGGATGAAAGCGGTCAGGATATCCACCGAGTTCAGCCGACGGTAGGAGTCCGACAATACGCCCCGGACTTCCATTCCTACCGCCCGTATCAGTACCCGTGTACGCTCGGTCCATCCCGAATGCTCGTTCAGGATGGTGGCGCACAACTGTTTCTGCCAAACATCCCCGGCGGAAAGCTCGCGCAGGTATTTGGCGGGAATGCCCATCTTCTCCGAAATCTGGCTTATGGCGTTGCCGTGCAGGTTGAAGTTCCCTTCGGGCATTGCCATCTGTACCCTTCCTTCCGCTTTGAAAGAGATAACGGGGCGTTCCTTGCTACGTTGGCTTACCCCGATGGGAGCGATGAAATCCTGCGCGATCCGTCCCTCACTGAGCAGACGGTTGATGGTGTCCATGACACCGCCTTGCCTGCCTTCTATCATCCGCTGTACCTTGTTAATGACTACCTGGTTGAGGCCCTGCTGTTTCTGTACCGATGCAGTTGCCGGCATTACTGTTGTTTCCATAATACTATGTTTTTAATGTTGATGAATCAGAATTTATTCTTAGAACTTGTCTTGGTTGTTTTAGCATGTCCCATGTATGTTTCTTCTGACAAACGGATATAATCCTCTTCGCTATATCCGGTCAGCCCGAACAGTTCATAATATCCGGGGAAAGTTTTTTTTCCCGCTTCCGGTATATGCATGCTGGTTCCCTTGTGGCAGCAGATGATATGCCGGACAAAGCGGTAACACTTGCAAAGATCAGCCACGACGGTATATTCGTTGTCCGTATGAGGTTCGTAATATCCACAGGAAAGATTGATGCAGGATACTTCCAGACCATTTCTTTTCAAAGCCGCCACATCTGTATTCAGTCCCTGTGCCGGCTTGTAGCCGTACTTCCGGACATCTATAGCTGAAATGAACTCGTTGGAGCAGAGCTTCATCCCATTGATTTGTGTTACCATATCTCCGTTCCCTTTCCGGTCACACTGAATCACGAACCGGCAATCGGAAAAGAAGGACATATCGGCATGGCTGCTGCCTATGCATCCCACCTCCTCCTGTACGAAGAAGGCGCATTTCACCGTCTTGCAATCCTCAAGGCATTTCAGGCAGATCCAGATGCCGTTCTTGTCATCCGCACCGATTCCGGTCATCCGTTTACGCTTGTGATCATAGCCGACAATCATCGAGTCCGCCACAAGATGGGCTGCATAAGAGCCTGTCTTGCGCCGGTGTACCTCGTCCATGTGCGCCACGACACAGGGGTAGCTTTCCCGGTTGCCTTTGACCGCATAGATGTTTCCGTACCTGTCTTGCCGGAAAGGAATCTCCATCCTTTTGAGTTCCTCTATGATGAATTTAGCCATCTTCCCCTCTCTGCCAGAGGGGGAAGAAATGCCGTAAAGAGCCATTAGTTTTTCCATGATAATGATATTTTAGGAAATGAACAATTTTTCGATTTGCAGGTATCGTCTGAATTCCGGTACGGGACGCCCTTTACGAAAGAGGAAAGACGGATATTTCTTTCCTTTATATTCCACTGATAATCCTTTCAGGACTTTCCCAAATACGGTAGATACATAGTACATATCCTGACAGTTCTTGCAGAATGCCGCATCCGGGAAGGTATGTATCTTCCCACATTTGGGACATACATATTTTTTCCTGTTTGCACACCCTTCCGTGCTCCGGCAGGTGGCTATGCTCGTGTCGCCCTCCGTATTTCTCAGTTCCAGGTTACCGTCCGTCAGATGGAGGCTGTAGAACGTGTCGAGGTAAGGCACCCCTTTCTTGTGCCACCTGCAGGCGGGCACTTTCACCGTCAAAGAAACCTGTATATTATCTCCGGCCGCCCATTCCTGCCCCTCAATGGGATTCAGTACGGTGAAATCCGTTGTATGTGTATAATCGTTGTATCTGCGTCGCAACAGGATGCCTGCCTCCTGCGCCTGCTTGCGGATCAGTTCGACGACGAATGCGTGTGAGGAATAGATACGATCCAGCAGGGAGGCGGCAATCGGTGTGTTTATTGATTTCCACAATGTTATCTCGTTCCATACAATGGCCCGTCCGACCACATTGCTGCTGTCATCCTTTGCCACGAGTATTTTGGCTCCTGCGAAATTGGCATAGAAATCCGCTGCATTACGGGCCTTGTCTTCATATCTCATACAGGAGTTGTGCAGGCTGGATTCGCTACCGTCAGATATGGGACTATAGTTGCTTTCCAGATAAGCCTCCATAAAATCGTTCATACTGTCATGCAGTCTGATTGTGACCTTGCTGTCCAGCGAGATGGCGCTGCAGAAATAGTTGATTTCATCGGGCTGGTACGGTCCCAGATTTTTGAACAGCTCGATAAACGTGGACGGTTCCAGATCTGTCCGGTTCTCCGGAAACCAGGGTGCCTGCGGATTGTTCCGGTCCGGGAAATTGGGATGGGCCAAGTCTTTGTTGCATGCCGTGAACACGATCCGGATTTTCTTGAACGTGCCGGTTTCCGTCCGTTTGCGTTTGGTGGAGAAAAAATTGTAGGACCCCCGTATGACTTCTTCCACCGGTACATTCTTTTTTACTTCCGAAAGGATATCTTTGGCTATTACACTTCCGTTTTCCGCCGCATGGGTCAGGCGGGATTTCAATTCGTTGCTAACATTCAGTTTCATAATCATTCGGTTTATTGTTTATAAATTCTGTTGTTTATATGGCAATTGTTTCTTGCCAGGCTGCATTTGGCGCAATTTCTCTTTCCGCTTTCTGAGCAGGTCAACGGACATGTTCCTGCTTGTCCGATATTCCTCCTCACTCATCCGGCGAATGGAGGGAATGCCCGTCTGGGTCAGCGTATGGTTTACCATCCAGCCGTCCATGAAGTTTTCGGGGCAGAGGCTGTCATGGTGGATGACCTCACCTATGCAGCCATGTACGAGCATGTTGCAAACGGTCATCAGGCAACAGGTACGGCTGACATCCTCTGCAACCAGATAATTACCCAGGTGGCGTACATGATATGCCAGCAGCAGCCTTCCGCTTCCGCATGTCGGGTCACAGATACGTTTTCCTATCGCTGTCTCCCCCGAATCGGTACATAAAACCATCAGGTCGCAGATATCCGGCGGAGTGAAGAACTGTCCGTTCACCTGCCGACCGCTTTTGGAGGATATTGCCATGAAGAGGTCACCGAACGCATCAAACCATCCGCCGGATTGCAATTCCCGCTGCATGAGCCGTATCCATCCGGTAAGCATTTCCATAAAATGCCTGTTCTGCTGCCGTTTGTATTTCCAGTCCATAAGGGGCGGTGCGCCGGGAGAGAACCCGTGAATGACATAACGCAGGAAATCGTTGAAAACGGATATCGGATCGTAGCCGTTCGAATAGGCGAAATCACAGACCATTTTCTCAAGCGGACGTATCGCCTGCGGTGTGTTGTATGGTGCCATATTACTCTGATTTTTTATAGATTGTTACTATATGTCTTTTATGGTCAGTCTGTATCCTGACGGGAGAAATGCCAAGGAAAGAGAGATGGGTGTCCGCTTTCAGCATGTTCCATTCCCATGTGGGAAGTTCCTTCCATTCCATACGGTATGCCCAGAGTATGAACAGACCGGGACGGAATCCGTTGAAAAGCTTTCCGTGCAGAATCCCGACCAGCCGTTCCAGTTCTTCCCGCGAGTAAAGGGTGAATGCCTCATTCCGATAGACAAAGGCATCAGCCGGTTCAATATCCGGCTGACACTCGATGAGGTATCTCGTCCATTCTTTTGTGGTGTACTTTCCGTACAGAGGATCGGGTTCCGTGTATTTCCATGCCCTGACGAATGTGTGGAAGAGGACGGCACCGTTCCTGTGCCTTCCGGTATGCCCCCACATCCGGAACTGTTTGCTGCGTATGCCATCGGGAATCAGCAATTCCGGATCGGTTGTAACCCAAGGGCCTCCTTCCGTATTGTAACCGGTACACTTTTCATTTTCATGGCAAAAAGGTGTTTGTGGGAGAAGGCAGATATGAACTTCCCGGTCATCGCCCCTTTCAATGTGTGCCTGCGGATAATAGTCACCGCCACGGGTGATATAAGTGACAACGTCTCCTGCAGTCGGTAAACCGACTCTTTCCCTGTCCTCCCGCATCCTTGAAATCAGCCGGTTCACCTTCTCCACATCACATTCCTTTATGGAGCAGGCACACCCTTCATGCCTGTTGAGCAGAGTCAGACTTTCCAGGTCATAAAAATTACCGTACTTCATATTGAGATCGTTTTTGTTGATACAATTTGACCTGACGAGTAACCATGTCGCAGAACTTCTGTCCGTTCTTCTTCTCGCTTCTGAAATAGGCAATCATGTCCCAGAGATTCCGATTGAAGTAGCCGGTCCATTTTTCGTAATAGTGACTTCCATAGACCTTTCCGAACGTTTCCTCGAAAAGTGCAGGAGTCAGCCCTTCATCCCCGTGGTGGTTGTATTGCCACAGGGAGACAAGCAGCAGCTGGTTATAATCCAGTGTTTCCATATCTGTTCTTTTTTAAGTAAAACATCGGCCTACATGGGTAGGCATTTTTATTTCTTGATGTCTTTCCAGTCTGTTTTCCGGGGATTGCGGCAAGGCTTGGCGAAAGAAAATACCGCAGCGAAGCGAGGATGATTTTCTTTCAGCCAACCCAGCCCCTGAAAGGGGCCGCCTTGCACAATCAGCCCGGAAAACGGCTATCTTTACAGCAAGAAATGAAAAAGCAGACCTCGGATTCTCTGTTCTGAAGTCTGCTTTTCGGTCATTGTCAAGTTTCATGTTTTTCAGGTATGTATCTGCCATCCGTGGAACGGCTGCAATGTTACGGCAAATGATTTGTCCGGTATTCCGTGATAGAGCAGACCTCCTATGATACCTATTCTTCCATCAGCATAATGCTGGGTAAAGCCGAACGAGTATGGGGCATGGTCATAGTAGAGTGAAATCTCACTGGGATAGTCAGGATTCCCTTCCCAACTCTTCAACCGTTCCAAGCACTTTTGAAGTGAGGTGTCACCAATGGATTCGGCATAGCGCTTTACGTTCTCGAAATGTTCTTCATTCAGGATTTTCATAACTTTGGTGTTTTATCTGTTAAACAATGAAAAAGCGAACTCCGGCTTTTCAGCACTGGAGTCCGCTTTTCGGTCATACTTGAATTCCATGTCGTCAAATAAAGGGTAAGTCGGTATCTTCCAGCATGGGCGCGAGCATCCGGCACATTTCGTAAGACGCTTGATTTCGGCTGTCAATCCGGCACGACTCACGTTTTGCCATGGCGATGATACATACCTTTATTGTTTTGAAAAATGTCTGTTCCAAGGTCTTATGGAAAAACGGGAGTGTCTCTGCAAAACGTTCGGGACTGAATCCCGTATCATTCAGTGCCTGTTCCAGTGCCTTTGCCGCCTTATACTCCCGGCTTTGTTCCAACCGTTCCGGTAAACCTCCGGACTGCGCTATATGGAGCTGGCGTTCCAGTTCGGTAACGGCTGCCGAGAGCAACAGCTTGATGGCATCCGGATTTCCGATGCCGAATTTCCGGTTGTCGGTTGTGTGAAATTCGATCAGGTTTACAGAGCCGTTCTCCTGAAGATTTCTGTAGTGCGTCAGGTTCTCACCCAGCATCTTTGTTCTTTGATTATCCATAGTTTTATTCATTTTCAAGATGTGTAAAAGACTCGTCTGTTTTCAGTCAATCCAAAACGTGCCGCAATGCGGACATTTGGTACCGCATGGGAAGCTGTTTATATAATAGGTATCTCTGTGGCGTTTATGGTTCATGTCTCCAAAAGTACATCCGCCTTCCCGAAACCTTTTTTCATAAAGAGCTTCCTGCTTCTGATATTCATTTATGTGACTCTTCTGCAAAGTGACTTCCAGAGACATCATTCCGGTTTCCCAACGGGTGGAATCACACCAGCTGTTCAACAACCCGCAAATTTCATTCGCATAGGAATAATGTACCTGAGAATCCACAAAAAGATTGTCCCTGTAAAACGGAAGGGTGATGTCAGTCTGAAGACTTACATGATACCCCGCACCATTCCGGCTGTCTACAATAGCAACAATGACACCTCCATAGAATCGGATGCGCTTGAAATCATGTGAAGTATCTCCCGTAATCAGTCTGGAGAATATGGCATTGAAATAGATGCGGAGTTCGCCACCGTACGGAGCATTGAACAGAAGTTCATGGAGTTCATCGGTAAACAGCCCTTCCTTCAGTTGAAGCGCCCGTCTGATTTTATGAAGAGAGACCGTTTCGGATTCTCCGCGCCCACAGCCCCCATACACATAGCCCTCGATTTCGACTCCAAGGGAGTAGAACATATTGGTTACAGCGGAATTGTCTATCAGTTCTTCTGCCGGATCGGTATTGTTCCGTTCGTAAAGCAGGTCTTTTATCTTCTCCTCATGTCGGATATATTCGGCGGATTTCCCGTCCGCTTCCATCTCATTCCGTATCTCCGAGAGATACCCTTGCAGGTTGCCATGTTCCTGATCGGCATACCACTCCAGGATTTGTTCTTCCAACGGACTGAGACTGTTCCGACGGATGCACTGCTCCTGCAAATCATCATGGCTGTCCAAATTCTCCCGGTAGTCCACGTAATAGAGGCTGACCGAATGAGGAACATAGTCCGTCCAGGATTGTTTTTCCTTCTTCATACCGCTTCCTCCTCTGTCTTTAATGTTGTCACATCATCCACTCCGTTGACGGGCGGCAAACAATCTATGATATATGACAGATGTCCGGCAAAGGCTTCATCCGGCCGGAAGTTTACCTCATTCCCGTATTCATTCTCCACACCATAGAGGCGCAAGTTGCCGTTCTCAATGGTAACCCTGCAAATCAGCACATCAGCCGGAGCCAGTTGTACGCTGCCTGTATTGACAGCAATGACGGGGCATTCCCCATCATTGCTGTTCCATTCATAGGAAGCTCCATGCAGTTCTATGGCTGCATACAATTCCCTGTATTCCATTTCTTTGATAGCCCTTATCCGGGCGTAAAAGTCTGTATGGTTCATATTGCGTTTTTTTTGTTGGATTTCTGATACATGTGCAGGATGGAAACCCTGCCGGGAACCCATCCTGCATACTGATTCAAGCCTGCACTTCCTTCTTTTCCATTCTGATACTCCGCAGCTTGTACAGCAGGTAATGGAACAGTTCCAGGTCGTAGATGCGGTAAAAGAACTTTTCCCCTGTTTCTTTGACCGTTCCGGCGAAAGACACAGACTCTCGGTTGGTGGGATATTGCAGAAAATCCCCGTTTGCTGACAGGGTATGTCTGTTTTGCACCACTCTTTCCAGGAATCTGCCCATATCGTCGTTTCCCTCATAGCCGGAGAAGTAGAGGAAATGATGGCGGCGCAAGCTTTGGAGAACCCTGGCTGTTTCCTGTCTTGCATCCTTGCCGGAGGATTCGTCCGTACCTTTCACCAGGTTGCAGATGAATTTCTTCTCTCCATTTTTGTCAAGAAACAGATATGGGACTATAACTGTGAAACTATGCCGTGTATGGTCAAATATTCCCATTGGTTTTTCTTTGAGGATGCCGCCTTTGAATGTGACCTTCCGGTAATGTCTGTCCATTTGCTGTTCCAAATCCTTTCTTGGTGTGTTCACGGAACGCAGCCCCGTAAAATACCGTCCGTCTGTCCGGAAGCAGAACCGGTGAATGCCGGCATGATACGGCTCGCTCATGAAAAAGAAATTCCGGGTGTGCCGGATGGGTGGCTGGGTGTCCATATAGTCAAAATAGTCCTCTTCCGTAATTTCACAGAACGGGGCGCAGAGAGACTGCAGGTGGATCTGCATTTTTTTGCAGATGGCATTCCCGGGCACGGCAATGAGGCTGGGGTTATTTTCCCTTTCCCTCAATTCTTCCAGTGTTTCGTGACCATAATCACTATGTATCCCATCAGACATGACGGTCACGCAACTTCCGTCAAAGCAACGTGAATCAATGATGAATCTCAAATTGTCGTTTTTCATGGCTCAGATGTTTTGAAGGTCCAACAATCTTTTTGCGGCACCGAGGGCATTGGAGGTAAGCTGCCGTTGCCATGCCTTGTTTTTGGGTGACCAGCGGAATCCGGAGGATTTCAGTTCCTTTCGTCTGCTGTCTTCGGGAATCCTGTCAAACAGGATCTGAAGGCGGTCTTCCCCATAGTTCCATACAAGTGTCCCGCCCTCGAACGGCACTTCCTTGTTTTCCCGGCTTTGCATCGCTTTCAGCTTTTCGCGCATCCGTTCCGCCAGTTCCGGCAATTGGAAGAATTTGTTTCTCGGTGTGATTACGGGTTTCTTCACCCTTGCGTTATATTCGGAAATGAAGTCCACGGCCCTACGGACGATTTCCACTTCCCCGTGATTGGCCAGGGTGGATACCTTGTTCAGGATGCTGCTGACAAACAGGGCACGGCTATAGCCCCGGCATTGTCCGGTATCAATCCCATGGATGGTGTCGGCACTGCTCTTGATGTCGCGTTTGAGCGTCTGCCATGCCTTTTCCTGTTTCTCTTCCTCCGGTCGTGCGGCTTCCTTTTTCCGTCTGACGGTTTCAAGAACTTTTTTCCGCCAATTGCGGAATTCTTCGTAACGGTTCTGATAGCTTCTGTTCGCTTTTTCCTGCCTGTAGTAATCAAATCCGCTCCGTCCCGTCACCATCGGGTTGGCACAGCGGGAGAGGACCGAGAGCTGGGCGGACAACTTCTGCCGGTAGGCGGCGATGTATGTATCCCGTTCCTCTTCCGGCATGAGTTGCAGGTCGTTGTGCAGCTCCTCTCCGTAGATCATGATGTCCGTCTCGCCGCGAATCTCCGGATTGAAGGAACTCCAGGCGTATGCGTCGCAAGCCTGTTTCCACATATCATCCAAATAGGCAGGATGTTTGAATGCTACGGCTTGCCAGTCTTTGAAATCCCTGGAATGCAATTCATTCCGTTCTTCCGGATTCCCATACAGGTGTGTGTAATTGGACATTCCATGATGCTCCTTTCTGAAAAGGAACGGTACGGGGGGATAGTCCGTACCTTTTTTCCGGATCATCGTGACCCTGTGTGCATTCTCTATGGTTAGGTCTGCTACTTGTTCCTCGCAGATCTTTGCTGTTGTTTCATTCATAATCATTACTTTTTTAAATGTCAGCCGTAAATCATTTCTTCCAGTTCATCGTCCGTCAACAGGCGGATCTCTTCGTCCGAACAATAGTAAGCGATTTCTTCGTCCAAATCGAATGCTGCCGGATCAAGGCTTCTGATGCCATCCAGCAGTTCCTGTTCCAGTCTTTCTACGGAAACCAGATAGTTTCCATCTTTGCCTTGCACTTCCCGTGCAGGATAGCTCATTTCCCGATAAACCAACATCGTCATTTCCGGATTGGCTTCCTGCTGTCCTTTGCTTGTCGTCTTTCTGTTCATACCTTTATTTTTTTAAGTTTGACATGATCGGCTCCATGGAGCCGGATTTTCGTTTTCTTACTTGCCGGGCTGTCCTTTGTCGGGGATTGAGCAAGGCTTGGCAAAAGAAAATACCGCAGCGAAGCGAGGATGATTTTCTTTTAGCCAACCAGCCCCTGAAAGGGGCCGCCTTGCGCAATCAACCCGACAAATGGCTATATTTGCAGGTAAGAAATTGAAAGGACGGCAGGATATTGTGAATTATAGATTACAAAAAAAGCCATCCCTAGGGGGACGGCTTAATGACTGAATTTATATACTTATTGTGCAAGACGCTCCTTCACGCTGTTCATTGCTTCTTTCAGGCTGCTGTTCATGACCCGTGCATAATGCTGTGTCATACGTGTGGAGGCATGGCCGAGCATGACGGAAACATCTTGAAGAGGCACATTGTTGGCAAGCGTGACCGTAGTCCCGAAAGTGTGACGGGCAACGTGCGTGGTCAGATTCTTCTTAATGCTGCAGAAATCGGCTATTTCCTTGAGATAGCTGTTCATCTTCTGGTTGCACATGACGGGCAAACAGCATCCTTTCTTAATGCAGGTCGGATGTTCCTTGTATTTCTCCAATATGGCCAGGGGTACGGGCAGCAATGGAATATTGCTGATGGAAGAGGCCTTCCTACGGTGTTCCAATTTGACCCTTCCTTTTCTTATCCACCAGTCTCCGAGATTGTCCTGTACCAGATTCTCTTTGTTCAGACTGGCAACATCGGAGAATGCCAGACCGGTGAAGCACGCAAAGACAAAGACATCCCTGACCAGTTCAAGCCGTGGAATGGTGAATTTCTTTTTCATTACGGTCTGCAACTCGTCGTAGGTCAGGAATACCGGATCGGTCTCGTCCTGCTCCATCTTGTAACCGTAAAAGGGATTCTTGCGCATCCATTCCTTTGCCAATGCCATATTGGTAAATTTCTTGAAGCATTTCATATAACGGACTATCGTGTTCCGGCACAGTCCCGCCTCCGTTTTCAGGTAAATGTCAAACGCACGGATGAACTCCGGTGTCAGCTCATGGAAAGTGACATCCTCCTTTCCATAATAAGAGGGGATGAGCAGCTGTAATTTCTTCACCACGTTCTTATACCGGTTGATCGTGACGGGAGAGTAGTCTATACCCGCCAATGTTTCCATTTCCTTGATGCCTTCCCTCATGGTGCCGAGCAGTGTACGCATTTCGGTGTCTTTCCCGAAAACACGTTTAAGAATCAGTTTTGGGGTAATCAGGGCCTGTTCCAATACCAGTTCCTTGTGTTTTTCCAAGGCGCGTGCGTGCAGTTCGGCAATATAGGCGTTCAGTGCCACTGATGCCCTGTCCCTGCCTTTACTGCATCCTTTGGCGGCGTTCCATAAGTTCAGGGGTACGCTTCTTTGGATACGTACATCGTCATAGTCTCCATTGATGGTTATCCGCATCAATACCGGTGCCTCACCGTTTTTCAACAATTTCGTTTTAAGCACGAAAAACAGAATGTTCATTGTTCCTTGTTTCATCACTTTTGTTTTTTGAGGTGTTACATTCAATTGTTTCGTCAAAACCGGATGGCATGAGGACGTGGAGCGAAATGTTAAATTCGGTGGCTTTTTTGAGGGACTTGTGGAAAAGCCATAAAAATCCCATTTTTCTCAGGTTCGAATTGCCTTTTGTATCCCGGGTTCGATTCCTTTTTTTTATCCTGATGGGAAATACCGAATTTTTAAATTTCTTTCACTTTTTCGACTTCATCCGGTCATGTGTGCAAAATTACTTTTTCACACCGGAGATTGGAATTGTCAAACAGCTGAAAAACAATGAAGTATGGTGCATATTTATGGCTTTTTCAAAAGCCTTAAAAAAAGCCACTGAATTGGCAAAATCCAACTTCACAAATATGTAGCGGAATGCGTAGTGAGGGTAAAAAAAGAACCCTTGAACTATCTCTAATTCAAGGGTTTTCATGTGTGAAAAGCATTTATGTACTTTCTTTGGTGGTGCCACCAGGCAACCACGTTTAATTCTCTTATCTTGTTGATATACAGAATCATATAGAAAGTGAGATACGTTGGATGTACACTTTCAGTACATCGTTCCGATTGCAACCTCAGTTTATCTGACTGCAAAGGTATAACATATTTCCGAACCTACAAAATCTTTTCAATGTGTTTTTAATGAACACATTACACAAATAATATGAGAAAATTCAACCTAACAGGAAATTTTCAGAAAGTGTACTGTACATGGCAATATACATATCTGTCATTTATTCAGATAATTATGCCAAATTTATATACCACTTGAAAACTTATATACCACCGAAACTGGTGGTATAATAAAAACGAATCCCAACCATCACGGTTGGGATTCGCACCTTGTCGGGGTTGTTCCGGGCGGTCGCACTATATCTGCCACGGATTTTTGTATGGGTCATAGTCGCGCTGGAATGTAGCCATCGCAATCTCACTGACCGGTTTCTTCTCCTCGTCCAGCTTCCGTTGAATCTGAGGATTGATTTTGCATCGGTTGGCATCATGCAGCCACTGCATAGTCGCCTCGTAATCCGTTATACGAGCCGTGCTGACGTTGTTTGGCGATATGAGCTTGTGTAGTTCGTACAACGCAATCTTAATCATGTGTTTCTTGATATTGGGGTTGCGAGGGTCGTGATAACGGAAGTTATACCCTTCTTTAAGCGTGTCAGCAGTCGGCAGCATGGTAGGAATCCAAACTTTGCTGTCAAATACCACATACTCGGTGTCCTTGAACTCGTAGGCATATTCCGGGTCGTATTCCCCGATGAGCCCCCAGTTGTCGGATTCCATAGGGTTTACGGTCAGGTCTATCTCGTCCGTGTTGAGAAGCGCGAAGAACTGACCATCCCATTCGACAATGGCCCACGGTTCATATTCCACGTTAGGCTCCCAGGGAGAAGTCTCGGCCTGTTCCCATGCGTTGATGCCGGGTATGCGAATGTCCGCATAATCAAAACCATTGTGCTCTAAGCACTCGTAAATCGAACCTGAGAAATACACGAGGTCGCCGGGATGGTAATTGAGGAGCTGAGAGTAGGCCATTATTGTCTCTCTGTCTATTTTATCCACATCCTCACACTCGCGCCAATACTCCACGGTGGCCGGTGCCTTGATGCCGTTGATGGAGCGCATAGCCTCTACAATCTTACCCTCGTGATAGAAATGTACGCCTACAGGATAAGTAATCCTGGGGTTGTAATCCCTCAAATTCTTGCCCACCTCCAGTGCCTTCTCCACTTCATAGTTATCGGTAAGATATTCCACGATGGAGGCTTCTGCGGCTTCCTCTGCCTGGTTTACACGTATCTGCTGGCCCCGGATGAGCTGGTTGAATAACTCGTCCGAAATCTGGCTCATGTAATCTTCGTTATTGAGAAATCTCTGATACATAATCAATGCGTTTAATATTCAAAGGAACCGTAGATTGGCGTGCCGGTGAAAGTGACAATTCCTGAGCTTCCTGTGGCATTGAACTTCTTCCAGGGTTCATTTAAGAATAGTACCAAAAGATAGTCAAGGGTGTCAGAAAGGTGGCCGTATCTCTCATATTTTATTCCAAGTTTGGAATCCATGATTTTAGCCTTGGATTTTGAACCGTCCATTTCCTTGCGCTGGTTAATCAAATCTTCAATCAATTTACGACATTTGAGGTCAATTTGGATTTTCCAGCCATCGAAGCCTTCAAAGATATTGTTGACAAATTCCAGACGCGTGATTTGTGAGGGCTGCTTACTGAGAAGTTTCTTTCTGGCCCGGAGTTGCGGACTTTTGAGAACTGAAAGCAGGATGGTGTAATTATTAACGCCATCCTCCGTCGCCGTAGATCTTGACAATCCAGCCGGGTCTCCTGTGATGACCACACCACCGGTATGCCCCATTGCCAGCAACTTGCTTTTTATCTTTTCTGCAAATTTGGGAGTATTGTTCTCTTTATTTTCCGGTTTCCCAAGAATCTCCTCCAAAATATACACAACCTTGTTCTCATAGTCAATCTGAGCCATCAGACAACTCATATAAGGAGCTACGTTAAAGTCAAAACTAAGAATCAATGGCCTCAGAGGGTCGTATTGGGAATCTCTCAGTCCTTCAACCAAATGTTTGGCGCCGTCAAATTTCCAATAACAAGCAGCGTCATTTACGTCCACATACAGCCAGTTACCGAAAAGCAGTCGCTCTCGTACACTTGGGTCTGATATTTTGTAAAGCGAGGACACATAGGCGTTTACAAAGTTTTTGTCCGGGTTGTCATATACGCTAAACGGAATATACATCTCGTTAGGCCGGCAGACAACCGGCTCCGAATTTTCGTCAAGTACAAAACGGTCGCGCACCCACCCTAAGCATGGGTTGGTTGACATGAACAGCTTCGGAACTTTTGTGGTTTCGGCCACCTTCCAACGAAGACGAGAGAAAAGCACATCAACACCTCTTTGATCAACCTCTCCGACCTCATCAATGAATCCTCCGGAGAACTCACTGGAACCGAAACGGAGGTAGTCCGGGTCGCTGGGGCTGTATGCCATTTCCTTCATAATGATTTTGGAGCCGTTCCAAAATATCATTTCTCCGGAAAGGTTGTTGATTTTGAAATGCACCTGTTCTTCCAGCCCCCAAGACTTTGCTACGCTCTGAATGGTATTCCATGTAGATTCACGTAGGCTTTTGAGTGTCTTACGGGCGACGACCATACGCATATCCGGCCATCTCAGGCAACTGGAAATGAGCCAGCAACTTCCAAGATACGACTTTCCACCACCGGCGGCTCCACCCCCAAGAATTATCTGGGGAATGTTGTCGTTGCCGCAATGCTCACACACAGATGTATATGTGGGGTTGCCGTTACGGTCAACTCCATTCTGCACCTGTACTACATTGCCGCCACATAAGGGACACTCCGGCTGAAGGTTCTTCCAGACTTCATACTGTCTTGCCGAAGGCGCAAAATCAATCTTCAGATTGCTGGGTGCTTTCAGTCCTGGAATCATTCTTCTGGTAGATGAAAGGTGACACTAATTCATTGTATTTCTTCTGATCTATATAGAAACGGCGTTTGTGGATTCCATCATTCCAAACAGTGAGATAACCGGCCTGTACCAGTTCCATTAAAAGATTACGACATGTGCCATAATTGCATTGGCCGTATTTCTCTGCGATTTTATAATAGGTGTCATTGGTCCATAGTTTGTATTGGTTTCTGAACCAAATCAGGAACCCGATAGCTTTTCCACGGGTCGTGTTGTCAATTTCTTTCTTCATAAACAATTATCATTTATAAAGAATAGGCATAGACAATCTTCAAGGAGTTAAAAATTATCGTTTATAAATGGAGCGCACCTGATTCTCATCAGATGCGCTCCGGGGTGTTATGGATATAAAGGAATCAAGAAAAATTATGCAGTAGCCTGAGCAGCCGCGTAGATTTTTTCTACAGTGTCCCAAAGATAGTCTGGGGCTGGAGTGTCGGAGAGTTTTTCACATGCACTCTTCAAGTAAGCCAACTCTTGTTCCGTGAAATCCACCACATGAGGGTTTTCACGATCTGCGTTGATGTCCCATGTGGTACGCTTGTTTTCGGCGTCCTCTTTGATGTTATACTTTTCAACATCTTCTTTGTTGATGCCAACCTTCTTGATGATAGAGCGCTTTAGGTTGTAGTCCATGAAGGAGTTCTCTGCCGGAAGAATAGAAGGGATGGCGATTCTGTCAATAATATGCAATTCCATATCTTATATATATTAAAGTGATTTTACATAATTGTCAACGCCTTTTACGTGAAGATCCACGATAGCGTTATGACCTTCTGCCGACAGGAGGAAATCGACATCAGTCTTGTTGTCCTGAAACATCGATTCTGTAAGTACCGCTGCACATTTTGTACCGGTCAGAACTGCGAATCTTGCCTCGTAATCAGGGTCGCCATCACTCCAGTCTGCACGAATGGGAACTTGGCGTTTATCGTATGCCCCCTGTGCTTTAAGCGTCGAGAAACGCTGGATATAGGGCTTGAGTGAATCTTGTGCAGCGTTCCAGATAGATGTTGCCAGTATATCGGATTTGGTTTGTCCAGGTGAAGTGTAGATACACCATCCACCGGCAGTTTTCCATTTGCCATCGGAACCGGCTGCGTTGCAATGTACTGAAATCATAATCACATTATCTTTGCCATATTGGTTACAAATGGCATTAACACGCCTACATCTTTCAGTCAATGACACGTCGGTATCTTCAGGTACCAGAATACGAGCATCATACCCCATAGCTTTGCGCTTGGCTACAATATCGCGCACCAGTTCTCGTGCTTTCCTATATTCACGCAAACTCTGATCTGGGGCACACTTGCCAAGAGTATCAACCCCATGCCCATTATCATACAACTCGATAATTTTTTTCATGTGCTTGAAATTCGTTTATTAAGAATAGCCTTTAAGAATTATGTTTGGGTGAGATTTACCAAGAAAAAAGATTATAGCTTACTCCAAGCCCAATATAAGGTTCGATTTTGCTGGGCGTAACTCCTATGCCGACTTGTACACCCAGCCCCCAACGCTTCTGTCTATATCTAATCTCTGTATTAGTGATAGTCATTACCGGTTGAAATACCCTAATGCTATCTAAAGCCGGTTCATATCCGCTTACCCAAGCCTCATAAGTGGAATCGCTATAATGTTTTTGGGTAATCGGTAAAACGACAGATACACTGTCAGAAGAAAGCGTGTCAGCATGAGGTGCTTTGATGGTGTCGTACACTGGTACCTTAACAGTCTTGTATCGAATTATAAGACTGTCTCTTGGTACAGGTACGTCAATGAACACCGGTATTGTGTCATACTTGACTTTAGTTTCTGACTTTGAATTTGTTACTGTACGGTCTCTTTGGCAACCGTGATAAATCAAAGCGGTGCCCAAAACTACTGCTAAGGTAGTTAGGCAACCGCTCAAAAACGAGTTAATTTTCATATACCTATCGAATTATAGGGGATGTACCATTCTCGCTCCCCAAGATACTGACCAGGAAGATTCACCCAGCATCCACGGATATTGCCGGAAATATCGTTCACCTCAACAATTGTCGCAGTCAATCCTACAAGAGGCTCCAGTTTCATCTCTGTCAAAGCACAAGATGGAAGAATAATGATTTTATCCCCAAGTTTCATACTAATCAACAGTTAGATTATCTAATTTCAGGCAAAAGATACTGGATGTTCTTGGCCGCTTCGTGCATTATCTCTCGTGCCTCTTCTTCTGGCACATCAATTGGGTGTGTAAATTCACAGAAGATACTTCCAATCCAATCATAGCGATTGTCATTGAGGCGTTTAACAATGGCTGCTTGGCAACCGTAGCTGGAGAGAATAGACTGAGCGCATTTGTCGTTTACCTCTTTGTCAATGTCCGTGATATACATGAATAGATTCTTCACCAAATCGCTACTGAATTTTGCGACTTCTGATATATGCAAGTCCTGAACATGAGGCTTCATAGGCTCAATGCCTTTTCTCTTGACCTCATAATATATTGATAGCAGACTTTCGTTTCCAAGAGGATGCGGCTGGACGATGTACACTCTGTCGGCGTTCAGTTCGTGAAGCACGGTCCACAATTCACCAAAAACGATTGATGAATTGTCGGCACGTCTATGGCTTCTTTCTTCTTCGTCTTTCTTGAATTTCTCAATCTTTAAGTCCGTCAGTTTGTTTTTACTGTACTGATTATAAGCGAACCATGCCGCGATAATTGTGCCTATTGCACTAATAATTGAAGGTATGTATTCCACCATAGTTATTGTTGTTTTGTTTCAGATTGCTCTGGCATGATTACGTTGAAAGTGATGCCACCTTCTCCAGCACCATCGATATTGATTTTGCTAACATGAGCTTCTTTGACAGGGTACAAATCCATCAATGCTTTGGAGGCATTGACCGCTACGCTACGAAGGGCGGCTGGGGATTGCAATGTACCTTTTCGGTCTCTATATTCAGCACTTGCACATTCTTTGATGATGCTTACAAGGTTTTCACGCAAGAATGTTTTCATATATTTAGCCTCTTCATACGGAAGCTCGTCAAGAGACTTCAAGTATTCTTGAATCTCAGGACGAGCTAACATACGAATGGCAAGACCTTTTGCACGATGCGTTCTATCGCCAAATACTTCCTGATAGCACTTTGCCGCATTACCACCATAAGGTGCTTCTCCATTTGCATAGAGGTCACAGAAAAGTATCTCTTGGTCTGTAAGGGTATTTTTATTTTCCATGTTTACGCTAATTCGTTAATGCTGGGCTATCGTTACGATAACCCATACTCATTAACGAATAGTCGTTTTCTACTCTGCCGGTTTATTCCCTTCCAGCAATTTTTCCATGATGGTGTCTCTGAACAACTGCGAGATACCGCTACAAGCTGCTTCAACATCTTCTATAGACTTCAAATACTGCATATTGAAGTTAATCTGAAGGTCATAACCGGAGATATGAACAAGTACTTGTTTGGTATCTGCATTTATGACTTCACGAATAATGCGGTCGGAATTAACTTTGAACTGTACTACGGGTTCATCAACGTGGGAATATGTCCCTTCTTGTTTCTGTTCTGACATAATTTATTATATTTTGAAGTGTTTGCGTGATTTTTCGGCCTTTGAAATTGCAAGTTCTTCACCTTCGTATTCGCCGCCTATACTTCTCATACGCTGAGTGAGAACAGCGGCGACATTGGTAGTAGCCGAAACATCTGCATCTGCATCATGGGCATCATCCAACTCAATTCCCAGATTTTCACACATGATTTCCAATTTGTATGAGTTGACATTAGGTAAATGGCATAGCGCAAGCTGCCCAAGTACAATTGTATCTACATAGAGCGGATGCCAGTTCCCGTAGAAATCCTCGTCTCCCCGGAGAACCTTTTTCAGTTCATTCATAAGGCCAGCGTACTCGAACATTTGGCAAAGGAACCCCTCGTCAAATGCGATATGCTGTCCTATCAAAAATGGTTTCATGTTTTTAGGACACTTAGGCGTATTGTCTATCATAAACTGAAGGACCTCCTGTGCCACTATTTCAATGGGTTTGCCATAGGACTCCAGCATATCCATAGTGATAGCTGAATATTCCAACGCCCTTGCCTCATAGTCCATTGACACCGCATCATCGTTGTCATATTTTGACTTCAATGTTTTGCGTTTTTTAGTGGCGCCAGCTATTTCCTTACGGTTATAAGGGGCAATGTAGCTTTGATATGTGCCAATCTTTTCAAAAGTATCGAGTCGAGTGGCATGTACCGCTATCTGAGTACAAGCCGATGTCTGACATTTCAAACCGCCGGTCTCAAAGTCCAGGGTAAACGCTACCAATACCGGGGATTCTTCTTTAGGTGCTGCCATATTATTGATGTTTTTGAATTATACACTGTGCTGTTAAATAAAGAGTGGCGCGAAAATTCTCAATCGAGCCATTGTTATTGATGACATAATCATATAGTTCATCTGGGATGTTGATACGGTCATTGTCTCGCGCTTTACGCTTATCGTCAATGTCTTTCAAATTATCTCGCTTAATCTTGATTGTCACCAGAGAGAATGGGAAAGGAGTAGATTCTTTACTCTGTAAATTTATGAGCCCCTTTTCATCAATTACATACACACTGGGAAAGAGCGTAAGGAATTGATCCCACTCTGTCCAGTATTCATAACCTCCGAAATTTGTGTAAGCACACATTCGACTTTGAGGAGGTGCTTGGTCAGGTTTAACAAACCAATGGTCTTTTCCATTTACCTCTCCTTTACGCATAGGGCGTGTCGTATAAGACACAATAGCAGTCCATCCCAACTGTTGTTGGAGAATCATGGAAGCGGTTGTTTTACCACTTCCAGATGCTCCTACAATACAAATAATCAACGGTTTCATATTATCTCAATAAAATTGTTACGAGTGAGTTGGAGATTATTATGGCCAACGTAGTCACTGTATTTCACGGTAGCCATACAGATTATCAATTTGTTCTTGGCGCCAATGAGTAAGGCACGAGCATTACGATACTCTTCAGGCCATATCACCAATTCTGCCATATCGTTATTCTGCTGAAGGGTGACTTTGCAGAACACCTCTTGCTCCCCAGTTTTCTTACTGGTGAACTTCTTTTCCTCCATTTCTACTATGGTAGCGGCAATAGCAGCCTTTCTACCATCTTTATCCTCACTCAAGGAGTCTTTAAGCGTAATGTATGCTGCTCGACCACGAATCTGTTCTTTAATCGCGCTGTTGTCGTAGATTCGTTTATAATCAATGGCTCCGAGACCGGACACTTTAATTTGTTGCTGAGACCAGAAATAGTGCTTGTTGCGTAAGTCATCCGGGAAATCTTTTTGTTTGATTTCAAACCCAAGGGTTTCCGCAGCCTTCTCCACAATTGCATATCTTTCAACTACCGACAGTGCGTTTTCTATCTTGTCAAAGCATCCAGCAAGGATAAGGTTGAGGACATGACGGGCATTGACCGGACATCGTTGCACCTCATCTTCATTGTCTGGATCATCCCAGTATTGATATTTTTTGAGCTTATACTTGAATATGCGCTCAATGAAGTTGTTAATACTGGTAAACTCACCATTTTTGTTGCGCTCGTTGATAATCCAATCAACCGCTTTTGTGCCGACCATTTTAATACGAGAAAGCGACCAGAATATCTGATTGGTTTCATAGTCCGTATAGAAACTCATCGCACTCTTGTTGATGTCCGGTGACACTACCTTAGCGTTGCTGCAAGCCTCCATTTCGGACATGATAGGTATAAGTTCTTTGTCATCAGCCCATTCCAGTGCGACCGTATAAAACGCTGTTGGATATTGTGCTTTCAGAAAAGCACCGATATATGAGGTAACAGCATAGGCAGTTGCGTGGGATTTATTAAAGAGATAAGAACCGCACGCTTCAATCTGTTGCCAAATAGCAATGGCATCTTCTATCGGACAACCGTTCTCTTTTGCTCCTTTCAAGAATTTCTCACGCATGGCTTGAATCTTCTCAGTCTTTTTCTTTGAGATAAACTTTACGAGTTTTACACCTTCACCTAACGAGAAGCCGCCAACTTCACGAGCAATCTGGGCAACTTGTTCCTGGTAAGTAATTAACCCGAATGTGTCATTCAGGGCGTTATAAGTACCCCAAAGATACGTTGGCGCCACCAGTCCTTTTTTTCTGTCAACATAAGCCTCTGTTGAACCGTTTTCCAATGTTGCCGGACGAAACAGGGCGTTGGCCGCAATTAAATCGTGAATACAAGTGGGTTGCATCTCAACCAAAAATTTCGTCATGCCTCGTGATGAAAGCTGGAATACATTCTGCGTGCAACCTTGGCGTAACAATTCGTATGCACGTTCATTAGCCAAGTCACTTTCCACTACCCCCTCCATTGTAAGGCCGGCACCATAATGCTCATTGATTAGATCAAAAGTCTGGTGAAGTTTGGAAAGCTCCTTAGTTGCCAGACAATCGTTTTTGAGCAAGCCCAGTTCATCGAGGTCGTAACCGCTATTCTCACTTACAAGGATGTCGTCAACCTTTTTAATAGGCACAAAGTCAAAACACTCCACATCTTCGCCGTCCATATCGTCCGGAGTTACAAGTAATGCTGAAGCATGGACCGAACTGGAGCGAGGTTGAAACATGAGAGTGCGTATGTCTTCAAATAGTTGCGGATAGTCATGGATAAATTTGGCAATCTTTCGGTTAGAAGCCGCAAGTTTGAAGATTTCTGTATAATCGGCACCATCATCCTCTATAATAGCCGTTAGATAATTTACCAAAGAGGGGCTGATGCGCATTGTACGAGCCACATCCTTAATAACCGCCTTGGCTTTTAGAGTGGTAAATGTACCGGCAGAAAACACGCGCTGCTTACCATCGTGATTGTAACGGCGTTCTATGTATTCCTTAACTTCTTGACGCTTGTCTGACTGGAAATCGTTGTCCACGTCAGGAAGTGATCCGTGCTCTGTTTTTACATAGCCGGAGTCAACGAAACAATCCAGTACTTTGACTGGATGTTTCGTATGATGTTCTTGTATTTTAGTTACCCTCATAGCTCAAACTTTTGCAAATGGCGCGATATACGTCAAGATTAAACTTATTACCGTTATTCCGGCAGATGTGGTTAAAAGCGATGAGCTCTTTATCCTTAATAATGGCTCTTTTGTTAATGAAAAAATCCGTTACGATTCCTTTCATCGAAGTACATCGGCTCAATGCTACATATAACATTCCAGGCGCAAACGCATAGGGGCAATGTATAACCACGTTGTCAAAGGTCAGTCCTTGACTTTTATGAATTGTGATTGCCCATCCCAAAGTAAGTGGGAATTGTCTGCAACTTCCTTTCTCAATTGTTTCAATCTCATTGCCATTAACTTTATATTCTCGGTCAACCCACGTGAAAGGCTCAATGATTACTTGATGGCCGGCATCCAACATTACTCCAATTTTAGTGGCACTAATATCAGTTACTGTGCCCATAGAACCATTATAGAACCCCTGTCTGTTATCATTTACTAAAGTCATTACGCGAGCACCAACACGTAGCTTCAAATCCAAATCACAAGGCGCATTTTTAGGATTGAAAGCATCCTTGAACTCTGCTGTAAATGAATGTGTCGTTTCTCCTATCATTTGACTATTGATTTTATCGGCATCGCGGCGCAATGAACAAATATGAATAGCTTGCGTATTGAAGTCTTTGCTCTCTCGATTGTCCCGCAGTTCGCTTAAATCATCAATGTCCATCGGAAGAAGTTGATATTCTCGTATGCGATTTAGCATATTAACAAATCGTTCATCTTTCTGACGAAATACTTTAGTGAGTTCAACAATTTGAAAACCTACTTCTCTAAGTGCATGAGAATAGAAGAAGTAGTTTCCACGATACCACTGTCGAAGAATGATTTCCTCGTTTTTCTTTATAACCGGAGGTAACTGGAACAAGTCTCCAAACAGCACGATTTGAATACCGCCAAATGGAAGTTCATTCATTCTGTAGAGCCTCAGTTTTCGATCCACATAATCCAGCACATCTGGCCGGACCATACTCGCTTCATCGATAATAAGCGTATCAAGTTTACCGAATAGTTCAAACTTATCTTGATACAGTTTTCCTTTGATAGGCGAATTTGGTCCTTGTAAGTCAAACGGGATTCCAAACAAACTATGCAATGTCACACCCCCTGCATTGATAGCTGCAATCCCGGTTGATGCAGCCACAATGATATTTTTATGAGTGTTCTCAACTATGTACTTCAGGAATGTTGTCTTCCCGGTTCCAGCCTTGCCTGTAATGAAGAGGCTGTCTGTCGTTTCTTCTATGATTTGAAACGCACGACTCATTTCATCTGTCAATTCCATAATTATAACTCGTTGATTGTAAAAAGAATGTCTTTGTTGTCAAAGATAATTTCATCACCCTCTTGGAGTTCATCAGCATATATTCTGATAGGCTCTTCTGTTTCCGTCCGCTTAATCATGAACTCAGCATCGTAATCGACTTTGATGATTTTGCCATCGTCTAATGTGAGCTCAAAATAACGATTAGAACCCATGTCGTTACCAATAATGGTTGTATCTGCTGGAGACAGTCCGGCACGTTCAGGAAGAAGGAAACGCTCGAAGATGAGATTGTATTTAATAGGGTCTATTAGCGTAATTCCCAGCAAATAAAGAAGCAGAGAGCCGGCAGCAGAACCACGTCCACAACCCACAAAAATGTTGTTCTTACGAGCCCAGTTGCAAGTATCATACTGCACAAGCAAATAGTCCACATTATCAGTAGATTCAATGATGTATTTCTCATACTCCATCTGCTGCCGATACTGATCCATTTTATCTTTAGGAGCCAAACGCTGAAGTCCTTCCTCCAAAAGTTGATTGAACATATTGTGGGTGGTGCCATATTTCTCCAGTTCTTCCGGAGTCATATCGTATTTCGGCATATAGTTTCTGGTAGTGTCCATACGCCCTTCTGCATGGTCTGCAATGATGAACGTGTTCTCTGCACATTCACGAAACAATTCTTCTATATCCCAGTCTTCTCCAAATAGGGCCTCAAACAAAGCATAATGCTCATCAGCATCTTTGAAATACTGGTCGTTGCTTTGTTCGTGTGCGGCACCCTCTGCTACCTTATTGAGAATTATTTTATTCTTGGCGTCGTCGGAGTCAAGATAATACGCATCGCTAAGCAGTACAGGGCGTGGCATTTTGCTGTCGTCATACCATTCATGGAAGTATTTCTTAGCAGCTTCTAAAACCTTGATGTCAATGCGCTCAGCTTTGTATTCAGATAAATCAACTTGATAGAAAATGCGATCAAACGCCTGTGTTAATGTTTCAACCACTTGCTTGTTACCCACGAAAGAAGTTGGTGCGTATTTATCGAGCACAAGTGCATTGCCTTCTGCCCGATTAAGCAGTTCTGAAATATCTATGGTCTTGTTTTCTACATTATCTACCATAATCGCTTTCTGGATTCTCAGCAGGTTACGGAAACCATGTTGCGTCTGAACATAAATCTTTGCTCCAAAATTAAATCCATCAGCCTCAACAGTAAGGGAATAACCAAACACTGGCTTGATACCGGCAGCGTCACAACCTTTTTGAAATACAAAGCAAGCGGCCATAGTATTATAGTCACATACCCCCAATGCGGTATGACCTAAATACTTCGCCTTACGAATCCATTCCTCTGGCATAAAACTGCCATTTAAGAGTTCAAATGGGGTGTGCACCCCAAGATTTACAAATGGGATGTCATGTTGTAACTGGGCCCGCTTACCAACGTACTTTAAGATATTCAATTTGAAATCTTGATTTAGGTTGTGATAGTAGAAGTTGTCGCCGAATTTGAAAATGATATTCTCAATGCCATCATTCAGCAATTCTTCTGGACGCACCAAACTATTAAAGATAAAGTTACCGTCCGTATCTTTGCGGAAGATTGAATTGTAGGTTGATCGCTGGGTGTCTTGGAAATACGCCTTACCAAACCCAGGAATATCAATAACTTCTGCATCTATTTGTGTGTACTGAATTTTGTTCTTCTCCAGCCACTCATACAATTCGATTATTCTATCTGATTTTGCCATCTACGTTGCTCAGTTTATATTCGATTGGAGTAAATAGAGATTCTGAGAAAGTGTCATAGATGTCCCAAAAGTTTGCGTCATCCCAATCTTTACCTTCACCTACGAGTTTGGCAATCATTACATTGTCAAAGTACTCATTCAATTTGTCTGCGGCCACGTTGATTGCGTCTGATGCGTCCGTATCGTAACCTATGATGATGTCGTGGACGCCCTTACTTTGCAGTTTATAAATCTGGGCATCGCTGATTTTCTTTCCAAATGTGCAGACTGCCACTATACGATGGTTGTCATACAAATCCAGTTTGCGAGTAAGGGCAATGACATCAAATATACCCTCAACTAATATCACGGTGTCAGTCTCATCCTCAATTATGGAATCATAATTGTATAGGAGCTTGACAAAATCATTTTCAATACTGTTGTTGTATCGACGAATCTGATATTTGTTGTTACGTTTTGCTTTGTCGTTGTATTCATCAATATCCTGTTTGCTCCATACATGTCTGGAGACATATCCTACAATATCGCCATCATCATATATCGGAAAAACCACATAATCGTCAAACTTAAAGTTTAGGCCGCGAGTTGTCCCGACAGGGAAATAGGCATAATCGTCAGTGGTAAAGCCACGAGATTTCAAATATGGATTTTTGAAACACCGTTTCCAAGATTCTGGCATTTCTACGACCACAAGCTCATCATCAATCTCATCCTCTTCCAGATTGAAGAACTCCGGTACTTCTACTGGAGTAAATTTAGCTGTGTCCTTAACCTGTAAATCAGACCGACCAATTTCTTCTACAAATCGGTTAATGTCCTTACAAGTTCTACCACAAGAAAAGCAATGTGCCATACCGAATACTTTGCCATTCTTTTCAGGACCAACATAAATTCCAAGTTTACCACCGGTCTTACCGCACCAAATACATTCAGGGACTATTAGGTTTTTACGACCGCCGTCCAGCCTTGCGTGAAGCTCAGCCTGAAGCTCACGAATCAAGTATTCTTTATCTTCCTTACTTATATACATAACACCTCCGTATATTAAAGATTGGCTGTTCTTTGTCGGTCGAAAAACCTTTCATGGTCATAATCCGTAGCTATCTTGAATGTATCTCCCTTGGGGAAGAAACGGCTCTTGGCAATATGGATTCTCATTGTCTTTTCTCGACGCTCATTTGCGGATTGATTGAGAGTAATCAAGTGAGTAAGTGGCTGGGCGATTCCTTTGGCCTCCGATGACGAGTATTCCGTTAATACGTTCTTTTCGTCATTTACCCAATCAGGGTTTTCTATGCGTGCCTGATAAGTCGTCACCACCCAGACTTCTTCTTCACTGGCAATATCCTTTAAGTCATTTGCCACAGCAATGCGTTTCAGGCGCTCTCCGCTATCTCCATACTTACGACCAGATGAATCGTTCAATAAGTCCATAGAATCAATGAGGATAATATCCGGTTTAACGCCATAGTTCTTGCGAAACTCAGCAATAGCTTCCTTGATATTGATAGTGGAAACATGCTGATTGAATTTTGGATAACTTCTGACGTACAATTTGCCGGCTATGCTTTCCAATTCTTTAGTAAAAGCATCCATGTCCTTATCCTTGATAAAGCCCTTTTCATAACTATAGGCATTACAAGCAACAAGTGCCGCAGAGTAAGCGTTTTCAACTTCCTCTCGGCTGCCTTCTAACTGGAAATGGAGTACGTTAAAACCGTCAATACAAGCCTGTGAGCCTATCCAACGAGCTGCATGACTTTTACCAACACCAGTTGGAGCCAAGATACAAGAAAGTTGACCACGCAAATCCCTATCTTGGTTAAGGCTGTCCAGCTCATCAATATAAAAGCGTGTGATAGCACGTATAGTACCACGGGAATTGTTTTTAGCACGATTTTGAATATGCCGTGTTGTAAAAGTATCAATCACATCGGTATAAGTTGATTCGGTTAATGAGAATGTACGCATCCAATCCACGTGCTTTGCAAGCAGTTGCTGGGCACTTTCTAACCCTTCTCGATTATAAACCTCACCGGCTTTCTTATATGTTTTCTGAAATTCAACACGTTTTAGATATTCTTCGAGCAAGCCAAGACATTCATCAGTAGCCAATGCTTCACCGTTATCATAGGCTTCCTTCCAAAATCTGAGGGCACCATTCTTGCCAGCGAGCTTTTGCTGAATAATTGAGTAATTCGGCACTCGTCGATATTCTCTATAATAGTCCTTAAAAGCTTTGAGAACAGCTGCTGTATTGCGATCTGGGAGATGTTCTTCTTCCAAATGCTCGCATACCATCGAAAGTATATAACTGTCCTCTATACATGTGATAAACAAATCTTCGATGAAAGCTTCCGAAAGGACGTTTGTTTTATTGTTTGCTGACATATTCTATTCTTAATCGGAAGATTTCCGAATATTTTTTTTGAGTTTCTGTTTTACATTTTGCAACAAAGTGGCACTCCGAACATGCTGTTGACAATGGCGACCACCCCAATGTAGAGGTTTGACAGATAGCAAAACCGACTTCTCTATTAAGTAGCCTTTGCTTAGTGCCTTCCTCACTGGGGACAAAAATGAATTTTGCCTTGGGGTGTTCGCTACGGTCAACAATCATATTTAGCAGTAACGACCGACTCAAATCTTCAGATTCCAACCATTTGTTTTCAAAGAACATACGGCCTTTATCGGAGTTAAATCGTTCAAGAGACTTCGGTCCAAATACTTGGTTCAATTTCCAATTTGCCCCCCTATCCTTGAAAGCATAGGATGAGCACACCACATAATCAACTATTCTTTGAGCTGTAAGGGCACCATATTTCTTTTCAACCCGTTGGAGAGCTGTACGCATAACTCTTGTCGGTTCCCCGCCTTGTGGAAGCCGACAACCTGGATGTATGAGCTTAACTACAATCTCATGGAACATCTTCAGGGTCTGTTTGATGAGGTATTCGTTGACCATCTTTAGTAAGGTTGTTTCTTAAATATTGTCTTGCCAACCTAAGCCGGCTTTTAATAGTATCAATGTTGAGAGTTTTCAATGAACCTTTAGTATATTCAATCTCTGCAATTTCTTTCAGTGAATATCCAGCTTCCTGGAGTATCAATGCGTCTCGGTATCTTGGCTTTAGTTCGTCAATGACTTCAACTATATCAGGACTATAATGCTCACGCCAATTATCTACACCCAAAACATTTTCACTGACATGATCATCATTCAACAGTTCGTCCCTATAATCATCAATATCATTGTCGTCGCTCTTATTATTGTGGGCATTTCTTTGTCGTTCACAAGCCCAGATCTGACGCTTGACACAAATGTGAATCCACGTTCTTATTGGTCGGTTCGGATCGTATGTCTCTATTCTTCTATAGAAGTTTACCATAACCTCAGAATAGTTCTCTTCTACGTTTTGCGGGCTCCAACTATAATCCTTACATAATTTGTATATCATATTGGAGAAGGGCAGAACGTATTGATTGAAGAGAGCTGTTCTGCGGGCTATTACTTCTGGAAGGCAATCGACATCTACTTTTTGTTCGGTAGAGTGTACTTTTGTTCCCATGCGAGCGACACATTAGCATTAAACAAATCTGCTATACGTGTCCCAAGACGGTGGGTGACACAGTGTACACGCCACTCTGATTCATGTCTTATGAACTCAGCTCGTACTGTCTCATTTGAAGGTTGGGGCTGGGAGTCCAATAATTGATAGAACTCTTTCAGATGCTTGTTCAAAACCTTCTTATGCTTCTTAACTTCCTTTGGAAAAACATTATTAACTGGCTGCATGATTAGAGGTTAAAACGCTTGATATAACAGAAGAATATGTGAATTGCGTCGGCCTCATTATCATCGCCGGGCTCAATTTGCCATCTGAGTTTGCAAAACTCAATCATTTTTGCCTTTGTAGCCTTTCCATCTCCAGTGGCAAACTTTTTAAGGGATGCCGGATTGATGAAATGGGGCTCAGGCAGGTCGAGGGTGTCACACACCTCAAACAAAATTCCACGAAACTCTGAAAGTTTGCGTGTATCAGTGAAGTGGTTGTTTACACTGACATCTTCAGCCACAATCTGCTTAATTCCGTTACGCTGGATGAAATCAATCAGTGTGTCACGAAAAGCCTTGTGCTGTTTATTGTTGTTACGGCGCATAGATTCAGTGAAATCCCATGTGCCACGTTCATTCAAACAGAAAAAGCCGGTGTGCGTTGCGATGTCGAGTGCGGCCACTTCATTACGAGTAAGTTTCTCAGTTGTGGTCGTTGTTTGTTGTTTCATAAATTGAGGAAACCCCATTACTTTTTGTTATAGTAATTTTGTTGGGATAGCCCTCATTGGTCAAACCATGACTAACCACTAATGAAGTGATTTGCGTTTGGTTGAGTGCCTTAAAAACGCTGGCGAGTCCCTGCTCATCTGCGCTGTCAAGAACCTCATCCGCGATAAGAAGGTCTAATCCTTTCCCATCTTCGCAATTCAGATTCGTCAATTGATTCATGCTCAGGATGCTTGCAAGTTCTACTCGAACACGTTCTCCGGCAGAGAATTTCTCGAATGAACCACAATCAACCCCGTCTCTAAGAAGTGAGACAGAAATTTTGTCGCGCACTTTTCCAGATTTCAAAATAGTATATCCCGAAAGTGCAACTCGTATATCGCTGCCAATGGTTTCCAAAAACTCATTAGTAATTTGGGAAATGGCATTGATTTTTGTATTGGCGAGGTATGTTTTGAACTCAATAAAATATGCTTCTTGAGCTTTCAGCTCATTAAGCCTACTCTCTACCTCATTCTTGGCTTCTACGGCTTTCTTGAGGGCTTTCTGATACTCGGCTTGACTCTTCTTAAGAGAATCCAGCATATCCTCTTCTGAGGCGTTCTGAGCATCTTCGATAGCCTTTTCGTAGGATGCAATAGAGCCATTCATAGTATTGACATCCTCTTCTAAAGATTTGATTTGATTTTCACGGCGCTTATAAGCACTGTCAATAACTTCAAACACTTCGTCAAAGATGCGTTTACGAATTTTTGAGATTTTGTCTTTAATTGTAGCAAGCAGGGTATTAGCTTCTTCGACCTCCTTTTCACATTGCGAACAAATTTGCCTGGCTTTCTTTATTGTTGCATCCGCTTTTTCGGAATCCTGCTCAATTTGTTTACGCTCATTATTCAACGCAGTTTCTATGTCCCGTTGATTCTTTCCATCAGCAACTGTCTTGTCATATTCCTTATTGTTCTCAATGAGGTCTTTGCCTATTTGAGCAATAGCGGCTTGTACTGATTTCAGATTTTTCCGGGCTGCTTCAATATCTAACTGGGCATGGAGAGTAAATTCGTGCTTACATTTAGGACATTGAATAACGCCGGCAAGTTGATTTTCAAGAGAAGCGGCCTCGCGTTTTTTTGTACGCTCATCACCATTCAACGAATCTGCTTTATTCTGAAGGCGCTTAACAGCCTTACTAAGTTTCTCCAAATGCTCAGTACATTCTGCACGATTGACACTATTCTTCTCCAGCTTAGACTGAAGCTCCGCATGAGTTGTGTTGTAATCGTTTTCTTGTTCATCCAACACATCACTGAGCTCTTTGGATTTAGCTGCCAAAACTTTAGCATTTTTGGATGCGGTCTCCAGTTGAGTGTCAAGCACAATCATCTCATGGAGATAATCTGTTGTTAAAGCAAGGTCATTTGTTTTGAACTGATTTGCAATTACCTGAAGGGATTCTTTGACACCTCTGTCACTTTTTTCGAGTTCCTGCATTTCTGCATCAAGGTCATCTAACCTCCCAAGACTTTCATCAATCTTGTTGATATTATCATTGGTTGTACGAATGTCTGCCCGTTTTTGAGCAATCAATTCAGTCCAATTCTTAATGCGGGATTCGTTGGAAGCCTTACGCTCAGCAGATTCATTGATAGCCTTTTCTATTTCGGTGCCTAATGCTTCAACACGGCCAGTGCAAGTCGCAACTTCTTTGTCTGCCTCTTTCATTTCTGCTTCAATGGGCTCCATATCGACATGAAGCTCCTCAATTGATTGGTCCACCATAACGCCATTGCTGAAACGATTGATAAGTTCTTTTTTCTCTTTATCTGAACTGGCAAGAAAAGACTTATACTTACGGGCAGTCAAGATAAAATTCCCAAAAATATCGTCTTTTGATAAGCCAATCTGATCAAGGATATACTTATTGTAATCCGCAACTGTAGCCTGACTGATTTCTTCCGTATCTGTATCGTATGGGCCTGACTGCTTGACAATTTGAATCTGCTGGGGCTGCTTACGAGAAAGACGGCGATTGACTGTCATTTGCTCTCCCAGCACATCATTGGTTAAAACGATGCCAATAGTCGCTTCGTCTTTAGTGTCATTTATAATTTCATCGGCGTTTACTTTGCGAAGTGGCTCTCCGGTAAGTCCGATTGCAATAGCCTCTATCAATGCAGATTTGCCAGAGCCGTTAGAGTTCTGGGAATCACTGTCGAGGTTATTTCCAAATATCAGTGTTGCTGCGCCTTGTTTCGGAGAATAATCCAATTCCAAGAACGAGCAAAGATTTTTAGCATGAATAGATTTCAGATGCCACATACTTACTTCAGTTTATCAAGATAGTGGAGACCAAGCTGATTATCGATGGATTTTTGAGTACAAAAGTTAGTGTACTCCTCCTTAATGCCTGACTTGTCAAACTTCTGTGTAATGCTCTGATGATCGGTGTGCATAACTTCCGTTTGTTCAGTAACAAGCTCAATTTTGTTGGCGCCGGCTTCAGCAAGCTGTTGCTTGTTGACTGAGGACGACTGGGCAGAATTACATTTTACGCGAACTTTGACTTTATAGCGGCTATCGGCCTTAACTTTAGCCAGCATTTCCATAAAATCATCGTCCATATCTGCTACATCTACTTCGATAACCCTATATCGCTGGTTCACTTCGTTCTTGACAAACTTAGTAGAGCCATCTGTGTAAAGTATAGTATAGCCTTTCTCTTCATCTTCACCGAAGTTGTGTTGACGAGAAGAGCCAATATATTCGATTTGTGTGCCGGGGATTTGTTTGCGATTATGATAATGACCCACTAATACAGAATCAAAATCCTTAAAAATATTAGCCGGGAGCTCATCATCGCTTGGAGTAGCTAAGCCTCCGCGTATTCCCTCGTGGATATATAGCACATTCTTTTTCTGGCTGTCAATGTTATATTCTTGCTGAAGGGAGTCCAATCTCTCAATGAATGAGCCGCTTTCGGGGAAATAGCTCATCACATACAGAGAGAGTTCATCAGATAAATCAATCTCGGTAAAGTCATTGATTACCTCCACATTCTCATAGTCAGAGAACACATGGCTGTAACCCTCCATGTTTTCAAGATTAACCTTGCAATGATTACCTTCTGCGATAATAACATAAAGCCCATATTGCTTTGTGGCTTCCAAAATGGCCCAACGGACTGCCATAAGGACATCCAAAGTTTGAGCGCTGCGTGAAAGCCACATATCACCTCCTACAATCAGATACTGTATTTCGTTCTGCTTGCAGAGTTGTAAAGCCTCATTCCAGTTCTTGCGAAACTCAGCTATATTATCTTTGCTGGCGTGAATATCGTTTATCAACAACGCACAGGGAGATTTCTTTGACATAATCAATTGTGTTTTAAGAAATGCTCACCCAGATTTAACTGGGTGAACATTTCGATTAAAGTGCGTTGTTATTTAATCACGACGACGGGGTGGACGGGATCCACGGCGACTTGCACGTGCAGCCGGTTCATTGGTGTCATCATTGCGCTCACGACGTGAACGGGGACGTTCAGGCTCTGGCGTATCATCCTCTTCCTCATCGGCTGGCTGAACGGGTTCTGCATCGTCTTCCTCTTCTTCAACAGGGGTCTGACGGCGTTTAGGCGCAGGATCGGGCTTTTCCTCCTCTTCCTCTTCTTCATTACCTCTATTGTTGGCAGCTGTGGCAAGTTCATCCTCGATTTCATTCAGAATGTCTTCATTGGATTTCTTACGAGTTACTTTTACGTCAAGGTTATGCGCTTCAATATAAGCCATAATGTCAGTGCGAAGTTCCTGTCCTTCAGCAGTCTGGTCATCGAGGTCATCATTGCAAAGAGCATCGTAACGAGCCCACAGAGAATCAATGTCATTAGCAGAATCGCTATCAGATTCATCCTCTTTACCCTCGCCAAGAGTAAAGTGAGACTGATCGTCTGCCGGCAACAAGGTCTTGATCTGGTCAATACAGTTCTGAACCTTATCTTCGCTCATCACATCGATGTCAAACTTTTCATCAAGCTGGCTGAGATAAGCAACAGTAGCCTCCAAATGATAACGAGTGTAACGGTAAATTTGCTCCGGGAGACGAGGCATATCAATCAGTTGCTGGAGGATAGCTTCGTCCAGAACATCCTTATCAGATACGGTGTCGATGTTGAAACTGTATGCCGGCTTGTTATTCTCAGTCTTACGAGTGATTTCAACAGGATAAGCTGAGTCAATAGAAGAAATAGGGCATGGCACCATCTTTCCGTTTTTGTTCAGTTTGCCCCACAAGTTCAACTTGCGCTCTTCAAGGTCTTTGTACTGTGAATAAGAAAGCTGGAGGATTTGGACGCCATCGCCGGGATTGTCAAGGTCGATGATATACATGCAACGACGCGAATCCCACTTCAAGCCACCGGAAAAACTGCCTTCACGCAACTTCTTACAGAGCTTGTCATCGTCTGCGTACTTTTCACATGCCACAGAAACATAGGTGTCAATAAGGTCTGCGTTGATTTCCTTAAAGGCATACTTGGCGTTACAAACTGTAACATAGGTAATAGACGGCTTACCCTTCACCAGCTTCTTGTCGTTCTCAATTTTGAGCATCAAGGAACGAAGCGGATATTCATAGCCCTTACGTTCCAACGGTAAGAAGTTACCATCCTGGTCTTGAACTGGTGCCAAAGGAAGAATACGAATAGCATAAGCGCCATCTTTGGCAAAACGGAAAAACGAGGCGCGTTTGCTGCTCTCTTCTGCACTCTTTTTCTTTGCGTCATCAAATGTTTCTTGGGATGCCGCAAACACGTCATGGAGTGTACGTGCTTTTTTTTCTTGTTCCATCATGGGAGAATTGTCTTTTAGACTTTCCTTTGATAATTCTTCCAAGTATCAGCATAGGCACCTGCATAAAGTTCTGCTGCTTCAGCAGCTTTAATCCCTTCGCGGGAAAGCAGGTCAATACCCCATTCTGTCTTGGCATGATGGATAATTTTTTCAATAACATAATCCATCTCAGTTGCTGGTTCGTTTTTAAGGTCAAAGTATTCAAATACATTTGCCTCTCCTGGGATTTTGCAGCGATGAATCGGAGCATAAAGCTCTTCAAAATAACTGTATAGTGCTTCCGGATCTGGGTTGCCTTCTAACTCTTCACTTAGAGTTTTCAGTAAATACCCAAAAAGAAACTTCAACTGAGGTAGCGAGCGGTTCTTGTTCTTGTCAAACAGGAGATAACCATATTCTCCATCTGGCAGAATGTCCACAGCCTCTTCAAGCTCGCTGGTGTCGGCATAGCCCTCATGGACTTCGACTATGCCCTTACTTCTAATCATGTCATATTCATTCGTTATTATTGATTGTGCTGCAAAGTTAAGACATTTTTTCAACCTAACAAAATTTTTGGGCGAAAATTTTTCAAGGGCTTGAAAATATGTTTTGCATTATTGCTGTAAATCAAGTATTTAACATTTTCATTTATATTAAAAAGATTATTTTTGAAAGTGTTTGCTTATTACACTAATCAAACCTGTCAGATATATCAGTAATGCGGATTTCCGGATTATGCACAATCTCATAAATCCGCTGATTTTTCGATCCCCTAAATGGTAGTGTCGCATCTCGCAAGTTTTCTTTGAAAACCCCATCAACTATGACATCTACATATTTTATCAGGTCGTTAAACAAGCTTTTAACTTGTGCCATTTCATATCCGGTCCATATCCAAATGGTTTTATCAGTGCGTTCTTTGATGGATCGGCACAGTTCAAGAATTGCTGGGTACTGCACAAGAGGTTCGCCGCCAAGAATGGAAATATTGAAGTCGTCAACATTAAGAGCTGCATAAACTTCCTCAATTGTCATTTCCTGCCCAGACTCCAATGGCCACCATTCCTTGTTATGACATCCGGGACAATGAAAATTACACCCAGACACATACAGGGAATTGCGCAGCCCAACCCCATCAACTGAGGTTGAGCTGACAATCTTAGCTACATATAGTATATTACTCATGTGTCTCCCGGTCTTTTAGTTCTGCAAGTTTTGCAGAGTTCCAACGATCTGTTGTACCTACAAGATAACCGGTAATACGCTGAAGGGTATCTATGTTATCGCCTCCGCAATTTGGGCATGTATGAAGTTCCTTTTGCGCATCTTCATATCCACAATCAAGGCAACGGTTGCGGGTATGATTGATTGAACAGTAACCAATATTGAACTTGTCCATCAAATCCACCACATTCATTACGGCTTCTACATTGTGTGTTGCATCACCATCCAGCTCGACATAGAAGATGTGTCCACCACGAGTTAATTCGTGGTAGGGCGCTTCTATCTGTGCTTTATGCGCAGCGCTACATTTGTAGTACACTGGAACATGATTTGAATTGGTGTAATATTCTCTGTCTGTCACACCAGGAACGAGGCCATACTTCTGCTTGTCTTTCTTTGTAAACTTGCCGGAAAGACCTTCTGCTGGTGTTGCAAGAACAGAAAAATTCATATCGTAATGGTCGGAAAATGCTTGGGCGCAATTACGCATAGCACCTATAATTCTCAGGCCAAGTTCCTGAGCCTCGTCACTTTCTCCATGATGCTTACCCGTGAGTGCTACAAGACATTCTGCAAGGCCAATAAAACCGATTCCCAGCGTACCATGTTTAAGTACTGGTCTCACTTCATCATTGTGGCCAAGAGTTTCAGAACCGACCCATAAACCCTGCATCAACAATGGGAATTGTTTGGCTTTAGCGGTGCACTGGAACTCGTATCGGTCGAGTAGCTGCCGTGCCGTTACCGTCATCGCTTTATTAAGCTTATCGAAGAAGGCGATGATACGTTCGTTCTCATCTTCTATATCTCGAACACTCAAAGCGATGCCTGGAAGGTTAATAGTCGAAAAACTGAGATTGCCACGACCCACAGAAGTCTTCTCGCCATGACGGTCTTCAAATACACGGGTGCGGCATCCCATCGTGGCTATTTCATACATGTAGCGTTTGGGGTCGTCTGCACGCCATTTATCATGCTGGTTGAATGGCGCGTCAAGATTAACAAAGTTCGGGAAAAAGCGTTTGGCCGTTACGCGACACGCCAATTTGTAAAGGTCATAGTTTGGATCACCAGGCAGATAGCTTACACCCCGTTTCTTTTTCCAAATTTGGATAGGGAATATAGCAGTAGAGCCGTTGCCAATTCCCTTTTCTGTAGTCAGCAGCAGTTCACGGATTACGCAACGGCCTTCTGCCGATGTATCAGTACCGTAATTGACAGAACTGAAGACTACTTGATTACCGCCACGGGAATGAATGGTGTTCAGGTTATGTACGAAAGCCTCCATAGACTGATGTACACGGCGTACAGTTTCATTCATAGCGTGCTGTACCATACGTTCCCACGATTTCATACCATCCAAAGGTCTGATAAGGAAATCATCATAAGGTGCATCATAGGCTTCGGACAAGTCAACCTCATTAACCGTTTCCAACTTCTTGAGTTCTTCCTTAAAAGTAACACGCACATAAGGTGCCATGTAGAAATCAAATGCTGGAATAGCCTGGCCTCCGTGCATGACATTTTGAACCGACTCCATAGATATACAGCTCAAAATGCTTGCGGTTTCAATACGTTTAGCCGGACGTGATTCTCCATGTCCAGCCTGAAAACCTCCGCTCAAAATTTTATCTACGGGATGCTGGATGCAAGTCAAACTTCTGGTAGGCAGATAATCCTTGTCGTGAATATGAAGGATGTTGCCAGCAACAACTTGCTTTGTTTCTTCGGACAAAAGATAATCATCTACCAGTTCCTTGCTTCGTTCACTGGCGATTTTCATTACCATGCCGGCAGGAGTATCGGCGTTCATGTTGGCGTTTTCACGAGTGATGTCGTTCTTTTCAGCAGCGATAATGCTGAGGATGGTTTGGTCGCTTTCACGATGACGGGCCTTGCTACGTTCATTACGATAGCAAATGTACGCACGCGCTACATCTTTATATTTGGAAGCCATCAAGCTCTCTTCCACCAGATTCTGAATTTCCTCAACGGAAATTTCATTGGGGCACTTGGTTGCAATCTTGTTAGCGATTTTGATTGCATAGTCTTCATCTGTTGTACCAACTTCTTTCATCGCGGCGAGAATCGCCTTAGTGATAAGCATCTGGTCAAACGGCACCTTACGGCCATCGCGTTTAATTACAGTTTTCATGGAATAACCCTTTTTGCTTTTGATTGAAATTTGACAAATATCGAGACAATTCTTCACGGAATTTCTGAGTTCCGTTAAACCCACAGCATCTTGGCTCTCCGCAAATGCCACCTCGATATACGCATTTACGAACCATTACTGAAGCCAAATCCGGGTCAATTTTTACAATCTCTTCTTTTATCGCCTGAAACACGGTTACAGTACCGGGAGACGCACATCCAGTACACAATCTCAACTTCGACATATCAATCAATGATTGGGCATTGATACATAGACTGAGGTTTACTGGGGTTTCTCTGTCAGCATTATTTTTAAGCCACTCCAGCTCTTCGTAAATTGCATCTACCTCATGCTGATGGTTGCTAATAAATGCACCACCATTATGCCAAGTATCTACCAATCCTCTGATACGCTCAATAATTAAATCCACCTTGCCGGGCAAACCAGGGTTGCCCCCGTTTCTATCATCTCGACAAGTTAGTTGAAAAGGAACAGAACCAACATGGTGACGAATCAAGTGTGTACTAATGTAAAGAGGAATGTTTTTGAGGCTAATCCAAAATAGCTGAGTGCGTACTGGAGAGTGCTCAGACTTATAAAGAGAACTTAGTGTCGCATGACTGGTTCCCAAAAATGTCGTAGCACACGCCTCTTGTAAAAGTTCTAAGTCTGTAAGCTTTCGTACAGACACAGTAAAATCCTTCATTTATAGGAGTTTGCATAGTTTTAATAAATAAATTCTGTACGAAGTCAATTTGAAATGCGGTGCAAAGTTAATCAAAAATTTTCAAGAGCGTGAAAAAAAGTGCGAACAATTTTCTCATTCGCACCAATTTTCAGACTATTCTTGAAATTATCCTTTCATCATATTTTTTCGCTTATTTATCGCAGCCACAATCGTTTGAGGCTTTGGCGGTCTCTTGGGGTGTTCTGCATAACAGCCTTCATTTCTATATAAAATCAGAACTCGTCTGAAATCCACAGTCCTGAAATATGGATTTTTGGATGAATAGCTAATGGCTTCCACCAAATCTGCATCTGGGACTCCATTAGAGCCGACTACTTGCATAATAAGGTCGAACTCTAATGGAGCGTTCAATCGCAAATTATAGCCAAGAGGGACTTCATCAAACCTCCTTAGTATTCTTTTTCGACCGCGTTTTTTTGCCTGGGGCTTCGGTTTCGGTTTCCGTCCTCTTTTCTTCCCCTTCTTCTGCGGCTTGTACGGGTTGAATGTCGCCATTGATTGTAGGAATAATGTTAATTACTGAAGAGGCGGCTGCGGCCTCAATTTCTCGCAAGTTGCGAGCCTGTGCGGGTGAATTGTACGTTTTCATTGTTATACCATATAAGTGATTGAAAATTCTGTTGATTTTCCACAACTGCCATCACAATAGACAACTGTGCAAGCCCTTTGGCCGGCTGCAATTTTGCATACCCAGGATTTTTTATTGGAGAGAGCAATGCTATGTTTAACTGCATGACTTGGGGCTGCTATAGTGTTTGGTATAGTAAACACTGTACCTGAATGTACTGTTTTAGTAGAACCCTGTATGCAAACGATATTGCCAATTTGACGTACATACAGTGAATCTTTAATCCATTTCCAACCAGAATCTGTTAATTTAGGCTGGAAATCGCCTACGCCAGCAGCTCCGATGTTGTTGCGGATCTTCTGTTTCTGTGCATCACTTGTTGCCATATCAGAAAGGCAATTGGACAATTTTGCATACGAGCTCAAGTCGCTTTTGCCAATAGCGCCTATATGAGAACGGCAATCGGCCGCAGTAACGGTTGCTGATACAAACTGCGATAACCCACCGGCTTTTATCGCAAATTTCTCATTTGCCTGAGTGGTTGTGTAAACATCTGCTGTGTTAGCTTTCTTATTCAATTCTTTAGTGAAATTGGTAGCCAGCACATATTTCTCAGAAAGCAATACGCCATCTTCCATAATAGCCGGACCAATGTTTACGCTGGCGTGGCCCATAATACTGAGATTGTATGATGGTGCCGAAATAGAGAATACTTGATCTGTGGTGCTCAAAAAGCCAATGCGGGCCATAACATTATTGAGTGAGTCACGCCAAGAAATAGCATTAGTCAGACTATTGTTTTCTTTCTGAGCATTTGCTTTCAGGATTAACCCATCAGTAACGCCAGCTTCTATTTTTGTCACGCCATATATATTGGCACTTCCTTCAGAACCGACAATGCTAAACAGAATTTTCCCCTTACCATTTCCGATATGGGTGGTTCTGAACTGGGTGATACCGCCGTTATAACCGCATACATTGATAGCCAACTCACTGGTAGCATTGGCCGTTCCTTGATACAAGTTATTAGCAGTCAGTACGAGCCCACCAAACATGCCCTCATTTGCTGATACTGGTTTGCTGAAAGTTATAGCAGATGCTCCAATGGTGGCAATCAAAGTACCATTTGCATAAAAGCGAAGACCCACGCCGTCTTCTAACGACAATTGATAATTATTCGTATTGCCGGTGTATTTGACATTAAGCGTACTGCCGCTATAGTTTATCTCTGCTTTGATTGCACCAGATTTAATAGTGACACTCTTGTTGACCGTAACATCGCCATTAGCATTGATTGCCTTGGCAAAATTTACAACACTGTTGACAGTTTGCGAACTGCTTGCAGGATTGAGCAAAAGAGCGTATTTACCGATAAAGGCGTCCTTCATGCGTAGCCCGCCTGTTGAAGGCATTGCAATAGACTGAAGGGCTTTACCAGTGAGCTCGTCTTGCTTTACGGGGACAGACTTACCTATGGCACATCCATAAATATTACGGCCAACCTTTGAGCCACCGCTTTCATAAGGCATATTTTCGGTAAAATTGGCTTCATAAATGTACTGGGGCCATGACGTGATACCTGTAGCACCTGAGAAATAGCGGAATTTTCCATTCAAGAACACATAGCCAGCACTGATAGCACTGCCTGTAATTTCACAACCGCTTACAATGAAATTGTCACAGTCATCAAAAATCTGAGCAAAAGCTAACGCCAAATCCTGAAGGTTTTCCAGGTCGTCGGCATAGGTGTAACGTCCACCGGTTTGTGCGCTAAATTCTTTCATTTCAATCGTATTTGATGATATAAGTTTTATTTGCAAGCCGATACCTGTCTATGACATATTTCAGCATTGCGACATATTTTTGCTCTGTAATAAGCTTCGTATCAATTTGGGGTGTCGTAACGATAAAACTAACAGAGCTTTCTTCTGTCTGCTCATCACTACGATATAGAATCAATTGGCGAGTAACACCAGCCTCTTTGTCGTGGTACACTAATATATTTTGCTCCACATCAATGTTGGCTGATTCGTGATAAATCGGAGTGCCTAATGCTTCAGAGTTTTTAATCGCAATTCGCCCACCATTCGCAAAATACTTTTTGAATTTACGATTGAGGTACCATTCAAACTTAAAAATCTGAGAGGTCATAGCGGCTTCGATTCTCGTTTCTTTAGCATATTCTACAAAGCCATCATTGACACGCCGTAACGGGGACATCAATGCTTGCAGATACAGAATCAGTTTGCGCCCTCCTATATAGTAAGGCACAAGCTGATTTATCGTTTTGTCGAAGTTGATAAAGTACCTCATACGTTATCTTCCAGTTTAAGAATTATTGTATCACGCCACAAAGGAATATCCACTTCCTCATCGGCGCAAGAGCTCTGCTTGATATAGCCAGAATTAGGGATGTAGTAGCGTCCAATTTTAGTCTGGACATTGCCATTTTCATCTTTGATAAGATGATTATCATCGTCATACTTGGCAACAAATATGCCTTGATGGTCAGTATCATCTGAAGAAACAGACACATCAGTAACGTGTTCAACACTCTGGATGCTGTCAATTACTTTCTGAGCATACACTAAACCATTAAACTCGATATTAGCGATATATTCATTGAGGGCATCTTCAATTGCTTGATATATCTCATCTTCGGTCACAGCACCATCGTAATACACAACTACCCGTGGTATCAATACATCACCAATGCGACTAACCACTTTAGCATGTTGGCCGGCAAACAATATTTGATTGAGATAGGCCCGGATTGAAATCAACTCGTCCTCCTCAATACGAGCATAGGCACCGGGCTTTCCTGTCGCTATCTTGAAACGAACCAGTTTATCATGGAACCCAACCTCTTCCTCCTCAAAATACGCCACTTTCGTAATAACACGCTTAGAGGCGTCAATATTAGGGTAAGAAAAAGCTGTTCCATCTTCATTCATCACCAGTTCATCGCCAGATTGATATTTCAATAGAGCATTGGCAAAGTATGCCGGAGTGCCATTGATTCGATTCTGAAGGTCTTTCGCCAGATCAATCTTAAATACATCCAAGACATTTTCAAACGTCCAGATGCACGCCGATGTAACCCATGTAAATGCGTCAATTATAGACATCTTAGAGCTGTTCTCGAACTCTGTGAGCTCAAGATACTGGTTGCGACTATCTTTTGCCTCAGCATATATTTCACTTAATGTTCGTGCCATTGTCAGGTTGATATAATTGATTGTTAATATAAAATTTCCATGTATCTGAAATGTTCCACTCCGGCTCATTTAGAATTATATTGATAGCTGCATATCCTCTTTCTGAAGGCTCTGTTGTCAGCCATATAGTGCAAGGCCGACGATCGGCATGATGAGCCACAATATATTCAAGATAATCGTCCACAGTGTTATCATGCAGGAAACGAACATCTGTCAAGTCAAGTTCTTGAAGGCTCATATCGCCTATCGGTAGCAGACTGTCAATAGTAGTCGAATGAAGGTCTATCTTATATGTGCCCTCAAACATAGATAACCCTACCAATGAATACCCATGATTAGTGCAAGCATATTCATCGACAACAACAGGCTTGCAAAGAATTAAAGCTCCAGCTAACCCTGTTGTATCGAGCTGAGTGAATTTTAGCGTTTGGGTGTCTCCATAAATGCGGATGCGTCTCTTTTCTGTCTCATTATCAAAATAATGTTCAATAGATTGTACAGCTACGGTTAATTGTACACGTTCCAATTCCGTATTGTCTCCCCAATCAATAATCATTATGCCTTCTCCCGCAACCTTGAAGGAAGTGAAGACCATATCCGCATTGACTCCTACAAGGAATATCAAATCTTCACCAGGACGTTTGAAATAGACTTTACGTGCTCCAGATGAGGGGGTGATATTTTGTTTTTTGAACTCGCTCACAACTGATTCATTCAATACAAAATCTTCATGGTATATGAGTTCTTGACCATACACAAGGTCTGAAGTCATATTGAGTTCCGGGTTACTAATGAGAAGGTCAAATAGTCCTTCGATGCTGCCATACAAATGCAGAGCTACATCAAACAAATTCTGGTTCGGTTTTACTGTATATACGCCCATAGTTTAGCCCTCCAAATCTTTTGCGTCCAACTCCATTTGCTTGGTCTCATAATTGTAGGCGGCATTACGAATCGTTACGCCGTCTGCACCAAATTCATCCTGAAGTACTTTGGTCAGACTGGTTGATGTTACATTGTTTGAGTTAATCCATCGAGCAAGACCAACGCCCGTCAATGGGTAACGATAGTTGCCACCAGGGAAACAAGCAAGAAGGCAGTTTGCGTTCTGTCGTCCAGCCTTGATGATATTAAAATCGGATTGACTGCTGGCATATAATTGAGCAATGCCATCTTTGAGTATGACGAAGAATCCATTCTCCGATATAGAAGGCAACTCTGATGCAAATACATTTCTTAATGTGGCGCCATACACTTGTGACTTAACAAGAAACCACTGGGAACCATCTACATCGTTGTTGACATAGACAAATGTTCCATCTTCATTTACACGCCGGATTCGGAGCATGAACTCTTTGTATTTCGGTGTATAAGGAATTACGAAGCACACCCCCTTATTCAAAATTGTACGCTCACTCAATGTGTATGGCACATCTATCTCACCATAAATATAGCGAGATAGCAATGCAGGCTCATCAACCCACCTAAACTCTCTCAATTTGATTTTATTCTGGGGGCTGATGGCAACATCACCAGTTATAATATGTATTTCTATATCTCTACGCATTAGCTTGAATGATTTAGTATTTGGTATCTGAAACCATCAATTTTGCTAATCAACACTGTTATAGAATCTCCAGAAGCCATTTCGTAATCTTGCACTCCTTCATTGTGATTATAAATTCCTTTCAATATGATCTTCTTTGAACCAGGTCTTACTCTAAAAGTCACTATAGTAGCAAAGTCATCTGGAAGAGTGCTTAGACCAAATTGTTTAGCCACGGATGATTCCGTTGGGAGCGTTACTTCTGTACCGCTATAATCCGGCTGATTGTAATACATTAAAATAATATTATATTGCGAGAAATCAACAGTATAGGATCCACTCTCAAAAGTAAGCATTTTAGCTTTTGTGTTAATAAATGCAGGAGCTTTCAAAGCTGCGTTTGATTCTATGCCATAGTTTTTCGTACCACCGGTCACATTGATCAGCAAACCGTAATTGGCTTGATCAAATCCATAATACCCAAAAGTATTAGGAGCATTATTGACAATACGGCCAACTGCCGTGAAAGCGCCACCTGCGGAGCTCGGAATGACATCATTACCAAACATGACATATCCTTTAGCTCCTCCAACCTTAAAGAAATCTTTATAAATTGTAAGGGCAGCCCAACTTGCTTGTGAATTAGATCCAGGCTCTGAATCACTGGAGCTCTCTACCCCAATACATCCAGATGAAATTTTGAACCCTGCAATACTACCAGATGTCGCAACAATCTTTCCTTCTACGGTTAGATTACCATTATCATCCCAAAATAGATGGTTGGATGCTAAATATCCTGATCCGTCTGTAAGTAAAGCCCATTTTCCTTCACATTGAATAGATGCAGTAGATATAGTGCCAGCAGTAATATTGTTTGCGCTAATCTTAGCATCAACATTAAGATTGCCGTCCGCATCCCAATTGATCTTACCACCAGCCAATGCGCCAGAACCATCGTTCTCAAAACGCCACTTATAGCCACGCAATCCTGTAGGACCAAGAGTGATTTCTCCAGTGTTTGTATATCCAGAAGTTGCAGCAGTACCAGTGTAGAGGGTCGCGTGATCGAAGTTCCAGCCGGCAATATGACTGACACCATTACTTTTAATCTTGAAAATGCGTTTGCCATTCAAATCGTATGCAGCAAGGTCCGCACTATCAGCTTTAACCTTCAAGTAAATGCCACCATAGGAATCTATAAAGTTTTCCAATGATGCAGCAGCCCTGGAATTGAACTGGGAATTTGCCGCAGCAGACATATATAGCCCAGTGTTTGCGTCATCTGACACAAGAGTTATCTTATCCGTAGAGAGGCGGCTTTCATTAAGTTTCCACCCCACAATTTCACCGCCATTGTCAGCAGCAGAGAATGTGATTTTGCCTCCCATAAACGACACGTCTCCATTTGCGTCAATATACCATTTGATACCACGCAAACCATTAGAGCCAATTGTTATGCCATTTGTAGCATATCCCTTCACAGTATTATTCTTATCACCAGACCAAATTGCTTCTGTATCGAAGTTCCAGCCGGCAATACAATTGGTAGAACCTGCGGAAAAAACTAAATTATCCCCACCTGTTCCATACGCTACAAAGCCAAAATTATTGCTGGAGCTATAATATAATGCGGCGCCGCCATATCCACGCATCCACCTCCAATGGTCATCTCCCCATTCACTGTCGGGTTCAAGTTTGCTCACGTTTGCAATAGCAATATATTTCCGGGCAGCAGATATTCCAATAGGTATATTATAAATACGCCCTTCTTCAATGGTCCATCCACCTATAGAGCCTTCCTGAGATGTGATTTTCCCTTTGAACTCGGCGTCACCGTTTGCATAAAATCTCACATTCTCCATCGCAAAACTGGCTTCACCGTTTTCTCCGATACTCCATATAGCGTCTCCTTCTGCATTGATAGCGCGAATTACACCATTGCTGAGAATTTGAAGCCTACCTTCTTTGCTGGAGATACCATAAGAGTCAATACTCCATCCACCAATCATTCCCCCATCTCCATTTAGATGAAAGATTTCTTGGCTTTTTAGATAACCATAAATACCATTGCTGCTCTCACCTGAAGCAAGCAAATCTGGGCCGATGTACACGCCTGTCAATGCTCCTTCTTTCCATGTTGGCTGAGTGCCAGAAGTGTCAAGAACGGCCTCTTTCTTACCAACGAACAGCTTGGGGGTCATTATATAGGTGCCACCAACTTTGGTTTTACTGCCCTCCCAATCCTGAATCCAATCAAGCATGGTCGATTCACGTACTACATTGAAAGAGAATTGTACTTCGGTTGTATAATTGAAACCGTCTTGTGTGGTAATTTGGAATTTCACATAACCGTCTAAAATAGTATTAGCGAGTTTAGTTATCGCAAAGGGCAGCGTTGTAACCTCTTGAAATGACCAACTTACGGAAATTCCAGCAGAAGAATATACAACTTGACGTACTTTGAATGGCACTATTTTGGTTCCACGTTTAACCGTAATAGTGCCTTTTGCATTGGTTAGATTGGGGTTTGAGCCATCAAAATCAGCAGAAATAGAACACGAAGACGGAGTGAGCAATACTGTATAAGCATCGTTCACCGGACTAAGTGTGATTTCTCCTTTTGCTATTGTGCCCATTGTACTTTAAGTCTTTATGAAGAATAGTCAAAACGCTCACGGCATGGTGTCAAAACCAAGCTTTATTCTGCATTTTTAAGCTGAAGTATTTCAGGGTAATCAGCACAAATACTAAATGCCCTAAGAGCTTCAACTGTGCTGCATTTATCTATTTGAGCCAAATGCTGTGCGGTAACATTATAACATTCATGCGCATACAATTCAAGTTGCGACAAGATTTCCAGAGCAACATCAACATTGATTTTGACACTATGGCTTCCAAACCATAAACAAGTTGTGCCACGCTTAGCCTTCTTCTCAATGGTTATGGAATTGACCAATCCCACTCTGGTTGCCTTATCAAGCCAAAGGGCAAGGCCGTCAAAATAAAAGAGATTGACTTTTTCGCTATTGTCATAACCTTGTATCTGCATTTTCCGAATCGCTTTCCATGCCTCAACGTCATTTTCAGACTGGAAGAATCGCAAAATCGCTTCCAGTTCTTCAGTGGTCGCCTCTGCGATATGGGCTGAATCTACGGCATCAAGAAATGCTGATATAGAACGATCGGCTAACACCAATCGTTCCGTTATAGCCTGAAAGCGCTCATCCTGATTTTCTGACAGTTGCTCAATTTCTGATACCTGGAGATTGAGCCACACTATCCAGTGTCCCTTTTTATGCCCGCCATTATTGATAGTGGCCGGTCGTGTATTGAATTTGCAAATCTGTTTCATAATATATTCTTCTATCTAATAATAGTCTTCCATTGTTTCCTCAAGGTAACTTTAGAGACATTTCTGTTGATTTTGAAATACCTCTTAAACTCCTGGGAATAAATAAGCGGTTGCATGGCTTTGCGACGGATTCGATAAGTTTGCCGGTATTTACAGAAACCCAGATATGAGTTGAGGGTCGCAAGAATATGGTCAAGGTCAGCTGAAGTGATTTCTTTTGCTGGTTGTTTCATAAATTCAGCAATTTCCTTGGCTTTATTAGTGAATCGCCCAATAGTTCTGTTACTCAAATACAATCGGCCATTCTTAATGTATGTGCCAACGAATAGCACTCCATGACTGGCTGGTTGGAAGTATCGTTTGTCCTTATGAATTACCAAGTCCATAGATTTTATCTTAATTTCAGCAGCATGTATCAACCACTTCAATGCTTCTTTATCATTGCACACCAAGATGAAATCATCCACAAAACGATGATAAGCGGCCCTGATGCCTCTTGCTCTCAGTTTTTTCACGCAATCCACCATAAAGGCATCGAAATCGGCCATAAAGAAATTGGCAAATAACTGAGTGGTAAGATTCCCGATTGGGGCGCCACGTCCTTCTCCAGTCCTGAACAATGATTTATTATGAGCCAATCCTGCCCAATCTTTTGGGTCTGAATTAAACACACAGTTCAATTCAGGACGGTGCATCACAACCACATCCAGTAGCCATATCAGCAGATTCTTGAAATCACCATGATATTCGGCTTGTGCAAAATCAATCAGATTATCGCACATACGGCGTTGGGGCAATGACATGAAGAAGCCTACCAAGTCTCCTCTGAACAAGTAGGCTTCCATACCATAATCAAAGGTGACTTCTTTGATGGCTTCAAACACCCCATCAACTGCCGATTTAGTCCCAAACCCAACTCGACAGTTATGAGTTACATTACCGATATTTTCATTGAGTTCTTCAAAATGAGGCACCAACCGCATACAAATCCAGTGATGAATGATACGGTCTCTGAAGGCTGCTGCAAATACTTCTCGAAGTTTAGGAAATCTTACAAGGAAACAGGTAGAGGTCCCTGGCTTGTAGGTTCTCTCTATCAGTTCCGTTGTAAGTAAGTCCAAGTCTTCGTTAGCGATGGGAATGTAATCCTGGAATTGTTGACTGGAAGTCTTGCCTCGACAGCAGTCTTCATACGCTTCCTGTAAAGATTCCCTTAATCGAAGCCAAGCCTTTGTCGGATGAGCTACAGCAGGGCGAACCACGTTAGTGTTGTACTTGTTGTTGTTGTTGCTGTTACCACTGTTGAAGTTCACGTTCCACGAGTTGTTGGCACTGTTCTCAGTGGATGACCAGTGGTTGCCTGTGCTGTTTATATGCGGCTGTGCAGCTTCGTAACTCCGAACATAGTTCGTACCATGAAACGGAGTCAGCCGCCCATATCCGAGCAAAGCTCTAAGCTCTCTTCCGATGTTACAGCTATTAGGCTTCGTCATCGGAACCCTGGCTTTGTATTAGTGAGCCACGCCATGCTACAAGTTGACGTATCACTGCGTCAAAGGACGCAATAAGCTGCTTGTGCTTCGTAGCGCTAACGAGACCGGACATACAATTGAGCGTAATTTTAATCACACTCATTAAAGAAATAGCTTCTTCAAGTGCATTTTGTTTAAGAAAATCATCTTGATGATTATATGCTGCCGCAGTCCAGCGAATCATATCCGTAAAATTTTGGAGTAAGATGTCAGATACTTTTACAGTTTTCTTGGGCATCAATTGCACAATCTCTATGATAAGCCTCATAGAAGCGTGCAATGACCTGTAAATAGGCGTATTCTGAAATCCAGTAGCCTTCTTACGGGCTTCTCTTTTATTGCGACGGGCACGATTTATTTCATCATTGGAAAGCACAACAGAGTCATCAGGCTCGCTAAAAGGCGAACTATCAAACAAGTCACACACTTCCTCATAAGTCATAGATTTTCCGTTTATATCCATATTTTTAATTTTATTTAACGGTTTATTTAACGGTTATAGGCGAGCTGCTTAAAGCAGCTCGCCAGGAAGATTAAAGAAAAAACTGATAGGCTACAGCAGGGCGAACCACGTTAGTGTTGCACTTGTTGCTGCCGTAGCTGCCACCACTGCCGAAGCCCACGTCCCACGAGTAGCCGGCACTGTACTCAGTGGATGACCAGTGGTAGCCTGTGCTGTGCTGGGTGAACGGAGACGCACCGTTAGCAACCAAAGCTCTCCATAGAATCATTGAGTAGATTGGCTTCTCGGCTTCCACTAATGAATGGAAATATCGATTGATAGCAGCTATCTCAAGCCCAGTATAATTGCCATATTCCACGTGTGATGGATTGACATTAGATTTTATTTCATTGGGCTCCGAAGAATTGATTGCCGCTAAAATCATATCGTCAATTACACTCTTAGCCGGGCTGGTACCTTGACCTTCTTGATAGGTCTCATTCATGCCCCCAGTTCTGGATTTAGCAAAGAAACTATACTGGCGATACAATTCGCCACAAGCCGGTAAATACCAGTTCCCAGAAGCATATTGAGGATCAAGTTGCTCTCCTTCCTTCACTGTAGGCTGATAGAGATAACATCCATATCCTGCTGGATAGAGAAACTGTTGGTATTTCGTTAAGTTATTATTGGCTTTATGAAGTATTTCCATTGCGTTGGCTAACTCCTTCACTGTAGTTGGAATACCAGACAATTGATGTTCATTACCATCATCATCGGTAAAATAAATACCTACAGACTCATTTTCATCTGAAAGCAAATATGCGTTGATGATTTGATTCGCATGGCGTACAATTGCTTGCGTTTTTTGTTTTCCCTGCCAATCAACTACACAGCCTGATGCTTCAGAATAATCTTTGAACCCATCATCTTCGTTGATGTCAAGATAGTTGCCGATTGTCTGATAGTCATTATTAGGTCCACCTGTCAAGCCACGGGTTGTAATATTGACAATACCTGGCAAATCGAAAATACTGGAGATACCAGTAGCCGCACTAATTTCACTTTGTATGCTACCATGTCCGTTTGTATCACTACTCGGATAAAGCCCCCAAACGGAACTTCCAGCATTGATGAAACCACTTTCGCTTTTGAATGGAATATTTTCTTTAGCGTCAACACTAATTTGATAACCCACAAGTTTCCTTGTTTCCTTAAAAGATTCTGTCGGCTTATTATAACCAGTAAAAATAGTAGGCTCTGCTTCATTGTCGCCTTGCCACATTTCGTCAAGTTTATAAACAATACCAACCAATGTCTTATCTTTCATGTATTGATCATCGAATGTACCGTCTGCATAAGCAAAGTCTCCAATTTTAGGTACTCGCCGATAGAATCCAACCTGAAACTCTGCGGTTAAGATAGTGCCAGTAGTTTTTGTAAGCTCACACTGCGCCAAATAGCGCATGTCCGTACCACTCTCATCTAATTTGACTACTTGTAAAATACCATTTGCGGGGTCAACAAAAGTACCATAAGGCTTAGCGCTATCATCAATGCCCCATTTGATAGCCAGTTTCCCATCTTTGAGAGCGACATCATTACCGGTAGAAGGAGAGCATACCAATTTATACTGGTATATTCCTGTTTCAGCTATGTACGTTGGACCATTAACAGAAATACTGTTAATGGCACGCTTTGTGTAATTGATAAACAACTTATTGGCAGCATCGTCAATGTTCCCATAAGTATTTGCCAATGCCAATTTATTATCGAATGACAAATTACCACTCAAGCTAATACTACCAGTCAAATTGGCTTCTAATTGCTGCAACCACATCATAGCATCTACAGCAAACCCTGTCCATAATACATTATCAATCTCAACAAGATTGAGATTTTTAGCTTGTGTATAAGCAAGTTGTATAAGTGATTGTGTCTGTTGCTGAATCTGATGTTCCCCGATAATACGCAGTGTCCGCAGGTTTTCCATTCCTTCAACCAGCATACTTGCAAGATTAGGCTGACCATCAACAGTAATAGCGTTGACAGTGCCCGGCAACTCCACTTCAGTCAGTGTTGATGTTTTGGGGAGTGTTACACTGGTGTATGACGAACCGCTCAGTAACAACGATTGTAGGCGTGGCAAATCCGCAGAGAACGTACCAGAGAACGCTGACGCATTAGTAAAGTCTATTTCCTCAAGATTACGACAATTTGATATGACGATTCCTCGTGGATGAAATTCTATTGGAGCCCCGTTTGCTGACCAACACTCTAATTTTCTCAGTCGTCTTCCGGTTATATTTACATTACCATCTTCTCCGCATGGAAGCGCACCAAGATTGCCAATACTCTTAGCATAGTGCATCCAACGCAGTGTAAACTGAGTATTGGAGTCAGTATTGACAATGAAGCGTACAGTCTCTCCAGGGGCACAGAGGTAAGGCTCGCTACCTTGATTAACCCACTCTCCATCTTTTTTGGCATACAATGCTGCCATGCTACCACCAATCGCCAACTTCGGATAAATATACTGGTAAGCGGTGTATTCTATGTCGTATGTCGGCGACTGCCCTTGCTGGTTATTCACGGAACGGAAACTGAGGGTGCCATCACCACCTGTCTCATACTCACACCATGACATTAGCATCGGTAAACGCTGATTCATAAACTGCTTCTCGCACTCCAACTGGTCTCCTACAGCCTGTGTGATTGGGTCTTGACTCACATCGATAAGCCCACTCATCAACTTCACCTGAGCAACTTCGTAAAGCACTCGGCTCGTTTCATTATATGCCACAGCTGGGAAATATTCTTGAACCCAATAATAACGCTTCTGCATATATTCTTCTACACTTCCAGCAATTTGAGCCATGAGGGTGAAGATGTCACGCATCATATTGCGCATACGATCCGGATATGCACGCTCAATAAGAGTAAAGAGAATGTTGTTCTCACCATTCCAATAGTTGCTGCCATTAGCATCTTTAGTATGTTCCAACGCATAATACGGCTTAGTTTGACGACCTTGGTTATCGGTCTTCTTGATAGTATCAAGGTCGTCCTGCTTCCAACGCACCAATTTGTCAATCGCCGGATCAATCCACGGATATACGTTCTTGGTACGGTTATCCGTGCAAGCCTCCAGTTTGACAAATGATTGATGAAATACAATATCAGTAATGTCGAGGTACGCAGAAGCGTGAGCAGCAAAATATGCAACACGAGCCTTAGAGAAAATGTCATTAAGCACATCCATATTTGATGTCCCCAAAGTATTCATTGCCTCTTCAAGTGTCATATTTTGCTTGCCATCAACCGTATCAACACTGATAACAATTCCGGCAAGTTGTTCAGTAAGTTTAGGACTACCATAAGTATAAGCACGGCCATCGCTTCCCCACGCAGTAGGGACCTTGACAATTTTCTCGAACTTAGCGGTTGCGGGGTTAAAGTAATACACATTAAAGCGGTCTGAACCAGAATTGAAAATCCAATACTGATGGTCACGGACCAAATTATCACTATCCGCAATCAATTGAGCTTCAGTGCCGGCATAAGGCTTCAACAAAGGCGAACATGCAAAAACAAAATTAGCAAAGTCTGCAAAATGAGTATAGAGGGTGTTTTCTGTACCACCTTTTGCCTCATCCTCAATGCGTAGCACACCCTTATCTGTTTCTCCACCATCATACTTAGAGCCAATCTCAACTTCAAAAGCAAGTGTATCACTATTGCCACTCTTATAACAGTAGCCGTTTTTAATATCCCCGGTATTGATAGTTACGCTCTTGGCATAGATATTCCCTTCCCATGCGCCCTGTGTATTTTTATTGACAATCCAAGGCATTTGGAAAAGTGCTGCAATAGCACCATTATCGGCTCCAGAAACACAAAGATAGTCCGGGCTTTTCTTTTTATCGTAACCAAATGTTTTCTTATCGCCTTTACCGCTACCCCAAGTCTGGAAACCACAAAACACAGGATTGCCATTACCTATTTGATAAAAAGCAAGGAACGGCTTTTCGTAACAACAAGCATGGGTGTCCTGAAGTACCGGACGACCATCACTTCCATTATTGACAAGCGACTGCCAAAGTTCATCATAAGCCCAAATCGCACCAAGCTTATGGCTCTGCATTGGAGAAGCATAGTTACACTTACCAACCAATTTAGTGATACCGCCACGACCCTCTTCCAACTCATACTTGGAAGCATACACTTGGCTTACCCCATCCAGTGAGTTGAAATACGATATTTTCTTATAGTATTTCCCATCTTCTGTATAGTGAGTCGGATCATTCGCGTTATATTCATCAGCAGAGATTTCTTCATCGTCTTCAAAACCATCAGAAATGTTCCACCAATAATAACCTTTAGCAGAAGTTCCCTGCCCCTTATCAGTCATACCAGTAAACGTACCAGAGTGCTTAGTGTCAAGACTTTCGGCATTGCCACGCTCGGTGTAAATGCGAACATCAACAGCCACATTTTTCTGCTTGCTTTGATTTTCGCGAGAAGGGTAATGACCGCCCTCTGGAATACGGCGAAGAATTGTGTTAAGCCCCATAGCATTACACAAGTCATAACCAATCTCCGTACCATTAAAAATTGAGTTGAAACGCTTGAACAACTTTTTATCTTCAATAGTTGGCATCCCAGCCATGTAGTCATTCTGAATCTGAGTAGAACCAAGCTGCTGTCCTTTGTAAATACGAACACCATAAATATCAACGTCAGCTTCATCTGAGCCAATCACAATGTTCTGTGCGCCAGCTACGCCAATAGGTGTGAATCTGTCCTCATCAGTATAGATGAATGAACGATTGGATTTACCGTTGACATAGATACGAACAAGGTTCATGCCCTCACCACGCAAATTACGAATAATGTTAATTGCAATATGTTCACGGACTTCTTCTTGGTAGTGAGCATCGCAAATATCTTCCGTAAAATTATTACGACTCAAGCAAACTACACGCGTAGGATAAAATTTCAATCCTGTATAAGCCTGACTAAAAGGAGCTGAGGCGTCAATAATAGGCGCGTCACCCACAATATTCTTGGCTTTAAGGTCAAACTCAATAGTAATGGATCCCTCTACACCGTTAATATTCTGACCAGTATTCTCATTAAACAATTCATACGGTACAGTCAAACGATTGCCGGCGCCAATACTAAGAACCGGGACATTAACTTGCGCTCCGGTAGAATCTGATTCCAGATTACTAAGCCAACCTGTATTAGTGTCTTTCGGATTAGACAACAAGTCACTCAACTCATACTCGACCTCATCAATAACAATGCTTTGCTTTTCTGCTGAAATTACGACATTCGCCCCCTTGGTAGGTGCAAAGTTTTCTGAATTATCAACAGTAAAATTGATATTGTTACCAAATGTTACGCCTGCTGCATTGGTAAACACAGCCTGAGCATGAATTATATTCGGTTGTTCCTCGCCTTCATACTCCATAGAGAAGTTCTCATCAAAGGCATATTCCTCACCATTAACACACACCTGGCTCTTTTGGATATATGCTTGACCTGTATCTCTATCTTGTAGAGTTATATTCAGTTGGGTTTCACTTTGAACCGGATTGTAAATAGCATAGCGGAATATGGTAGCACGAGTCCAGTTCTGGAACTCTTCCATAATATCCGTAACTGCCAGAATAGGTGTTGTCGAAGTATCTCCTTCTGGAATATAGATAAATTGGAACTCTTGATGTTCTGTTTCTGCGGTATAGCTCTCACCAAAAGCAATCCATGCCTCTGCCTTTACTGCCCCACGCACTAACGTAAACTCAGCCTGACTAAGAACTGCACCATAAGTGTTATCGATATAAGTGGCGGTGCCCAGTGTATAGTTTTTCGTGTAACCGTTAATTTTGATACGAAGCTGCTTCTGTACACTACCGGAAATACGGAAGGGTAACTGTACACTCGCGCCTTGATAAGCAGTTGCAATAGAGCCTTCGTAGTTTGCAGCAACATTAGAATACACGATTGTCATTGTAACAGGACTGGCAGAAATTCCACTGGTTTCACCAGTCGCAACCAAGCGCACCTGATATGTAGCATCAGATGTCAAGAGCTTACTCAGGTCAATCACCTTGGTCTGACCGGATTGGATATTCACAGTAAACTCCTTGCTGGAATCCCATGAACCCCATGCTCCATTTGAGTTCTGTGTACGACAAGACACAACAATGGTTGCATCTTCATCTTGGGCCGTTGTTTCCTGAGTGATAGGATTGTACTGCTGCCACAGATAAGATACTTCTACACTTGCAATTGGCTTACTGGTCACAATCGAACCTGAAGAGATTCTGGTCAGCTTAACGATATTGCTGATTCCACCTTGTTCTTCAAGTAGCGGAATCGCTATATTAGCCAATCTCAAATCCGCATTAGAATCAGGATCGGTCATATAATCATCATAAGCAGCCTTGTCCGCAAACCCCCAAAGATGATAATAACCATCGGTATCTTTAGTTTGTGGAATGACTGGATAGCCTATCTTAGAACCGAGCTGGCTCTTCAGAAAGGTTTCAATGTCTTCAATGTCCACGCTTTCTCTCAGTTCTTTATTGCACCAAGGTTCCTTTAGCGAGGTCAAAGTTTTGCGAATTACAGTATTCTTTGCCATAGAAATTATTATTAAAATATACTATTTGCGATTTGCACCCCAGCCGGTTCCATAATCCCAGCCATGCCCATGTTGCCACCATCCACCGGCTAAGCAGTTGCTAACGGCTTCCCATATCAGGCGAGTGCCTTTATAGGTTGCAGATATAGCACGACGGCCATAATACCGGGCTGATAATTCTAACTTGTTTCTGATAATCATTCTTCAAAAATGTTATATTCGACAGTATCAATAATCTGGTTGTTTTCCAACAGAGCATCATATTCTTCTTGCGTGATGTACACAGTGGAATTTACCGACGCAATCATTTCGTTTACTTTCTCAACCAATTTATTAAACTCAGCAGCTGTAAGTTTTCCACTGGCATTAACTCCTTGGTTAGCAGTCTTAGTTCCTATTGTCAGTTTCTCTATAGCCATATTATCAGAAAATTATAGGGAATGAATAATCGAAATGATCTGCCAGTCCAATCTCGCATACAAAAAGATCAGAACCGTCCATTTCGTAATTTAGTGTTAGTACATTGTTGCCATCCGTAACATCCAAATCCTCAAAGCCAAGGTCTGTATTTAAGTCATTGACATTATAACGGTGCCAAGTAAACGTAAAATGCTCCAACGCATATTCCAAATTGACCGGCTGACCTTGATAATATACAGTAGCAGTTAATACGGTTGCGCATACCCCATTCTGAAAGGCGTTACCCTTAGATGAAGTAATTTGAACCGTATATCCTTGAACATACTGTTTAATGATATTGAATGTATCAGTGTATGTTCTGGAATCATTCAATTTAATTTCGCATTTGAATGACACACGACTCTCGCCATGATATGTGATAGTGGCGCCATTCTCATCAGTGGCCGGCGGTGTAGTAACATAACCATACCAATAGCAAGAATCAGGAAACACCTCCAGTGTATTGCCGTTTGCACCAGGTATTGCAATCCATTCGTCTCCGATTAACAGATACCATTGACGCTGGCTGGACGATGAAGCAAAGCCAACCTCCTCCAACGACATCACAATAGATGATGGGCTACACGTTTTACCGTTTGTAGAATCCTCTTGTCCGATGATAGTAAAGGTGTCTTGTCCGAGAATACGCATATAACGATTTGCCATCTCATCCTGCGCATCATCAGATAAATTATCCCAATTAAGTGTTACATCTTTACCAAACGTGACTTTTCCATTATGATCCCATTTGATATTCTCATTAGCCAAATGACCAGAGCCATCCTGATTCAGTCTGAATGAATTGGTACGAGTGTCAATAGCACCGGTTCCATCATAATTCAATCGAAGCAATGGATTTTGGATAGTACCTCCAATACCACCACGCGAAAACCATGCGCCATAGTCATTGGTTTCATCCAAAATATCATCAGTTGGCTGGTATTGCGTGCAATACTCTCCAGTTTCTAATTGAGGTGCAGTAACGTACAACACTTGCTCATCAGGATTGAGACTACCGGCAACAGACTGATATATTGAGCTGGTGAATGTAGGAATCAGACTAAGCAACAAGTCGTCCGTATCTTTTTCAGGAATCAGTAAATCAAAGAACACATGAAGCCTACGCCACTCATGGCATTGATCTGATGCTATTTGAAGTGTGCCAATGACTTTCCCGTTTTGTTTGATGCCAATCTGACACGGTTTTCCAGCATATCCCCAGAATGAAAAACAATATCGCTCCTTTGCATGGGTATTCAGCCACTCTCTGCTTTGAGCAAACATTATCAGTTCACTGGAGTTCATTGTTTTGTACACGTTACCCATACCAGTTGGGTTCAAAAGCGTGTCATTGTCAATAGTAATACTGCTCAGAAAATTAACATCACATGAATTTCTAAAACAGTTACGGTGTATTTTACCTGCATAGAATGTGGAAGCAAAGCCATTTTCATCTCCGGCAGTCAATGTACCTGAAATATGAGCGGTCTGGGAAGCATACAATTTTTGGATATACGCACCATACCCAGTAAGAGTGCCAAACACTGGATCGTTCACTCCTTCAAGTTTACCGATACGCATAGAAGTGGCGCTGCCAAAATTAGAGATGCTATCCAATAATATAATGTTGAAATCAGCAATCTCTACCCAATCATTTACCCCCAAACTCTGTAAATCCAGCCTGAATGTACGAAGGTGTCGTCCTGAATTAAGAACATTGATAGCCTGAAAGTGATAATGCCAATCTTCGGCAAAATCTTCAGTCCATTCTGCATCCTTTACATTAGCAACCGAATACCCAATCTCAGCATTAACAGTTACTGCTTTATTGGCTCTGGCCTTATAAGAAACAAGCACTCGCTTTTGGGCTGCAACCAGTTCATAAAATTCTTGGCTTAACCCACAGAATCCTGTCGTTGCTGTACTACGAGTTAAACGCACGATACGATTTTGGTCACTATCGTTCCCTTTGAAAAGTGCGGTTAGACCACTTCCTTTTACAATGTATTGCGAGCGTGGGTCTTCAAACGCTTCACTGGCAATATTTTCCGGCCAGCATATACTCTTGTTTCGGCCAAGACCATCAATGACATCCATGAACGGAGCTTTATCATCCGATGCTGTAAGATACAAGGCACCGGACCGGTCTGAGTCGAAAAGATTGGTAATTCTGGCAAAGTCAAGCAGCTCGTTAGTTTTAGGCGCATCTCCTTCCAACAGAGCCCCAATAAAATAAGGCACGTCTCGTTCAACATTTTGAGTGAGTATAGTGCCATCTGCATTGAATATGGGCTCTCCATTAGAATCGTATTGCGCCTCAGTGGAGAGCCGTTTTGTCGTGCCATACGACAATACGCACATAAGCGAATAGATGATATTGGCACCATCAAAATATTGACGACGTACAATATCACCAGTTCGTAAACCCTGAACCTTCTTTGAATCCGGGGCTATCAGTATTTGGTATTTTCCCAGTTTGACCGGTGCTGCCATTACTCTAACGCTATTACTTCGTCTCCTGAGCAAGAATCACTGACCCAAAAAGACCCGTTGGTACATGATATTTTTTGGACTTCAAGCTCATAAACTCTCATTTTCTTACGAACCGTGAGAGAATCGAAGGTGGCGTGAAAGCCTCCATTTGTTACTTCATCTTTGACTGCCCATCCATAACCCGCAAAGCCACTCGCAAAACTGGGCGATGAAACACTGCCGTCAAAGTAGCCGTTGCCAGAATATCGAAGACCGTCAACTACACCTTCTATGAACTTTCCGTCATCAAAGAATAGAGCATCTTCAATCAGTCTGGTGTGATATTGCTCGCTTTTTATTGCAAAATAATCCGCTTCCATCGGTTTGTCGAAGGCGAAAAATTCCCCATCAGTATTAAAATGGAGTGTAGCAGACCAGTCTAATGCCTTGTTTCTAAAAGGAGAAGTGGTCTGAGCAAAGAATGTATCAAACTTTAATTGTTCAATCGGATGTCCTTCTGCTTCACCATTAACATAGGGTATCTGGATGTTCAGTTTGCCAGTAACGGGGTCTTGATAAATCGCCGGCCCCTCAATAGTGCCAAAGCGAATTTGCTTGGGAAACAAAACGCCTAAATTATCTACGTCTGTGCGAAATGTTTCCAATACAGAAGCCCCATTCACAGCGCACTGCGCCCGCAATCCATTCACAAAGTTTCCAGCACCTTCTTTTGAAACAAGCTTAAAATTGTTGGAATAATCCCAAATATCAGCCTGTAGGGATATTTTACTGGTTTGTTTGCCATTGTCACTATCACCCAAGTTCATTATCATTCCAGGAGCTGAAAACGATACCACTTGGTTATTGCGTACATTGATAATATAGTCTTCGTCGAATTTAATTCCATGCCCGTTGATGATACGCAAATCGGAATCAAGTACGGTACGAGCTATCGAAGTAACGCTGCCATCCTCTGCTATTTGGTCTATCTTTTCAGAATAAAGGAGTTGTTTCTTTAATGCCCCCAAAGAAAAGCCATCATTTACGGCAAGAGTGCCCTCTACTGAAGCATTACCTTTGACTGACAGATTGCCATACACATTGGCATCTTTCATAGTCCAGTCCACATCGGATTTATTCGAGTTTCCCGAATGATAGAACTCATACTTGTCCCAGAAAATGCCATCCTTATTGATAAGGACATCGCCCAATTTGAAGGTGCCGTCAATTTCGATGTCGCCTTTCATTGATATGCTTTGCCGTTCTATGACAAGAGCATTGTTATCCAAATAAATGGACTTATTACCACCAAATGAAATCCCATCGCCAAAGTCTAATGTTCCTGTAATGCTGACATCGCCCTTAACTTGCAACCCACCATGCACAATAGCCCATTTCTTCTCATCCGCATCAATAGATACCTCAAAGATTTTCTGGCCATTGACACCGGCATCGAACCCGTACCATGCAGACAATGCGCCCTTCATAGAGTCGCCTCCACGAGATACAAAACCTGTGGTATCGCCGCCTTCGCCACCACTTCCACCTCCGCTCAAAACGGACAAAATAGAATTGGCAAAGAGGTATGCCGAATTTTTCATCAGAATTGTAGAATAGCCGGATGCGACTTTATCTACTTCTGCCTTTTTCTCTTGGTCAAGCACCGGCTCTCCATTGGAATCAAAAACAGGATTGCCTTCTCCGTCTAATACGAGCAAATCTTCAGAAGATGGGAAAGCCGGAGGATCAATCTCATTTGCTTTTACCATCCCCTGATAAAGCCTATCATATAAATGATACAGGTCACTTTTTTTATCAAGTTCTTCCTCGTTAAAATTAAGTCGTGCGTCTGCCATAACTATTTTTGAATTTGAACTTTCTTTGTTAAGAATCCACTATGACTGGAAGCAAACGATTGGATTTTTGCCTTCAATGCAATAAAACTCGCAAGGACGTTGGCCGGCGGTTGCGGCCCCATCATTGTCGGAGTCATCATTTGGCCAAGATAGCCGACCAAATCTGATAGGATTGTAGCAAGCTGTTGACCCAAAACGGCATCATCAGTACCACTTTTGCTGCCGACATACACAGTACCGTCTTCAGCTATCACAGCAGACTTACCCATCTCCATTTTTGCCTGAGAGCCGTCCAGAGTGACATTAGCTTTATCGTGCTCCAACACTATGTCGTCTTCGGTCATAGTGGATGTCGATTTTCCAGAAACATCATGCTTGATTTCCAAGCCATAATCAGGGTCATTTCCTATGACTTGCGTTGCCACATGCTCTGCATTTTCATCGGTAACAGCAATAGTCTTAGCTAAATCTTTGGTGTATTCGGTGGTTGTCTGTATGCCTGTAAGCTCCAGCTCATGTATATCTGGGGCATCTTCGTCATCCGGTTTATATTCCTCACGCTCACGCACACCCACCATGATTTTTTCATGGGAATCGAGCTGGATGAGGTCCACGTGAGAGAACATCGTGACATACTCATTATTGGTTTCAGGGTCTTTGCTGACAAGGACATCTGAATACAGCTTAGGAATAATGATATAACCTTGATTGTCCTTCTGAATGGCGGTCAGTAAAACACCTTCATGGTAGCCTATTTTAGCGTCATCAGATTCTGCAATTGACCAGTCTGCATATTCCTGTACGTCTATTGTCCCAAATAACTCATCACTTTCATCGGAATGTATCTTAGCAACATAACCAGTAACTTTAGATGTACCTCGGACAGCACCTGTTTGACTATTGACAACACCTTTCAAAGCTATAGCGCGTATAGCCTCGCGTATCATCTCATTAGATGAATGGTCTGTCAAATGTTTTTTTGTATTGTTACTCATAATTATTATTTCTTGTCGTTGTTGCCTTCTCTCTTAATGCAATACGGCAATGTAATTTTTTGACGGAATCCATCCTTTGTACCGAAAGTTGTAGTAACTTCCTCAACTAAATAGATACCATTCTTTCCGGGGTATCTGTTGTCAATTAACTGAACTTGTTGGGCGGTCCGAATATGCAAGTCACCAAATAACGTGAGCGCCCCCTCTATTCCAGTCATATTGTAACCTTCAAAATACTTAATTGCCTCTTCTGCCAATTTCTCAACGGTTGTCGGAATTTTTTTTGACACGAAAGCAATCTGAGTATAGAGCTTCATATCAACCTTATCGTTAGGGGCATCTGTCAAATACCGTTTTCCTGCCTTCAAAGCCTTCTTGCTCAATTTTGTTTCATTAACATAGCGATAACGAGAATTACTCTTAGACTCTGGTTTACCTGGGTCGTACTTGGTATTTCTCAATATTGTAATGTTAATAAACTTATCATCGGATGATATGCCCTTTGCCTTAACAGCTAAGAAATCCTTATCAGAGGAAGTCAAGGTCAGTCCATTGTCCGCAACATGATAGTCGAAATGGATAGGTACAATACCGGGAACCGTTGTTGCGTTCAATAATGAATCTCTCCCTGGATTTGAAAAATACGCCCGTCCTATTTGAATAGCTGGCTGACCATTGTAATCACTAACATAACAGAACATACCATACTTAGCCCATTCTGTCAATACATCCGCAACAGTTAGCTCGGTGCTCAGTTCTACTGCCCCCAAGTCAAAATCCATTCCTGCGGTGTCTGGGTGTAAAATCAATCCTGTGTCCTGAAGCATCTTGTATCGCCCCTTGTCGCCAAGAAAATCTTTTACCTCACATTTCTTCAATTTAACCTTCGGGCAAGTAATTGTCTTTAGATAACTGGCAAGGTTCTCGCACTCCAGTTCAATAGGGGTGTCCAAACTAACCTTGGTGATGTACCCATCAAACATCAAACTCATATATTTTTTTGAGTCCGGGCCAGTATTTTTGAAATTCGACAGATACTCTTGATACGTGTCATTATCATTATAAATTGTTTTGCCAGTATTCCCCGTTTTGGCCATTTCTGCAACCAGTGGGTCTGTAGTGTAACCCAGATAAATTTTAATACGCTGGCCTATTTTGAATGTATCAACAGATGCCACGGAGGTTTCAGTACGAGTTTCTTCAACCACGCCGCTATTTGATAGATTAACACTAATTTTCTGAAAATCTTTTTCTTCTTCGGCAGTTCTGGCTGTAATGGTCTTGCGAATAATAGTGCCACGAGGAAAACGTACTGAAGCAGTGCCAATCAGTTTCTTAAATGATTCTTCAATTTGCACTTCTTCAACTTCACAGATACGCATCACGTCCCCACTAATCTCACCATTGGGTTTTTTCTTGTCTTTCGGAGTCCACACCTCAATCAAAGAAATAAGAATGTGATAACCCGGTTGCTTGTTTGTATCAAAATCTGCCATAATTTTTAGATATTAGGAAGTAATGCGTCGAGGCCGGCGCCGGTTAATGATGACGTTGTACTTGTAGCAACATTCAAAACTGTCTTAGCTGCCATTTGAGCCAATTTGTTATCAAGAATAGCCTTGTACCAAGTGTCCCATTGAGATTCTGCAAGGTCTTTGTTGAGTGCAGCAATTGTGTCAGCCTGGATGGTAATTGCATCATCAGGCTCAACCGCAACACACGTAAAACTGTAAGGCTGGATGTTTTTGTATTCGATTGCATCCAGTGAAAAATCCTTGATGATGATACGAGTAACGCCAAGCAATCCGAATGTGATAAAATTCACGTTCACAATTCCATTGTATTGCATGATTTTCACAAAGCGTTTCACTGCTTCGGTCGGGTACACACCTTCATCATTTGATACAATAGAGCCACTTATGTTATATGTCAAATCACCACCAGAAACCAACTCTTTACGAGTGAAATCTCGACCTTGTACTTGAGTCAAGATTACGTTTTTACTGCTATTCATCGACACTTTTGGAGCCAGGTCGATATGAAAGACCGTCTTTGTGTCAAAAGGATCGGCCTTAGAAGACTGGAGATTGTGTTCAATCTCATTTCCAGGATTCCAAAGTTTTTCCAGCGTACTCTTCTTCTTGATTGTATAAGACTCCACGGTATTTTCATCCCAAAGCACATCATCATAATGTACCTTTTCTTGATCATCAAAAGACAATATCAGAGCTTCGGGGACTGGAGTACCATACTTGGTCTTAGCAATAAGTTTATGCCCGCCCTCGCATACAATAAAGCCAAAGTCCTCAGTGGACTTCTTGCCATTATTGATAAGCACTTTACGATTAGCCTCTTGTTGAACACGCATCGCGTCTCTCATCTTATCACGAGCATATCTTTCATACCTTGGAAGGAGGCTATTTAATTCTCCTTCCAAGGTTGACATGGCAAGTTGCTTGGCTACATGAACCAAAGCACTTTTATACGCAGATCTGGAAACATATTGAATACCGCCCTGAGTTTTTTGATAGCGCCAGTTAAGGCTGCTTACTAATTCAGAGGTTGCATTTCCTGCGTTAAACACAAGGTTAGACCATACACTATTAAAGTAACCCATACATTATGTGTTTGAAAGGCCATTTAGCATCATTGTTCCGTCGGCGGCGGCTTCATAGAGTGCGTAGGCAACTTTTTCTTTTAATTTTTCAATTATTGCAACATTGTTTTCGTTGGTCATATCAATTGAATCCACCTTCATCAAATTCTGGATGTTGATGTTAATCTGCTTCGGAATGGCACGCTCCTTCTGATGAGATTTATAGTCAGATGTGCTTGTACCATGCCCTCCACCAGAGCCTTTGCCGGCGCCATAATTATTGGTAGAAGTGTTTACCCTTGATGATCCTGCACCTCTCCATCCAACAGCGGTTCCACCTCCGTTACCTACTACATTGCTTGCTTCCTGACGGGTTAGCCTAATAGGAGTATAACTGTTTAAGCTTCGGTTAAACGCCTGACCGAGGAAGCCTGTATTTCCACCCTTAAATCCAGTAAATCCAAGCCCATAATTATTATTCCAAGAGAACTGCGATGGTCCACTGTCAAATGAAGCGCTACCCAAGCCAAAGCCTCCTGTTGTTGTGCCGCCACCAAATGCGGGAAGCGTATTACCAATGCTGAACGATGGAATATATGGAGTTCCAAATTTTACATTGCCCAGCATATTTAGCCAATCCATTGTATTAGAAAGCGGATTGAGGATGTTGCCAAATGCGCCCGTCCAATCTCCAGAAAGATTTCGGCCCAAGAAACCAAATGAATTGCTTACTCCTGTCATCTGGTTCTGGATATACATTAGATTGCCATTCGTATCAATAGCTTCATACTGTTCCAAGATTTCATTCCAACGATATAACTGACCATTAAGAGTGATTTCTTGATTCTGTGCAATATCAATAAGTTCATCTGTCGCGTTAGTAAATGCCCACGCTTGGGTAAGTAACGCATTACAATATCCCATCAGTGCAATCGCGGCTGGCTCTGAAGCAGCACCAGACTGTTTGACAGCATCAATGATTGACTGCATATTAGACGCCGCCATTTTTGCAGCTTCTTCAGCAGTATAAGTATGAACTATGCCATGTTCATCTGTTGTTGTATAACCATGAAAAGCGCCATTACTATATCCATAATTAGAATACCATGCCGATATATTGTTCGGATCATAATCCTTGATTGCAAGTCCTGCCTGATTTCCAATTACTCGCTGAATATAATTAGACAATGTACCGGCAGTTAAATTGCCAGCATCGAGTTCTGCCTTAAAATTCATAAATGCCTCACGCATAGGGGCGATTAAAGACTGAAGCTGAGTCCACATGTACAGGCGTGTTTGTTCGTCCTGTAACATTCGACTCAAATCCCAATCAGTATCTTTAATATCAGTTAATCCGATGAGGTTTTTAAGATATTGAGGATCGTTAGCGTGAATAATCTGGTTAATATAATTGTCAAATTCCTGTATGGTAGCACCTTTCATGCCTAACTTAGACACATTCATCCGCATACCTTCTACCAACTTTTCATAATAACCACCTGGTGACATGATTTCAGCGGTAGCAGCCATACTTGCAAAAGCCGCTTCTATACCATTTGTGGTAGAGTTACCAGTTCTTATGGCTTCTTCTCCATTTTTTCCTGTAACTTTATAAACATACTTACCATTTTCTTTAACAGATTGGCCCTTGAGGGCATCAGCAGATGTTAAATAATAAGCACCATTAAAATATACCAGTTTTTTATCAGTGTTAAACTTATCTTGATAAATAGCATTAAATGCTTTCAAGTTATCCGAACTCCACATGTCCTCATGCTTCTCCATGAGAGACTGGAATATACCAGTAGAAGCCTCCATCGGATTATCACCCTTTTGGAGTCCAAGGAGTTTAGCAGTCAAATCAATACGCTTCTCAATAAGACTATTGATCTCGGTGTATTTTGCTGTCTGGGCTTCAAGGTATTTCATTGTTTGGCTTTCTGACCCAGAAATGATACCACTGTTAATTGCGTTCTTCTTGGCAAAATCTTGTATCTCACCAAAAATTTTAGTGGATTTTTGAGCAGAGCCAATAACTTGCATGATACCTCCAATAATAGCTGCACCAGCTGCAACGCCCCATCCCCAAGGACCACCAACCATAGCAGCAGTGCCAGCAATGCCATACATTACACCAGCCGCATTGTCTTGCCATGTATCATTATCATCAGTTAGTTTGTGCATACCATAGCCCAAAGCAGCCGTGCCAACTAAGCCACCAGCTACATTGATGCCTTGCTGCATCCTAACTCTTCGATTATATAATTTACGCTCTTGCTGAACGCGGAGTAGTTCTTGTCTATTTCTTTGATGTCTTGCGACAATATCGTAAGACCCCTTATCATAATAAGGTACAAGATTTAATGGGCGCATAACGCGATGCCCCATTATTGACATACCATTTTTCGCCCATTGTGCCTGACGAGGAGAAAGTGCTAATAAGCCTCCCAATACAGTATTTGCTGTAGCATTTGTAACAACAGTTCCAGATATTTTACTTGTGGCAAAAGCCGCAGCAGTTCCAAGATTTCTAAATGAGGTAGCAATACCAGAAATATAGAACCCCACTTTTCTAATGCCCATGAGAGCAAGAAAAACGCTACGCAAAGCTGTTACTGCTTTAACAACCGGCCATATCATTAGCTGGAATTTAGCCCAAGCCTTGATTATTGGGCCAAACCATTTGTAGAATTTCACAAACCATCCGGAAGCATCAATCAAAATATTTACAAACTCCATCAAACTTTTAGACACATCCTTAAACGCCTTTGAAGCTTGATCGCTTTTTAGCCAATTGATTGCCGTGGTCATCATGTGTCTAAGCTGACCTTGTATGCCATTAAACGCAGTTACCCCCTTATCTGTAAATACAGATACAAGCTGAGCCCATAATCCTTGAAGCGTATTTTTCTTTTCATCTGCCAAATTCGCAGACAAGCCTTTTGCTAAGAAGTTCTCAAGATATACGTCTTCCCATTTGGCTACATGCTCCGAGAGAGCAACGGCTCCTGAAGCAGCTGTCTTATGAAACAACCGATAATAAGTTTCTACACCCAGATTCGCATTATTCAAATCCTTGAAAATTTCAAGAAGATTTTTTCTGGAGCCGTCTTTATTAAACCGACTTACGCCAATCTCATCCCAAGCAGCCTGCTGCTTCTTAGTCGGATTCACAACATTGGCCATAATAGTACGCAAAGTAGTACCAGCCTGAGAACCCTTAATACCAGCGTCTCCTAATACACCAATAGCAGCTGTTGCTTCTTCAAAAGGAACATCACCAGCAGATAAAAGAGATGCTGCGTATTTATAGGCTTCTGCAATTTCCGTCAATGTCGTGTTTGACATGGTGAAAGTATTGGTCATTATGTCAGCAGCATTACGCATATTGCTCGGCGCAATGTTATATCCAGTCATAATATTCGTTACCAAATCCGCAGTTTTACCTAATTCAGTATCACCCACCAACGCTATGTCCGCAATAGGACGCATGGCTTGCGATATAGCTTCTACATTCAAGCCAGCCATAGCCAAAAACTTTGCAGCATCGGCAACTTCGGTTACTTTGAATTTGGTTTCCATACCAACATTACGAACAGTTGCTGTCATTGATGAAAATCGACTGGAAAAATCGCCTTTTGAGTCGTGAGACTTCAAAATGTTCTCCACAGTCTTCATCAAATTATCATATTCCGCAGCTTGTTCTACAATATCGGAAACCATCATTCCCATACCAGCAAGACCGTAAGCAATGCCCATACCCTTGAGCATATCAATAGCCATACCGCCATTATTAGGAAGCGGAGTAGGACCCCAAAGCTTATATCCAAGATTAGTTGGGTGTCGCATTACTGAGGTTGCATAACGCCTTGTAGCTGCTGTGGTCGTACTGGATGAGCGTGAAGGCGCTGTCCTTGTACGCGAACTGGAACCGCCAATAGGTGCGGCGGTAGCGGCAGTACGAGATGCTGTTTTTTTCTTATTGCCAACACCTCCTAAAGTCACACCCATTGCATTAAGCTGTTGCACTTCGACTTTTGCCATTTGCAAAGCGCGAATCAGCTTGCCAATCTTCTGAGTAGCTGGACGAGTATCAATCTTAACCGAGTATTTACCCCGATTAAGCGCACTCATAGTTTCCACGAGACCACGGACTTTACGCTGTAAATCCATTATTGGTTTCGTAGCCTTATCCATTGATGCAACGGCCCGCTTAAACGAATTGATTGCGGATTGAGCGTTGGCTGCATCAACATTTACAATATAATTGACTTGATATGTTTGTCCGGTCATAATCGAATCAGTCTTTTACAAAGAATAGAGATAGGAGATGAGGCATGGGGAAAAGATTAGCCCCGTTACACGATATTTGTAACGGGGCCTTTCAACGAGTTATCGAATTACAATCCTAAAGCATTTGCGTGTCTGGTGATGACCATTTGACTGTGCATCCACTCCGCATCGCACACCAGCCTGGCAAAATCGTCTTCATCAAGGTCATCGATATTAACACCTGGAAAGTAATGTCGCAAGAGAATTATCTTTTGACGGAAATAGTCATCCTCTCTTACTTCCCAGGTTTCGATAAATTTATGACACGACCGCCGCGCATCTGAATGATGTTGTTCAGCTGTCCCATAAGACCGAAGAGGAACAGAGAGTCGTCATCAATGAGTTCCTTGTCGCCATCCAAGAAGCAGTCACGCGCAAGCTGACGCATAGCCGAAGCCTGATCTTTCTGTGCGAAAGTCATGTACTTGGAGAACGTGATGAACGAAGGCTGGCAGAAGTAGCCGATATAGACGTCCTTTTCATCGTCCGGATCACCGTCCACCATAAGCGGAAAAATCTTTGCTTTGGGGTTGTTTGCTTTCAGGTCTGCAACCTTCTTTTCAACGGCTGCACGGAGCTTGGGATCGAGTTCTTCGATGGGCTGAAGCTCAAGAGTTTCTTTTTCTTCCATGATTCGTTTATAAATTAAAGTTGATACTCAATATAGAATAGGGCGTCACTTATTCAAAGGAGTGAAAATCTTCAAGAAAAATGCGGCACCAGAATCATTACTGGCGCCGCATCCGTTCACTCTAATAAATCCTATGGAAGAAAATTATTTAGTGCTCAGTTCAATCTTGAAGGGGTTAAGCTCGAACTCTTTAGTGATGTTGGTGTCATCCTGTGATACCTCCATGCCATCCTCGTTGAAAAGACAGCCCTTCAGAGTCACAGTCTCCGTAGAGAAATCCTGAGAATTGAACTCGTTTGCGAAAGACAACACAAGATCAAATTCGCCCAGAGCCATCAAAGAGCCTTTGAGTGCTCGCAGCTGAACCTGAGTATTGTAGTCCATCGTAATCTGAGCAGTGTACTCAGTGTTACCAAAACCACGATTTACCGGCTCACCTCCAAGACCATAATTGGTCTCAACCTTCTTCTTTTTGTTCCACTTAATAGCGGTCACACCCTGAAGGATGATTGGATTAGGGTTTGCTGACCCCGTAAGTGCCAAGGATGTCAGCTGAACCATTGCCCATGAATAGGCTACGTTATTGATAATCATTGTCGTATGTAATTTTTATTACTGCTGACTAACGTAAAGACCTTCCGTAACCTCGATAGACTCTGCACAGCCCATCGGCACGATACCATACGAGAGGGTCAGCTTTTTGGTGACAAGAATATTCTGTTCAGCAGGAACGGTTACGAAAGCAGTTCCACTGATTTCCTCTGCACTCTCCATCTCATTCAGAATGTCTTTGAGAAGGTTCTCGAAAACAGTAACCTGAGCGGAAGACAGATTGCCATTAGAGGGGTCAACTTTGATAGGTGAGTTCACGTAAGGCAGCAAGGCGATACGAATAAGGCGACGAGATTTGTTGATAGTTCTGTTACGTGAAATAGTACAGAAATCACCAGCAGAACAAGTGTGGTCGTTAGCAAAGTATGTGTGTCCTTCCAGCCCCTCGAAAGAGCGTACAAACACATAACCAGCCTCTTCCAGTGCGTTGAGCTGAGACTTACTCAGGGCAGAATAGCTCAAGCCATTAGTAATGAGACCATCGGTAACAGTAGAGTCTCCGAAGCCCATTTCGATTGCCGGAACATAGTTCACCAGGTCGAACTGACGAACCCATCCGATAGACTCGCCAACACCAGCCTGTGTCAGAGTACCGAGAGCAAGTCCCACTACACCGACAGGGGTTGTCGATTCAAGAGACGCCTGCATACGGCGAACATCCTCTTCCATAGACTGAGACAGAAGTACAGTCACATAGCGAGCATCCACTACGCAAGAAGGAATCTGACTGATTGCAATCTGATTGGTGGTAGTCGTACCCACCTTAACCTTAGAGGTGTTTGCACAAAGCAGAATCGAAGCTGGAGCAAAATACTCATCAGCCAGTTCAACTGCCGCACGGTTGAGGTCGGCCACCAGACCGATTGAATAAGCGTTAGCTGCTTCATCAGGCTTGGTCCACAGCTGCTGCTCTGTCCAAACGCCAATCTGGAAGATTGAACCACTGGCTGCACGCTGCATCTCAATGATGGCGTTCCAGTCATTAGAGCAATCCGCAAACATCACGAACAGACGACCGCTGCCACCAGCCATGTTGAAGAACTGACGAATGTGATAGTAGGGAATACCTGCCAATACATCAGTGCTGGCATTGGTCTCGCTGTCCACTTCTCCAGTATAAGCGGTAATGCCAGCCTCGATTGCATCGTTGAGGCTATTCAGCTCTATCACCTTGTCCTTCCACGCATCTGCGATGTTTGCACCACCGCCGGTAGTCCAGAAGTCCGTCTGACCAGAGATGTCAAAAATGAGACCACACACATTTTCAATGGTGTTGGAACGCAATACCGGGATATTGCCGTCCGTGTCTCTCATAAAAACATTTCCTAATGCCATTGTATGATAGTTTTATTGTTTGAAAAACGGATTATGGTAAAGGACGGCATCTTTCAAAAACACTTTCGGAGTTTTTGAAGAGAAAACACCTCCCAGCTTGTCGATGTACACTGCCTCTTCTTCCGGGTGCCGCTTCAGATAAGCACGCACATCATCCGGGATTGAGGTTGCTACTGGAGACTGTGTGTCAGCTTTAGACTGCTTTTCAGCACCATCTGCTTCAGGTTGTTCTTTGTTGATTGGTTCCTCTACTTTCTGAGCCTCTTCCTTTGGCTGAGGCTCCTCTGTTTCGGCACCAACTGTATTTTCTTTTTGAGGTTCAACCTCTTTCGCTATTGCCTGTTCTGCAACAGGAGCAACATCTTCGGTTGTTTTTTTCTTAGCCATAAGATTATTGTTTGTGAGTTATAATTGAAAAGAGGAGCGGAGTTTCGGTGTCTCCACTCCTCTTTATCGATGATACAATTACACTTCGTGATTCAGCATCTCTTTTAGTCGCCTGTAGAGGCGGCGTTCTTGTACGGGGTCCAAACGATAATCTCGCCCGGACGAACAAGGTTGACGTCCATCTTGAGACGCATCTGGAAGAAGTACATCTCAGAGTTAGCCTGAAGGCGTTCAACCTTCACGGACTCTTCATCAGTACTGTAGTCGATGGCCATCCAGAGGCAAGAATCCTGGTCGGTAGAGAACTTACCGAAGAAGATGGTCGATTCCGGAATACCGTCAATGACAACGATTTCCTTACCCTTGAAGGTACGCTTATTGACGTCAGGGTTCTCTACATACTTGTAATCCTTCTGAGTGGTCAGATACTGGTCGTACAGATCCCAAGTGTCCCAGCCCATGACGAACTTGAGCTTCTTGGACTTACGAATATTGGAAGGAGTCTTCTTCCAAATCGCATAAAGGGCATCTTCTACGTCTTTACCAGTGGTGAAGGCAGTAGAACCGGCCAACACAACCTTACCAGAAGCCAGTTCGTTCTTGTCTGCATCAGTAGGAACAGTTGCAGCCTGAGCTTTGAGGTTGGCAAGTATGCGAGCAAGTGCGCCGTCAAAGTACTTCATCGGTCCAGCAGCAGAAGCGCCACCGAGGATGGTAGCCCCAGCAGGAGCTGTGATATTCGCGTCTATGCCACCTTTCTTGCCACACCAAATACAATCATTGATGTACTGGTCTTTCTTGTCAAGCAGCAGACGAAGCATCGTCTTCTGGACAGCGGGGTCAAGTTCGCGGAAAACGAGAGGTCCTTCAGGCTGAGCAAAGCGCCAATACTCTTCAAAATCGCGAGGATTGAACTCAAGGTAAACCATGAAGTCCTGCGGATCAAGGTAGCGCTCAGACAGTTTATACTGGTTGAAGCCGGTTGTATCATTCGCAGCGCCCTCGGTAGAGGTCGGTGTCGGCTTGTTGTCCTGAATGATGGAGCCCAACTGAATGTGAGGCAAAACGTAGCGTTTTTGAATACCGGGCTTCACATGAATAAGACCGGCCTCATAGGTCTCATTCCCCTTCGCGGTGTAAACAAGGAGGTCTTCAAGTACCTCGCCCGCATAAGTGTTACCGGCAAAATTGATTGTAGCCATTGTTATAACGTAGGGAGATTAAAATGTTTCAAATTTTACCTCGCCAAGTTTCTCCTTGATTTTGGCTTTCATCTGAGCATCAACGTCTTTCAACGTCTCCTCGATTTTGCCTTCATTCGCAGGGTCTTTAGCGATTACCTCTGTGATTACTTCACGAGCCTGGATTGATGCAAGAGTGCTCTTGACAGTGGCAAAGTCAGACTCAGCCATCTTTGTCCAAGCATCTTTTGCAGAAGCCTCAATTTTACCTGCCTTGATTGCATTATCGATAACCGTTGCAATCTCGGCTGTGAGAGCAGCTTGTTCTGCATCCTTGTACGCCTGAAGCGCCGCCTTAGTCTCGGCCAGTTCACTTTTGGCGTTAGCGAGGTCGGCTTCCTTGCCTTCGAGTTTGATCTTCGTTGCAGTAAGCTCACCCTGAGTTTCCTTGAGTGTTGCTTCTGCATTGATCAACTCAGCAATGCGAGCTTCAATTGCTGCGGCCTGAGTGTCCTTAGCGAGTCCAAGTTGTGCTGAAATGGCGTCGAAATTGTTTTTTTCGTTGTTTTCCATTTTGTTTTCTTGGATTGGTGAATAATTATCTTTCTGATTACGAATAGCGGTAATTGACTCGATAAGTTTATTTTCGTCCACTTCAGCAGATACGGCAGACATGATATTGCGCATTTCGACAGCGCTATCAATACCTATCATCTCGTTTTTCACTTTGTCACGCACCTTTTTAGAGGTCTTGATGACATTCTCTGATGGCAGGAATCCAGCTTTCACAGCATCTTTAGCGCTAAAGAAAGTACCGTCCGCATCTCCCTCGCCGTTCATAATTTCCGCAACCTTGTCTTTGGAAAGTCCAAACCGTTTAGTATAAATAGTTTCCAATTGTGAGCGGAAAGCTTCAACGGTTTGCTTTACCGATGGGTCATCATCCTCAACCTTTGAATTAAAAGGATTGTGAATCATCAACAATGAATAATCGTGCATATAAAGGTTATCACCAGCAGCCCAGATAACGCTGGCCATCGAAGCTGCAATGCCTTCTATTACACAATCGACTTCAATAGGACAAGAGCGAATAACCGAGAACGTGCTCATTCCGTACAACACTGAGCCTCCTTCAGAATTGATCATCACAATAATCTTTGAAGGTTTCACATAGTCTTGCAACCACAAGAACTCATCATTGAAGCAGCGAACACTGTACTCATCTACGGCTGAAAAAAAGCGAATGATAGCCGGTTGGCCTTCCTCAGCCTTTCCAACTACATATTTCAAATTTTCTGCATCCATAATTGATTACTCTTTTTCCAAGAATAGAGGATTGCAATTTGAGTAGGGTGAAATCACTCTTTTTTATCTTTGAATCCTGCAATGTCTTCAAACTTCGGATATTCGTGATTTGGAAGATGATCGGGGTTGGCAATCTCATTCTGGTCGCTTGGCTGAGTGAACGGCGGCACCGTGACATACACATCCTGGTAATTCTTATAAGCGTATGAAGTAAAGTCTTGAAACCAGATTTGATAATCAATCCAATAGGGCTGTAAAGCATCATCGAAAGTCAATGGCTGATCCCAATACTCCAACTGAAACCTTGACACAAGTGCCGGGAAATTGGCTTTCTGCGCTTCTATAGCAGACACTATACGCTTATAGACTTCCATGCCTTCACACTCCACTTCATCATCACTGTTGTTGAGGCGATTCAACACATAATGAATACGCATAGTGCCTTTACCCTCAGCAATGTTAGAGGTACCAACATTGTAGTAAATATTGATAAAATGTATAAACACCGCCGGGAACACGAGCCCGTATTCCTTATTATGCGTGTTATATTTAATTCGATTCAACTGGCCATTGTCCAATTTGATAGTTTTGAACAATCGAGGACTTTTAGGGTCTTTAGGGTCCTTTGGAATAGACTCTAAAATTTTTCTTACAGCCTTGTACGCTTCAATCATCGGGTTGGTTTCCACAACTTCCTGAACTTCGTCAATTTCAGGCTCCGGCACCACAGGTACCTCTTCTGGCTCTGTTGGGCGTATTGGTTTGTGTTTATCAATAATCATGGTCTTACACCTGGGAATGTTCTAAAAATGATTCTTTCCAATTCTCGCAATTTGTCGTTCATCACAGACGAGTCACGCTTCTCTGTTGGCATGAATTGTCGTTGAGGCATATTGGCCACTCGACCAGTCCGTATAGATGGATCGTCCGAATTATGTACTGCGGCGAAACAAAAGCCTTTGTGATTATAAGTTCCGTTAAATGCCCTTGGATCAGTAAAAACTTTAACTTTTCCTTTGGAGCGATTGTAGGATTCTGTTTCATAGGTGATAGAATTTCGCAATGACCGAGATTCCACCAGTCCACCAACAGTGAAGCCACCTTTGTTACGTTTAGGGCTATGCCTCCAAACCACGCTGCCTCTTGTATTAAAGCGTTTCATATCAAAGGACTTTTGAAAAATATCAACGGCAGATTGTCCTACCGACACTTGAAAGTTCCAAAGGTTCAAGTCAAACAAGTGAGGCAGCGGTTCCCATTGCTCACGAAATTGCTGTGGCATCAATGGTATGCCTTTATTCACCTTCGCCATCTTTCAAATACTTTGCTTTGAGACGATTTGCTATGGCATTGAGACGGCCAACATGCCGCTCATCAACTTGAAAATATGGGTGTTCATCAGAGAAAATGCGACCACCAAGAGCCACACTTTCTTTGAATGTACGATTAAACCAATCAGGCATCTCAGGTATCACAGATGCTTGAATAGAAGCTATGACTGTTGACGTATCTTCTACCAAATAACAGCGACAATTATGCTCAATAGGAGGAATAAGCCATGCTGGAAACATTGACTTAGGAGCAGTAAATCCTTCATACTGAAGATGCCACGGACGTACTCGCTCATCACCTTGCGTCATGTACATTAGAGTCGTGTCGTTTCTAATCGTCGATAAATAGGCAGCGACAATCATGGCATATTCTATGTCCATGTTTTCTGTACGCATATATTGGTCATGGAATTTAGAAAAGACTGGCAGATAGAAATTGAACCAATCTTCATCTTCCATATCTTCTGCTTCCTCTTCTGTTAGCGCTTCTTCTAACTCTGCCATATCATCAGCCATGTGATATTCTTCCACAACCGCAAAGTCAACCAGATTATCAACTGCGGACAAAATGATATTCCGCTGAGCTATTTGCTCATTGTCAAGCCCGTCAGCATTGCGTATGAGACGTAACGCTTCCTCAAAGTCAACCCCAAAACCGGCACACGCTCTTCTAATGGCAATATCAGCACGAGCTTCCATTAACGCCTCTAAGGACTCCCATTCATCCTCATGTTGGATAACACTAATGACGAAATCGTGGAATAGAGGAATAAGTATTGCCACTTCCTCTTCGTGCCGGTCCTTGTTGTCATCAGGTTGTCGTAAGGCTACTACATTGGAGAGAGGAACCGGACCTATTTTCCCCTCTCCCGAAGAAAATTTTGCGTTTCACGGGCATGACCGTATCTACGGAAATATTCTTCATCGGTTAAATGTCTGGTAGCTGTACGGCTATACCCCGCGCCACTTCCACCGCCAGTCGGACTACCAGCCATGCCGTCCATCACGTTGAGTTGTCGTTTAACCTTCACACCAAACTCTTGCTCAATTGTTTCTGGATCCATTTCCCATGATGTAGTGAGGTTCTGGAAGAGGCGTATGCGGTCTTCGTCGGACATCTCAATGCGCTTAGAATATTTGAACTCCAGTCCATCCGGTAAATAGCCCAAACGAACCAAACGAGGTATTACGGTCTCGTTCATTACAAGTTCTATGTAATCGCGATACACCTCAATGCGGTCTCTGAAGATATTCTCATGCGCTCTGGTTGCGCCTACATACGACTGGGTTGCTCCCGCCATAGACTCTGATCCAAGAATAAGGTTGGAGACATCTTTATCCACAATTGAAATCAGCCCAGTGAACACATGCTCAGAGTTCGACATGGTGAATGTTTTTATGTCAACCTCATCATTAAGGCCGGTAACAATTACCTTATTTTGAGCCGCACTCGCAATATCATTCGCCATTCGTTTGCGGTCAACAGTGTTTTCAGACTCAGTTTTGCCATGAATAATAGGCTGACCGTATGTGTGAGAAAAATTGACATAATTGGCAAAAGTGAATTTTTTAGCCAAAATCAAAGGAGCGACAGCCGAGAACAGCCCCAATTCACCACTGTTAATAAGTACATAGTGGTCAGAATATTTAGGGTCATCAAAACTCCACTGTGGCATCCAAATACCTTGACGCTGCACAATTTTTCTTTGGTCTGCCAAGATATTACGACGCTCCACATAGTTGACCTGAAGACCACCGCGTTCTGCTTCTGGATTAACCAAAAACTCTAATCCTGTATAGCCATATAGTTTTGATTCTGCTATACCACGTATAATCTTCAAAAATTCAGTATTCTGAATTTTTCTGGTAGCAGCTATGTCTTTGGTATATTTCCCTTTCTCATTTTGACTTGCCATCATAAACCGCTCTCCAACAATCTGGGAGAACAAAGTTTCCATAACACCCCGCAGATGGGCGTCTTGCTGCACACAAGCATCATAAATGTCTATCAAACGGCCACGGTCATCCAACACCGTACCGTTCTGTAGGTGACGATATGAAGATTGGAATCGACATCTGCGCTCGATTTCCCTAACATACTCCTGCACGCTTTTTTTGCTGGTCATAAATATGCTTTCCAGCTTTTGCGTGACGAGCTCTTTATCTGATAATTCTGCGTTAGCCATTTGTTACTATGTTTACTTTCTGAAGAATAGAAAATTCAAGATGATTTTGTTTTAAGACCAAACACACAATTATCCAATAAAAATAGTCGAATATAAAAATCTTATTTGTTGCTTCTGATATAAAGAACTATAAATCAACGATAATAGAAATATATTATGCTAAAAAGACTAATTTCGTTATTGTTATATTGAATTTTTTATGTACCTTTGCAGCGACAAATCAAGTTTCACTTCAAATTCAAAACATTATGGAAGAAAAAGAGCGTAGCTATTTCCGCGTAAAAACGGAATGTACAGTCGAGCTTCCAAACGGTGCTTTGGGTAAAAAGAAGATTGAGGAACTGATACTGGCAACGAGCTATACCGAAGCTGAAATGCTGGTACACGAAATCATATCTTCTCTGAACCGCACCCAATTCGGAAGCGTTCACTATGAAATCATCAAAACCAAGATTTCCGATGTTCTATTCAACGACACTCTTGCCCAAGAGCAAACAGTGAAAGATTTTTATTGCAACTTTTTTGAAGAAGACGAAACATCTGGAGTTGGCCTTTATATGGTCAAGGTAATGTTCCTAACTCTTGACGAAAAAAGTGGCAAGGAAAAGAAAACAATCGAAGATTTTTATGTGCCGGCACTTTCCAATGCAGACGCAAACGAGAAAATCAACAAACATCTGGGTAAAACTATGTCGGACTTTGTAATCCGAGACACCAAATTTGACAAGACGGAAGCTATTTATTGGCCGCTTGACGTACATAAAAGTAAGGTTGAGAATTTCTCCCTTAGCTGATGTTGGGTCAGACTGGGAAAGGCGAAATCAAACTCCAGTGTAAAGAGCAATCCTTTCCTGAATTTCCTAACTTGCTCTTTGGTCAAAGCGAATCTGGGCGCTCGTATTTTGATGCCACATACTATCTGTCTCAAATGACAGAACCCAAGCCCATACAGCCATTCTTTAATCAGTATCGTTATCAAATCAAATCACTTTGCGATACATACGAAATTGGAGACGACCAAATATGTCTCATCAACGAAGAAGGGCATTTCCTAATTGATGGAACATTTCTGTTTCTGTTCATAGCATTTGTCGAACCTGACTTTCTGGCATATATGTGCGATAGAGTTTTTGAGCTATTTGCGCACGGGGTTGCTGTTTCAGATACATACCTTGTATCGGCAGCACGCTCCCGCTTGTCCAGTAAAGTCCTTACTGAGATAAGTAGCTATGAAGAAAAATCTAAACAATAAAACCAGCAATCCAGTTCTGGTCTTTAGTCCTCTTAAAAGATTTATTGGCTACTTTCATTCATTGACCGCTGCGGGCATAGCCTTTAAGACTGCCAACTCTGTTATCTATTCGGCTTGCACTGGTCGCAGCATATCCAGTTGTGGACTTTATTTTCGGTTTCTGGCTCAAGACATTGAAATAGAGGCAAGCGATTACGGCACTTTGAAATTGGAAGAATATGATAAAATGTGCGGGGTCACTCGAACATACTATCCTACAGCCAGTATGTCACGTAAAGGAATGAAATATAAACAATATTCTAAAAGTAATAAGAAATGAAAACTATCAAGGTAAAAGTCATCAATCACTCAAATAATGAGTTACCTCAGTATGCAACCCCGATGTCAGCCGGCATGGATCTTCGTGCGTTCACTGATGAGCCGATAACCATCATGCCCGGTGAGCGCAAACTGATTCACTCCGGTATCAACATCCAGCTTCCTGAAGGCTATGAACTTCAGGTCAGACCTCGTTCAGGGCTTGCGCTCAAACATGGAATCACCCTGACAAATGCACCTGGCACCGTGGATGCAGATTACCGTGGCGATGTTGGGGCTATAGTTCACAATCTCGGTACAGAACCTTTCATTATCAATAATGGCGACCGCATTTGCCAAATCGTTGCTAAAGAATACGTGAAAATTGAATGGGAGGAAACCGACTCCCTTGATTCAACAGAACGTGGTGAGGGCGGTTTCAACTCTACCGGTATCAAATAAACACTTACAGTAAATCAGGGAGGGTCTGTTGATCCTCCCTTAACTATATACAAGATGAATACTCAAAAATATATTGCCGACCTCGTTAAAAAAATAGCCAAATACAATGAGGAATATCGCAAAGGTACACCGCAAATATCGGATGCCGAATACGACAAATTGATTGATGAACTGAAGGAGCTTGACCCAGGCCACAAATGGTTTCAGCACATAGAACCGGTCATAGTTAATAAAGACCGTAAAGTGAAGCTACCAATTCCTATGAAATCGCTGAATAAAGTAAAATCAGTAGCCGACATCAAACAATGGCTTAGCTCAATGGCAATTCCGGAAACAGCTAAATTGGTAATCACTCCCAAATTTGATGGAGTGTCTTGGCTCAGAGATGAAATATCCAAAAAGGTGTATTCAAGAGGTGGCGCCGACAACGAGGGGCAAGACTGTTCTCCGCACTATGACTTGTTGGCACTACACAAAGAAGATGGGGAAAGCGGCCTTCACTACACTTTCGGAGAATTGGTCTTTGATTGTAAAACATGGGAGCAAGAATTAGCTGGAAGGGCTTCAGATTCTACAGGAGAAAAATTCAAATCGCCTCGTAATACCGTAGCTGGCTTCATAAATCGTGATGAGCCGTCAGAACTCTTGCGGCATACCACATTCTACCGATACGGTGTAAGCGAACAGGATCTTGACAATTTCCAAACCTACACTCAACTATTCCAAACTCTTTGTGAGAAATATCATCAACACATCTATGGTACAGTAGTAACTGTTGCAGAACTTGACGAAGCGAAACTTGCTGAATTATTCAAAGAATGGCGCAAGGATTTTTACATCGATGGACTTGTTATTTATTTGGATGACATCCTGCTTTGGAAAACAATCGGACGACAGCAAACCACCGGCAACCCCCTGTACGCAATTGCCTACAAACACCCAGATTTTACTGACGTATTTGAGACAACCGTGAAGGGTATTGACTGGAAAATTAGCAAAGCCGGCGCACTAAAACCAGTAGTCAACATAGATGCAGTTAATACTGGCGACTGCACAATGGAGAACCCAACAGGTTACAACGCTAAATATATCTTTGAAAATAGCATTGGGCCGGGGGCACGCATTGCTGTAACACGTTCTGGCGGCGTCATTCCCAAAATTCTCAATGTCATGGAAGAAGCTACGGCTGAAACGATGATAAAGCAACGCGACGGTCTTCTATATTGTCCCAATTGCGGCCAGCCTACCAAATGGAATGATTCAAAGGTTGAGCTGATTTGTACCAACCCAAATTGTCCAGGCATCCAACTGGCCAAAGTGATACACTTCTATACCACGCTGGAAGCGGAGCAAATGGGTGAAGAAACAATTGCCAAAATGTTCAAGGCCGGATATGACACCCTACAGCGGATTCTTGACATCACTTTTGATGAACTCATGCTCATCGATGGATTTGGCGAATCAATAGCCAATGTAATCCTGACCGCCAACAAAAAAATTCGCGACGGCGTTGACATCATCAAGCTCATGCACGCCAGTGATTGTTTCTTGGGTATAGGACAAGTCAAAGCAAAAAGTATCGTTTCAAATCTATCCGAAAATGACAGATTTGCATTTACACATGGCTATGTTTTCACTGAAGAAGGGTTTGATCAGACACCTCAGTTCCTTGCCCTAAACAAAACCATGCAATCCTTCCTTAAAGGCATTGTACCATTCTATGATTTTGTGGCCCGCAACAAACTAAAGATCCTCCCTATGGAAGAGCCGAAGAAAGCAACAGGCGATAAATACGCAGGAATGAAAATTTGTTTTACCGGTGTCCGTGACAAAGAGTTGGAAGCAGAAATTGCTGCACAGGGAGGAGAGGTGGTTAATGGTGTGTCTAAAAACACTACCCATTTAATTGTGGCAGACATCAATTCGTCTTCGAACAAGGCTGTAAAAGCAAAATCACTCGGCATCCCAATTTTTACAATTGAAACATTCAAACAGTTATAAAGGGCTATTGTTCATTGAGCCACTGACTATTATATCACATTTTAGTCAGTGGCTTTTCTCTTGCCTTAAAAACAATTTGCTGTAAAAAGATATATTTTCAATAAATCTTTTTGCGGTTTCATTTTCATTATGTAACTTTGCAGCACAAAAATGAAAGTATAAATAATATGGGACAGAAAAATCAAATTACAACCAGTGACCATCTTCCTTATGATGAGTTCACAAGATTCCTGGATTGCCTTCATAAAGACGGAGACTATCGCTGGGAAATGTATGCCCGACTGTCGTTCTGTACAGCCTGTCGAGCATCAGATACACTTCGCTTTCGATGGAAAGATATTCTGGGTGTTTCATCAGTAACTATTGTTGAGCAAAAGACAAAAAAGACGCGCCAGATTCCATTTAACCCCTCGGTTCAAAAAAACTTCCATGAATTATGGGAACTATTGGGACGCCCGGACAAGAAAGACTACATCATGGCATCTCCGCAAGGCGATAAACCAATGACCATTCAGTATGTAAATATTAAACTCAAAGAGTTCAAGTATAAGTACAAACTGCGCATTGACAATTTTTCCACTCACACTTTCCGTAAGACCTTCGGTAGATATGTTTATGACAAAAGCGAACATAGTGCCGAAAGTTTGATTCTTCTCAACAAGATTCTCAATCACAGTTCTATTCAGATCACAAAGACTTATATCGGAATCACACAAGAAGAGGTGGCCGGAATCTTCGCCTCTATCAGCCTTTAATCAAGGCACCAAATTGAAGCACACGCACAGTTGTGCCCTTGCATAATTTTATATTCCACACATACCGGTCATTATCCACAAGGGCATGGCGCATACATTTATCACTTGTTCATATTGCGGCAAGCGAGAAGACCTTGAAGCCTTCCGCTCAATCAAAAATCCGCTGGTTTCTAAAATGAGAAACGAGCAGATGTGCTTTGATTGTGCCTACTGGATAAATTGGCTCAACGCCCCGGAACCAGACACAATTGTTGTCAGTGGTAAACTGTATAAACTGACCTCTTCATTAAATCTGCTGCCACTCAGCAAAACCAGAGCGAAGACATTGCAATTCGTCGTGAAAACCGGAACCAAAGAGGTATATGCAACAACCGGCATGGTTCTTCGCGGTGCAATTCCTGCAAGACTCTCACAGTTGGTTCCAGATCAATACAAATTCATCACACGAGATGAATACCGCAGGGTTATCGGATTTAATGCTGAAATGTGCCTATCAAAGGGATGCTTCGACCGATACCATTGCTTGTGGTACCGGGCCGACATCGCAGAACCAGATGAACCGTGGAATATAATACCAAAAGATTATCAAATTGGCGGTGAAAACTGCCCAAGTTTCATAAACAAATATGGATTCAATAACAATGGCCAACATCATCATTTATATCCTTCTCGTGGCAATACTTTGGAATGTATTGGACATGAAACGCGAACAGCGAGCAACGAATAATGCCCTCAATATCGTAACAGAAACTCTAAAAGAGGTTGCGCAATACGTTGACCACAGTAACGAAAAAGAAGCAAACACAATCCGGGCACTCAATGAAATGTGTAATGCCCTCAATCAATCGTTCAGCACGACCGGCGCATTTATGAATCATACTTCATACGCCCTTCAGAACATTGTCATTTGTATGATCCCTTTCATTGATGACATCAAGCAACGGGCTGTGGCAAATGAAGAATATGAAAAGGCTCAGGAATGTGTGAACATCATCAAGAATCTGACAGAGATTGCAAAACAAAAATAAGATAAAATCAGACAAATCGTTCTAAAACAATTATCTGAAAAATTGGGATAATTCACCTATTCAAATCGATAAAACCCTATTCGTAAACAAACAGTAAATTCAAATAATATGGAAAATAAGTTCAAACCTCAAATGACATTCGATGAAATGGCCGCAGCTTTTGCTGAAGATAATCCGTGGTTCATTCCCAACAACGCCAATGTTGGCCGATATGCAAAGAAGCATGGGTATATGAAAATCAAACAAATGATCAACAAAGTAATCGTAATGAAATATGTCAAAGCCTAATCAAAAAGCTCTGTATGCTGGGTATGGCTTGCACTACCATGCGAACAACCAACTATTCCCGAATGTATCAGACAGGATGCTGTTTCAATGTCTTCTTGATATTGTCAGAAAACAGTTGGCGAGTTCACTTGATAACCAAACAATCATTTTGTCTCAACGGCAACTCGGACGCATGGCCGGCTTGAACATATACCGTACAATTCCATCTTCACTTGAAAGACTGGAAGTTCTTGGGCTAATCAAGAAGCATAAAAACGGCATATCAATGATGTGCGACCAATATGTTGCACTTCTGCAACATTACGAATCGCTCAATAATGCAGAAAGGGAAAAATTCGCTGGCGACTTCACCAAAATTGGTATTCAAGTATTAGAGAAAAATGGTATTGTTGCAAAAGTGCAATGCCGTTCTGAATTATTAGGAGTTTCTGGAAGTTCTATCCTTGTTTCTCAATGTTGCAGAAGTGCAGCATTTTCAGAATCAGAAGCGAAAAATGTTGCAGAAGTGCAGCATTTTTATAATGAAGACCATAAAATGTTGCAGAAGTGCAACATCCCTATGGAAGCCTTCAATGTTGCACAAGTGCAACATTTTGCAGAAGCGATAGCCGAAACGCTGCACTTGTGCAATACTTACTGCACTTTTGCAGAGCTTATAAAGGACTTTCCTGCTGCACTTTTGCAACATGAGGCAATTGACGCTATAAAAATTGCTTTTGAAACCGGTTTCTTCCCCAAAGACTCTATTTTTGGTCCAGAAAAGTGTTGCACTTCTGCAACATTGAGTGTTGCACTTTTGCAACTTTTAGCCTCAAAAATGTTGCACTTTTGCAGCACAGTAATAATATATAATAATAAAATATATAATAAACGGGACGAGCAACAAAAAAACGAGGTCATAGAAGATTCCGATGAAGATTATTCCAGAGATATTCAAAAAGGTTTTGAAGGTTTTGGAAAGGTTGAGGTTATAGACTTTGATAAACTTTCAGAAGATATAAAAGAAGATTCGGAGGAGATAGAAGAACTTTCTCAGCAAAACTTAAAAAGGGCAGAAAGGTCGATGAGGGCAAGGAACTCTTATCGTAACAAACCTTTCATAAAGGTTGAAAGGGTTAAAGAGATTGTTGACTGTCTTGATGAGGTTGTCAAATCCCCAGTAGATTTCTTTCTGTATCAATTTTGGTGGGGTATCTTTGATTTATATTGTGACCACTATCATCCTTCCAGCAGAATAGATGAAGAAGGTGAAGTGGAAGAAGAACCTCAGTCAACAGATTGGAAAGAGATGATCGGGGCTGCACTTCCACAAGATGAAATATATTCTCTTGCTCAAAATATCTATGAAGATATGGTTGGGGCCGTCGAACAAGGCAAGTATGTTTATGGAGACAACAACGAATGGGAGGTTAAGTTTGGGTTCAAATCCTTCCAGGACTTTAATCCATACGAAATCTTCCAGTGGATTCCATGTACCATGCAAGACAAGTCGGTGCCGGCATTGAGGGTTGCAATTGACCGCTTCTATGATATTGAGGCAAACGATGTGTTTACTGCCAGCAGAGGAGATAAGAAAACAAAGAACTCCCAGAATAAAAAACTCATAAGCCTTATCTTGTCTGCCGATGATTCCAGCCTTTCTCCAATGGAAATTGCAATCAAGACTTTCTATCGTGACTTCGTTATCTCAGGCGAAGAAAATGTGATTGATGAGTTTACTGACGGCAGAGGAACGACCTTAGAAAGCGGTGGCGGGCTTCCAGACCATCTTTTGAAACCTTGGTGCTATAATTTATCATCCGTGGGATATAATGAGCTCACAGGCGTTCTATGCAACAAATACAAGCCTTGTGATGGAGTACACAAGAAAGCATACATCTTCTCAGCGGAGAATGTGGTGGAATGGAATGAGCGAAACGGTTATACAGACACTATTGCACATCAGGCGCTCCAGTAATACATGAAGCATATAACAATGCCCGGCATGATTGTTTCCAGTCTTGTCGGGCATTGTCGTTTTCAGTCGTTGTCTTTATCGTCCAGTTCTGGCCACTTATCAGAAGCGAGATAATCCCTTAGCATTTCGTTAAAGATGTTTAGCATTGTCATGGCGGCTTTGTGAGTGGTGAAATAGTTGCCGGACAGATAACGGAGGTGTGACGTTGGAGTTCCCTTTTCTTTTTCTTGTCTTACTTCCATTTTGTCCGTGATATAAAAATACGTTTCTCCAATTGGTACTTTTACTTCCAGCGGTTCGATTCTTAGCGTTTTGTTTTTCCAGACCTTTCCGACTTTCTCCAACTCTTTTCCAAGACGTCGGAAACAACTGGTAGAGTTTCCAAGTGTAGTTGATATGTTGTCTTGGTCGATGTTCTCGAATACCATTGTTCTAATGTCATATCCTGGAGTCTCAGCAAGAGAATAACCGATTTGTTTGGGGTGGTCGGGGGTTGGATAGGTAAAATAGCAATAGAACATTACATCATGTTCTGAATCGATATGGCGAACCACACCAACACCTTGAACTTCCAGCGAATAATCGTAGAAGATTACTCGGTCGCCCGGATTGGGAATATATTTGGGAACGAGACGGAGCTTGCTGGGATCAGGTTGGAGATTGGCTGTGAAGAGGACATCATAGAATTGCTGGATGTCTTCGTTAGAGGCATCAGATATTTCCTCTTTGGCAACGGTACGGATTTCTGTGCTGATAGAGCCGTCATCAAGAAGAGCGCCGATGATTTCACAAGTCTCAAGAGTGCAATTACCCAGCAAAACAACTTCATTTTTGAAACGAGCCATTTTTAGCGCGTTTAAGCCACTTTCAAACCATGAGACGAAAGATTGCACGTCTATAAGGTTTGCGTCGGAATTTGGGGCGAATACGGGGGTTTTAGGGGTAATCTGGAAGCGTTGTACTAAGAACGAATTTATAAATTCAGCATCTAATGATGTTTTCGGGGCATAATTAGAGAGAAAAGATAGGGTCTGAAACTGTGATTTCATTGCTGTGGGATTATGAATATATCAATTTTTGTGCAAAGGTACTCATAATTTTTGAAAGTGTGCAAATAGCAATCGGAAAATAAGCGTTATATTCCAAAAAACGATTTGAAAAATGGGCTCTGGGAAAAATTTTGAGATTAACATATTAGGAGATTGTATATGGCAAAGGTGAAAAATTGGAAGCAACAGGTTTAGAGATGATAAGCTTATATATAATAATGTGTTACTGGAAGGATTTCGTTCTAACAGGAATGAGTGGCAGTGGGACATTGCTTAGGCACCCAGTAATTCTGTTATGAAAAACGGATTTGAAAAATTGGGCCGGAGTATATGTATGGAATCCCCACCATCGGGCACACCCACCCGCGTATTTTTGCGTGCGTGCGCGATTAACAACCGCGAGTGGGCACGTGGTAGCAATCCTGCGTGGGCGCACCCATACGATAGGCGACAAATGCTTGAAAATCAACACATTGAGACTTTCACTTTGTGCAAAAGTGAAACCCTTCGGGTTTACGCCCATGTACGCTCATGTGGGCACTCAGGCAAGCGCATGGGCGGTTGTGCGACCCCTCCCAGCACCCCAATTTCTGAAAGAAATTGCCACTCACACACGGACTCCCTCCTGTGCCCACCCGTTGTGCCTAAGTGTGTGCGGTCACGACTACTGTGCGCCCATAATGTGTGCGTGGTAGTGCCTGAGTGCCAGCGTGTTGCGTATGCGGTCGGGCATGGACGTGTACATGTGCGCCCACGATAACGTGCCTGGATGCCCAAGTGCGCCCAGATGCGTGCACGTGTGCGCCCACTTACACCCACTCGCAATCGTGCACGCCCATAATGCGCCCAACTGCGCCTGAGTGTACGCCCATGACGTGCAAGTGTGTGCTCGCCCATACGCTCATGTGTTGCGCCCTGGTGTTGGCAAGCGCATGGCTGTACACACACGCAGGGAAACTCGCGCTGGACGCGCTAAGACTCTCACGCGCCCTTTCTCCTGCGCATTATGCTTGCGGAAACAGGCGAAGAGACAGGCACGTAGCTCGCACAGTTTCGACCCTACCTTTGCACCGTCAATCACGACAAACCGCCGCCGACGGGTTTCGGCAAAATCAAAATTTTCAAATCATGGCAAATTCTGCAAAAAACACCGCAAACGTAGTCGCTAACAACGTAGTTGTTACCAAGTCCGAAACCGCTAATGCCCAAAAGGGCACTACACTTCGTGTAGTGGAAACTCGCGAAATGTGGGCTGTGGTCTTTGACCACACGGCAACCCTGCTCGCAATGGCAGTCAAAGGCGAAGCCTTTGGGAAGGACGAAAACGAAGGCTTTGCCTTTGGCAAAACGACCGACAAGAACGGCAAACCCCAGAAACTTGCAACAAAGTTGCAACCGAACATCCGACCCTACTCGTACTCGCTTCTCGCTGGCTTCGCCAGTCGCAAGGGCTACAAGCACGCCAAAGGCACCGACCTCGCAAACCTCGACCTCGAAGAGGTCGCAAAGACGGTGTTCCTCAACCTTCACCCTTCGGGTGACTTCGACAAACTTGTGGGCAAAGCCGAACCCAAACAGGCAAAGACCCTCATCGAAGCCGTTATAGCAAAGCTATAAAACCATCGCAAAGCCGGTTGCTGCATCGCCCTCTACCCTTTGGGTAGGGGGTTGTTGCCGTTCCTCACGCGTGTGTGCCCATATAGCGTATATGCGTGCCCACATTCGTGTGTGCGTGTGCATATACGCGTCCATCCGTGCAAGTGTGCGCTAACTCGTGCCCATACGCAGTCATGCACGCCCACAATGCGTGTCGTGTATGTGCATGGGTGCCAACGTGCGTGACATACGCATCCACGACGCAACACGTGGGAGCCCAAGAAAGTTCACGTGGTAGCCCAACAAAACGCATGAGGCTCCAATTTTTTCGTGGGCGACCAAGCAAGCGTGATGGGTACTCACGCAATATTGTGGACGCCCGATATAACGCTGGTGGATGCGCATAATGTTGCGTGTGGTTGTCCAACGAGTACAGCCATGTACGCCCATGAAATCTCGTGTGTGCCCATGCAAATAATGTGTGAGTCCACATGTAACACGTGGGAGCGCAGAACGATACACGCTGGATGTCCATATATCACGTATGAGCGTCCATGACTTCTCGTGGACGGCTAACACAATTTCGTGGACGCTCAGAAAATCTTGTGGTCGCCCATAATATCGCATGGCTACCCACAATAACTCGTGTGCTTCCACAATTATATGTGGATGCCCAACGATTGTCGGCTTTGGATGTCCAAGAGTGTGCGTTGGCTCCCAATTTTGTGGATGCCCCAAATAGTGCCTGACAGCCCACAAAAATCGTGGTCGCCCAAAGATTGCCTGAAACGTGGGAGTTCATCCGTTGTTTGGGTGCCCAAAACTTTATGGGCGAGCGTGGACAAATGTGGGAGTGAGTGGGTATGTCTGGATGCCAAAAATCGTGTGGACGAGTGGTTACGTGTGGACGCAATTTGTGGGCTACCACGTGCGTCCAAATATGGGTGCGAATGGACGGCCAAATTTGCGTGAATTTATGGGTGCGCACGTGCTTACGTGGCCACATTTTCGTGAGTATTTTGTGGGTGCCCATGATACGTGGAGGTGGATGCGCAAAATGGGTGCGCCCACTATGAGGCGTCCATGCCCAGGTCACGTGGACGAGCCCATTTTGACGCGCCCTCTGCCCACGAAACTTTTCACGCGCCGGCTTCGCCTCACGCGCCAAGTTTTTCAAAAATTTCTCGCAAAAACATTTGGAAATCAACAACTTACGACCCTATATTTGCAACGTCCGAAATCGACATCGGCAGGTGTCCGAAAGTACGGCAACAAGTTCTTTGACATGATTGATTATGCGACAAGCGTTGTGTGAGCCTTATGGCGCATAACGTGAGCACAAGATAGCCCTCGGAGAGTAGCGGAAATTTACGTCTGACGCATTGAGTACGCATAGGGTAACAGGGTCTAAACTGCATAGTCATGCTGACACGCTTAATGCCCCCGTACATACGGACTTCTGTCCTAATTGTGTACGCTCGTGACAAGGCGAAAATTGCATTTTGTAGCAATGCAACAGGCAGAGTCAAGCGTAATTTTTCAATCACCCGACACACGGAAGCGGTGTGTGGGCTACACACAGGTACAAGGACCAAGCGACATGATTATGGCTAAAACGAACAAGTCAAACAGCGCAAACAACATCAAGTTCAACGTAACTTTCGGCGAACTCAACGTGAACACAATGCCTGCAAATGCAGCGGTGCTCCTGCGTAACGCAAAGAAGCGCATCGATGGCGAGATGCAAGAAGTGACCGAGTTTATGGCGGTCGAAGGTGTACGCCGTGCATCTGGTGACGGCATCCTGCTCCCCCTGCTCGCTCTCATGGTGGCAGACGCACAAGAGCGTAACGGCTTCGCCACGGCTTTCAAAATCGTGGTTGTGAACGGTGAGCAAATCGAAACCAAGCTGACCGCCAAGAGCACGTTCACACGTTGGCTTGCAGGTAACGTGGTGTACAAGACCGACAGCGAGGGCAAGCTCAAAAATGCACTCACGCTTGACGACGGACTTTTGCTCCGACACACCAACCTGAACGTCAAGAAAACCTCGCCCCTGCTCACGGCTGAGGGTGAAGCACTCTCCGAATTGCTCAAAACAACGGCAAAGGCTATTGCAAAGCAAGCCAACCTCCGCAGTGCTATCCTCGCCAAGGCTGAAAGCATGTACAACGCCGCTGTGGGCACTGCAACCGAACCGGCACCCGTACAAGTCCCTGAAAGTGCAACCGACGAAAAAGCCGCATAACTTACCGACCGCAATACGACCGCCACTCAGCCCTTCGGGGTTGGGTGGCTTTCTTATGCAAGCACGCACGCCCACGATGCGTTGTGCGTCCACTTGCAAATTGCGTCCACATAGGCAATGCGCCCACTCGCACATATATGCTCGTCGTGCGTTACATTCGCGTCCACTTGTTGTGTGTCGCAACGTGGTAGCAAAGCCCTAAACGCGTAACTTTTTCAGATTTTCCCCCGGTCCAAGGAGCCGGTCAATTCAAAGAACATGAAACTCGGAAATATATTCTCGGATGCGCAAATATCTGCGCTCAAAAGCATTGCAACCGCCCCGACAGATGCGGAAAAATACACGTCCCATGTAAGCGAAAAAGCGTGGGAAATGCTCTATGATATGGCGGCAGGACTTGGACAAAAATTGTCGCAAAAATTTTGGCAAACGCTGGATGCAAATATACAGACGAGCCAGGAAGTCATGGTGTGCATGAAGGGCAAAAAGGAAATGCGCATAGAGCCTGTGATGCGTCAGGTTTGTTACGCAAAGCACCTCGGTCAGATGCTTAAAAACGGATATTCTATTGCTTGGATTGGCAAAGGTTCAACTTTGGTAACTTGGGACAACTGGAAGCGCATATATAGTACACTCACAGCCCCACTTTGCTCACAAGCATACGACACGCCCATGTCTGATGCCGAATATCGCCGTATCAAAACCGCAAGACGGAAAGAGCAGGAATTTTACGACCTTGCCCGACCTATCCGAAGCAAGAAAGCTGGTCGGTGCCGTATCAGTTTTGAGGAAGCCAATGCCCAGCGTATTAAATCTGAGAAACTTATGTTTGAGTGTCGTGTGGAAGCAAGAGCGAGAAAGATTTTAGAAGCGTTATAAAAATAGTTCATAATCATGTCAATAGCCGCAATCGGAGCAATCTGGTTGCGGCTATTTTTATACCCCAAAAACAATGAAAAAAGTAAGATATTCCCTGTGGGGCAAGCCTCACAAAGCGATATTGGTTGCCACTTGCACAAGCAATGGCGTGTACACAAACTATGCAAACACCCGACACAAATGAAGGTGAAAGCGTCAACAATTTTCTGCGCTCTCTTGGCGATAGTCGTGGGAGCGCAACTTATTTCAGCCCACATTGAGTGCATGACAATACTTAGTAAACCCGCAACTAAAGAAACATATCTGGAGGAAAATGAGCCTGTGTCGGGCATGTTCTTCAGCTCCGAGTATGTTCTGGAGGAGTATGAGCGTGACGGCGCATATTGCATCCGTTACGATGATGCCGACGCAAACCTGTTTGACGTTGAAATTATCGTGGACTCCGTGACATATCAAAGCGTGATTGACTCAATAAAATCCGGCAAGGAAATGGTCGGGGCACTTGTATTAAACGATAGTCTTTCTTGCCACTGGCAACAAGTATTCACATTCGTTCAAAACTCAGAAAATTTCTAATTATGGCGAACAACAATCAAAACTCAGAAACACTCAAGTCTCGCATATTATCCCTCACTGGCGACATTCTCATGGTTATTTGCCGTGTGATTGTTAGGTCCTTGTTATGGATTGCAAAACACTTCTGGAAGCGTTACTTCAACATTGAAACCCCGGTGTACAAACTATGGTGGTCATCACACGCCAGAATAATGCAAAAGAAATTAGACCAATGTCATCAAATAAATTATTAGCAATATGGAAATGAAATTTGAAGAACAGAAACCGATTGACGTTTCTGGAATCAGAATATTTGCTCACAATTCTATTCTTGACCTTGGTGTTGGATATATCAGTTTCGCAAGAGATATGTACGAAACTGCGATAGTTCTCAAAGGTGCGGATGGTGTTGGAGTAATGTTTCTCATTCTCAATGGAGATAAGAGGAAAGAAGTAGAAAAAGTAATTGAAGAGTACTCTCAAGAAAAATGGCTAAAAGATGGTTTATTTGGTGAAGTGGCGGCTTGGGCATGTCAGCGCCCGGATCTGAATATTGAAAGGAGCACTATGGGAAGATGGAGCTCACGGTGCGGTTTCAGAGCCATAAAGCCTATTATCATAGAAGATGAAAACTGCTAAATTGATTATTGACGCGGCAGCGTTTGACATGGCCGTATGGAACAGTGAAACTGATTTCACACAACAATCATATAATTTATGGCTGAATGAAGCATCAGATGCTCTCCAAAGAATATATGATGAATTAGAAGATAGTGAAAACATTGATATTAAAGACTTGTATATTCTTGGTGATGTCATCAATATGCTGGACACTACCAAGATAATTAAACGGGAAAATAATGATGATAGAAATTTTGAATAAAATGTCTGAGGTAGTGGCTAATACTATGACCTCATTCCAGTCTGATTTTGAGAAGTACGACCGGCCATATATTGAATCGATCACACCGGAGCAATTTCCGTTGCTTTGGTTTGTGGCACCGTCACACACTTATCTTCTTCGGTTGGGTGAATACCGTAATCATTTTTTTAACGAGGAATCATACCGGTATGCTTATGCCGCTGGTGACAATACATGGTCGTACTATTTGGAAACGTGTGCGTCAGATAGAATTTTTCTGATTGACGTTAAAGGCGTGAATGAAATCGACATTTCCCATGCTGAACGAATTATTGATGATATTGTATCTTCAACAGTTACGGAATGGTCGGACTCAGGCTATCCCCTTCCGACCGACCTTAAAATGCCAATCAAGTTTTCCAACATCACGTTGGGAAAGCTCAAGGAATTGATTGCCGATTGCCAAAGGCATGGTGACAGTTCCTTGGTGGAGATATTTCATCGGTTTCGTAATTATCGCCGGACCGCCGAGAATCAGTACATTCACATTAGCTATAATTCGTACTACAACGAATTTACTTTCTGTCAGTACACTAATTGGAAGCAGGGACTTGTGGGTGGTATTATCTTTCACGGTTGGTCCGAAAGTGGTTATCAATCTAATTATGCTGTCCAGCTTGACCCCAAATATGGCTGGGCAACGCATACCTAAATAACAATCAAATGAGTTTCGTAAAGCAAATAAACATAAACAGTGTAGTTCCATCTACTTGCGCTGTTATGGACTGGTTACAAGACCACGGTTATCCTGAGTGTGACCACACTGAGATTGTGCTCAAGAACGGCGGCTACGGAGGGCTGGTTTCTAATTATGAGCCAGGTCAATTTGAAATTGAGTCTTTCAAATCTGATTTGCCCCTTGCTAAAAAATATCATGGAATGTATAGGTTCTGTGAATGTGCATGGGCGTGGGTCTTTTATATGCCTGAAGTAAACAAGTATTACTGTTGCACAATTTAGTAGTTATGATGCACGAAGAATATATGATGCGTGGCGTAAACTATGTTCGCATTGATAAGAAGAAAGCGCGAGTCAAGTTCAATATAGGCCACACGATTTACTTGATTCAAGATATGATGCGATTGGTCAACGCATGGCAAAATCCTTGCCCAATCAGCATAGAAGAATCCGGTGAAAAAGATTTTGACAAACTGGTAAATTCGTTTCAGTATTACAACTGTGACTCCGAGCGTGGTCGTGGTGTAAAATATTTTATCAAGGAGGCAGATTTATGGCAGAATCAATGAAAACGGCTATCAAAGCCATAAACAAATGGGTGTTCTTCGGCTGGAATTATCCCAGTGTTGAACACGAGTGGATCAGCGTTCATGGAGAGAAGAAATTTGAGGTTGTTCCTAAGTTTCTTGTAGAAGTGAAGTGGACATGCAATTTTGACCACATACTTTCCAAGTGGCATCTTGCAACCCGGACAAAGAACTCTAATGCTTATCTGGTAGAGTTCTATGCTGAGCTTGGCACCGAAAATCGTATGCTGCTTTTGCAGTGGATTATGGAAAACTACAAGGATGAGCGTAAAATCTGTGAGTCAGAGAGCGCTACAGAGTGTTCTGAAGCGCAAATCTTGGCTAAAATTCGTGAGTGGGCTGAGAATATTCCGTATTACCTGAGTAATCGTGAAGGCTACGCTCGTGGCTATCGTGAAGGAATGATACGGGCTCACAAATTAGTGATGTCCATGATTACCGGTGAACCTTTTGAAGAGTAAGAACGTGTTTTGAGAGTTTTGATTGGCACCGCAGTCTGATTATTTGGGCTGCGGTGTTTTTTATTCCCTCAATACAATAAAACAGACATGATTATGAGCAACAATTTATTGATAGAAACAAAAGAAATTGGCAACCATCGTATCAAGATTTATTATGATACAGGTGCAATGTGCCCTTGTACAGACTGGGATATGGCTGCATGTTTCCTGTGGGAATATGACCGTTCAGCCCGACTGTCTGATGCGTGCAATTGGAAAGAAGTATTTGGCAAATATGGAGATAGCCGACATTCACTTGCAGATGCGCTACATCAACTTATTGGCGAGCATGTTGAATGGAAAGATTTACTGAATTATTTTAAGAAAGGCAAGGTGGACGGCTATCGAATGAGATACGACAAGCATGATAAAACATGGTATTTGGAATGGTACAACGATTCACGATACGCTGAACATAAAGGCTATCAAGAAATTTTCAGCGTTTCTCCTTCAGACCTTTACACGTATGATTATACGGACGAGTTTATAGAAGATTTGGAGTGTGACGAACTGGTTCAGATTCTTTCTGACTTAGGTAAAGATATATTTGTCAAAGAATGGTCCACAACTGGGTACAGTCAAGGGGATTATGTTGAAGGTATAGCTTTTTGTACAAAGGAGCGATACTCAAAAATGGTCAGCACCGACACTACCGATTGGAAAACCAAAATTGACGCATTGGTTGATGGGGAAGCCGAATGTATTGGCATGTGGATGTGGGGTGATGTCAAAGGCTATGTTCTGGAAGAGAAAGTGTTATATACGAAGCATTTTCAAGACCCAAATCGTGAAGACGAAGATGATTTTGACTGGGAAGAGGTTCATTCATGTTGGGGGTACTTTATGGAAACTGAAGAACTCATAAATGAAGTAATCTCTGAGCACGGATTAAAAGAAGTTGCGTAGAATGAACACTCCTCGTTTTATCCCTGAAAAACGCACTGCTATTGACGGAAAGCAATGGTGGTGCGTTTATGATACCCAGCGTCATTGCTGGAGTACATACCTATGTCACGGGAAATACCGCACCAAGCGAGCATGTCAGACTGCAATTGATGTGGCTTATCAATACTTTAATCACTGATTAGCGATGAGACAGAAAAAACCGTTTACTAATGAGCAGAAAATAGTAAACGCTTGCAATTTGGATGGAAATTCACTTGCAAGCGTTTATGTTATCGAAGCACTAAGAGTTGGGCTGTTGACGTATATCCATGAGTTTTCGGACGAGGAAATAAAAAATGGATGGGGATTTTTTGACTCTCCAGCTGGAGTAAGAGCTAAGATGCAACGAATTTTGGATGAAATAAGTAAAGAATAATATGAAATACTTTGTAGAAGAAAGCCTCTCCAATTTCCAGTTTTGGAGTGGGGGTAAAGACCGTGCTGAATTGCTCTCTGCTGAGCAACTGGACACGGTAGAACAAATGCTGGAAGAGATAGAACCGGCCGATGGTTGGTCTGACACTGCCATCAACGATTTCTTCTGGTTCGATTTTGACACTATCTGTGAATGGCTTGGCTATGCCGACGAAGAGCATTTGGAAAAAGACATCACACAGAGTGAAGTGCAGGAAGCTCAGGAATGGGCAGAAGACACTTCTACAGACTATAATGCGTTGTTCGCCATCGCTCACTTGAATATCGAAGATTACGCCTTTACCAATGAGGACGGGGAAGAAGACCGTGATTGGGACCAGGCTACTGAAGATTTCATGGACTGGTGGAACTGCATGGACGACATTGACCAAGTTGAAGAATATCGTAAATACCAGTGACCATGAATCAGCAAGAGTTTATTGACCGCATTATAGAAATCGCGGAAAGCCAAGGCTTTTCCGTGGACACCGAAATCACAGATGACGAAGTAAGATTTACATTCTCCCAGTACACTGATTTCGGACAGGACTTCTTTTTTGAGGCCACGATGAAAGATTACGACATCTATACCTTGATTGGAGAAGTTGAAGACTACTATGAAGGGTATGACCCGGACGAGGAAACTATGCTTTGGGTCGGCCCTGATGGACATGGCAAAAACGGAGCGCCGTATCGCCTTACTGATGTCGTGAAAGATATGGAGCAGTGCGAACAAATGATAAAGAATTTGTCCGATGCCTTGTCTGAAGCGAATAATAAAGAAATACTTTGGGAACAACCAAATTCTTAAAAAACATGGAACAGACATTTGAACAATATGTAATTAACTGGTGGACAGAATATATTGAAGACCACCAAGACGACTCAAAACGCCTGATGGAATTGTTTATCGGCGAGGAAGAAACCATTGAGGATTATCTTGATGATGGTGAAACCCCTTATGACTGGCTGATGGCTAAAGGTGAGGAGGATGCGGATGAGATTTACGAGCATTTCTTTGGTTATAATGCAGACCGCTCTATCCTTGCTGATGACCTTCCAGATACAGAAACATTCTTGACTGGGATGTTCAAGCAAGCATACACAGAAAAGTATGACTTTGTGGATGAGCTTATCGAAGACATGGCCGGTCATGCTGATGGATATGATACTCCGCATGGATTTTTCCACGACCTTTCTTATGGCGGTTGCTCGTCAGGCATGATTGGGATGTTCATCTACAATTCCGATTGTAAGCGTTTCTACATCGACCATATTGATGACTTGGAAGAGTTTGTAGAAGACTTTGAGGAAGGTATAGGCGAACCTGTCCGCAACGATAAGCATCTGCCTCATTATGTGTTTATATGCTGGTTCTGTTATGAAGAGCTTGCATACAATATCGCCAGAACTCTTTACCCTGAAAGCTTTTGAAATATGAGACTGGATTTACAAGTGCCCAGCTTTACCGGCTTTTATCAAGGTATCTGGGATCAAAGCGAGAACGAGTGGATAGAAACCCATGAAATGAAATATGGTGAGCATGAAGACTTTGAAAGCTTGAATCTCATTGACGATTGGGGTTTTGGTCCTGATTATAGAGATAAGGTTGCCAAATTATTTGCAGAAGACTACGCTAAGATTATTGAGAATTGTCTTGGCGTTCCTATGGAATATATAGGCTATTTCATCGATTCGCCGAAAGAGTATAATTTCAGGACTGACCGTATTTATGCAACTTTTGAGGTGCCTGATTATGATGCTCTCGTTAAACGCTTGAATCAATTAGGGAGTTTGCCAGAATATCGTACTGAGCTGGCTGCGCTAATCAAAAAATACCACACGAGCTGTGACGGTTTTTGGTCATTTATGAGCAATGACATCGAAGAATGGTTTGGGCTGATGTATGACCCCTCAAATGACCATTACACCAGTTATTTCACTGGGTATCTGCTCAGTTTGATGGCACCGGAAGAAATTGAAGGCTTGAATGAGTCTGAGTACGAATATGTACTGGAAAACACCGATTATCATTGCGTAGAGCCTGAAACGGACGACGCAAAAGATGAGTGGGAGGTTTATCTCAAATACGGCTCTGTATATACTGATTGGGCAGTAGAGCATCCTATGCGTCATCCCGACCCTTATCGTCCCGGTTATAATACAATAGATGACTGGGAAGATTATAAAGAACAGTTCCTTGATTATGTCAAGAAGTATGAGAAAGAACAAAAACGCAAGGCTGTGCTTGCCGCTCAGCCGGAAATCCCAGGACTGTTTGACTAATGAAACTTTTATTTCCTCTACCTAACGGAGAAGAGCTCGACCTGTTAGGCGATGGACCAAGCGATATGGAATACATTTGTTTGGTATGTGGTGAGTTCAAAACTCCCATATCAGAGCTACTTGAAGATTATAAACAGGAGCCTAATAATTTTCGACGTCAGGCTATTGCTGATGAAATACGTGACCAAGCGTATTTTTTCGCTGGCGAAACTGCCAATTACGACGAAGACCTTCAGCAAATGATTAGCTGGGATGACCTCGGAGAGCAAATGTATCAGGCTCTTATAACATTTGCAAAAATATGAAAACAAAAGACTGCTTCGATGAAAACGGGTGGCTGAAGGATGAATACCTGTGGCCCCTCCGTCAACAAATAATACTCGGAAGCATATTTGTTTCTGATTATGAGAACAACTTTGGCATCAAGGCTGAAAAGGTCTGCGACTTCTTTACGTCCTTTTGGGACAGTTATTGTGAAGAGCGAGCTAAAGAGGATGGCTTATGGGTAAAGGCTGTGACGATGGCAAAAAAACGGTTTGCCAACGAGCCTGATGCTTCAAAGCATAAAGTTAGCAACTATATACAAGATACTTATCTTGACTTACAGCATCAGAAATATGACAATGCAGAAACCCTTTTGCAATGGTATGGCTGCTTTGCTGATGAATGTCCTTTACCGCCGACCTATGTAAATGTCGATATTCACTGGGATTTTGCCCGGTCAATTCGAGTCATAGCGTCTTCTGAGGATGAAGCATACGACATCGTAGATGAAATGATGCAGAAAGAAGAAATTCCCAGGAGTACATTTGAGCCGACAGGTGACTACGAGCTTGATACAGACTGGCAACCCGAATAAATATTACGATATGAATCAATTCACCAATGAACAGTGGCAGGACATCTTTACGAAGTTCTGCCACGACTGTTTTATGTATTGGAGGCATGAGGGTGATTCTATTGCGGTTGCCTTTGATAAAGCGCGGGAAGAAACTCTGAAGCTCCGGCACTATCCATTTGCGCCCAAGGGTCCGGAAGTCAATTATGACTCTCTCAGCAAATGGGGCGAAATGTATAATCAGACCGTTGTCGAAATTCTTCATTCGTATGAACAAGATGACGCTCTTGGTGATTTGCGTATCTGTGAGCATTGTGGTTTCCCAGTATTTGATGGCTACTACATTGCTGGCAGTTTCTTTTGCTGTGAGTGCTGTGCTATTGATGGAAGTTACGATGGTGACAAAGAACAGTTTGAGCAAGATTTAGAAGAGGGCGACGACCCTCAAAATCCTATGTGGGACGAAGTTTATTGGTCCCAATGGCATTACCCTATCAACGATTAAGATTATGAACATAGAGAATTTGAACCAGCGTTGGTTCTCACTGAAGGACGACGCAAATCAAACACTACTGGATGCTATCAAGGCTCACGGCGGTGCATATTATTTTGTCGATGAAAACGATGAAAGCCTTGCCGAGATTGATGACCTGAGTGAATTAGAACTTCCTCTTGTTGACGCTTACACTTACTACAAAGGCCGGCAGGGTTCTTTCTATGTGACATCGGTTATCCTTGGCAATCATGGCATCGAGTTTTACGGCATAGATGAATATGATTGCATAGATCTCAAAGATGCCATCCAGATTGACCATGTTTCGTTGGGAGGTATTCTTGATATACTTGAAAATTTACCAGACCCAAATATAAAATGAGACATTCAAATTTTTATCAACAGTACAGAAAGCTTGAAGCCTTAGAGCGAGAGGAACTTAAAAAGGCTGTTCTTGCCCACGGAGGCGAATTTCGCTTCCAGACAGAAGACGGAGAAAACGTAGAAGGAGTTCAAATGCCAATTGTGATGGCCGGAGATAGTCATTGGGAGGCTAACTGTGATTGCTACATCACTCGTGTAGCGGTGGTAGATGGCATCCTTGAGATTTACGGATATGATAAAGAATATGGCAATAAAGAAATGCGTCTTGATGATGTAGAGTTTGGACATCTTAGCTATATCATAGATGAGATTCCAGAGACCAACGATGTGAAAGATGTTACTACAGAGCCGCCCGTTTGTGAGGTGCCAGTAGTAAGCTTGTGTCGAGAAGACATTTCCGATGCCGGCTATGATCCGGAAATTTCTGATGGCGATTTCCAACAGGTTGCAAGTAGAATCGGGAAATATCTGGAATGGCAAGACTTCTTCCCTCAGTTCCTTGAGAATGTTAGAGAGGCTTGTGCTTATTTAGAAATTCCTACTCTGAAAAAAGAGAACGAATAATTTATTATTTACAATTAAATTCAAATTACAATGGCAGCAAATCTTACAGAGATTCAAAAGCTCAGAATGGCTATCGTAGCCAACCTCAACTTCGATGTTGAGAAAGCAAAGAAAGTGTACAAATTCGTAACTGGTGATGAGCAGATTCCGGCTTCATTCCAACAGCAGTCATGTCCAAACGGTGTGTATTACGTTCTGGAGGGAGGGTATCTCGCTGGTACTGAAGACCCGGATAGTATCGCAGACAAAGTGATAGGCGTCGCGGTCAAAATGAATGACAAAATCGCGACTATTGCGCTTCACGACGCAGCTGATGGTGAAGAGGTTGCTCTTACCGCAGATGGAAAAAGTGGTACTCCGGAGTTTTATCACTCAGACTTCTTCGATGCAATTACAGACTGGGATGGTGAAGCCAATACCAAGGACTATGGTGAGGCATTGAATCCGAAGATTGACTTGAAAGAAGGACAGTATATTCCATCTCTCGCTCAGTTGCATCTCATTCTGCTGAATATAAAGGAAGTCAACAAGGCGCTGGAGGCTGTTGGTGGTTCTCCGATGAGAAAAACGTGGTACTGGTCATCCACTGAGGGCAGTGCCTACGGCTCGTGGTACGTGAGCTTCGGCAGTGGTGGCAGCAACGGCAACGGCAAGTACGGCACTTACGTGGTTCGCCCTGCTGTAGCCCTATCAGTTTAATCTTTATTCTTCCTGCCGGGCCAGTTTTTCTGGCCCGGCTATAATAAATTTCAATATGGAAAGTAGAGCTATTTATCTAACAGTGCGTGTAGATTTGTCTGTACCTGACAACTATGAGTTATCTAACGGAGAAATTGCTGAAGAGCTTGAGTGCGCACAAGTGGAAATGCAACTTCCGCAAGACTGCCCATACCTTGTGGATAATGTAGAAGTTTGTGGTGGAAATATTAACAATCAGATTATATGAAACATACATTAGATACTTTGTATTGTCCTGAATGTGGCGGTACTAATGTTCAAGTAATGGCATGGGTGGATGCAAATACGAACAAATACTGCTCTGATGTAAACACTCCGGCTGAGACGGAAGATACATGGTGTGAAGATTGCGAAGACCATACCGGCCTTGCCTCTCTTTCTGAATTGTGGGAACGATTTTCTGAAATTCCAATCAACAATGATGATGAAATAGAAAAGCCATTTTTGTGTTTCCCTGCCGGCACTTATCGTTTTGATGTTTGGCATTGGTTTGATGAGCGATGTCCAAACAATTTACATGATGATTTACTTTATCATAAATCTGAATCTATAAGCAGTGACTGGCAAGACGCTCTTTTAAGAGCTAATACTGAATTGCAAAATTTTGACGCAGCATTAGATGTGGAAAAGTCTGCAACTGAAGATGATTTATATACTGTGTTTATACAGCATACTACATTTAGAGATGGACATAAATTTAACACATGTATAGAAGCGTATGCTGATGGTTATGAAGATGAATTGATAGAGTTAATTGCGAAAGCCTTATTCCATATCAAAAACAATTAAACAGTATCAATATGCACAATACAATTTATGAAATAACCCAAGATGCGGTTCATCCGGACGATTGGGCAGATGAGAGCAATTTCTATGATGATGTGGATGTAGATTATACCACATTGCTGACAGGTCAAGAACGCACTGATGCTATCGAAGAATTATATGAATATAAATGGTTTAGAAGTTTATTCTATCGTGGTAAAGAACCTGATACAATTGTGTACAATGGTAACATTGAAGCTGTAAAAAATGAGTGGCATCAAGCGTTACAAAAAGAGTTACAATTATTCATTGAAGAAAGACATTGTAATACATACAGATTAAGGGAAACCATTGACTACCCCTTTGCCAAATATATTCTTTTTTGTCTTTCTGATTGGGCTGGCGACATGACATGTAAACCAAGAGTGTTATTGGAACTATTAGAAGATATGAAGGTTGGAACAGTTCTTCATATTAACAGCGTGTTGGATTATCATTTGTAATTATGTCAAAAGTATCAGCAAATATCATAGTTGAACTTGAACAATGTATTCCATCGATACTATCTCTTTACGGGTTGAAGAGGGGTCGTGATTATTCTTTAAGCAAAGGCCAGCTGTTTCTGAAAAAGGCAGAGTTGAAAAACAAAATTATTATTGCATTAAGAGAGTTTTGCCCGGAAAAGAATTATTACTGGGAAACTCCTCGACTTTTGAAATGGTTTTAATTGAAAATCAAAATGAAAGATATTATTTTAGAAAAATTCTTTGAGTTGCCTCGATGGGAATATGCTATTGATAAGGGTGTCGGCAAAGACATAAACCGACGAGACCTTTGTAAATTAGCAAAGCCCGAAGTGAGGGCTCAAATGTATCAGGCTATCAAGAATGGCAAATATGAAATTGCCCCTCCTCATACGGCCCAAATACCCAAGGACAACGGTGAGTTCAGAACGGTCTATATCAACGAACCGATGGATCGCATACTTCTTAGTATTGCCAACGATCTTCTTTTTGAATTGACTCCAGATATGGTTCACAAAAGTTGTAAGTCCTATCAGAAAGGCACTGGTTGTGGAAAAATAGTTCAGGAAGTTTCAAGAACGATATGCGGGACTAAGGGTGATATAATTGGCTGGAAGTCTGACCTAAGTAAGTATTTCGACAGTGTGCCCATCGAATTTATTGATAAGTCGTTTGACATGGTAGAAGCCCAATATGGTCACTCTGCACTGATTGATGTGCTAAGAAAGTATTATCACAGCGATTATTACTTTGACCCGGACGGCAACCTGTTGCAAAAATATCAGTCATTGAAGCAAGGCTGCGCTGTCGCCTCGTGGTTGGCCGATGTTCTTCTATACCATATTGACTCCAAGTTAAGTCAATTGGATGGCTTCTATGTTCGTTACTCCGATGATATGCTTTTCGTTGGTCCCGAATACGAAAGAGCGATGGCGATTTTGACAGATGACCTTTCGCTAATGAGTATGAAGCTCAATCCGAAGAAAGTGGAATACTTGACCCATACACATTGGTTCAAATTCCTTGGTTTTTCTATAAAAGGGGCTAACATCTCATTAAGCGGGTCTCGAATAAAAACTTTTCAGAAGGAAATTGAGCACCGTACAATCAAACAACGGGGAATCACATTAACCAAGGCGGTCAATTCTGTCAATCGTTATCTTTATAAGGGCAATGGCGAGTTTAGTTGGGCCACACAAGTTCTCCCTATTTGCAATGTCATCAAAGACATTAACGAACTGAATAAATTTGTCATGGATTGTCTGAGAGCTGTGCAAACTGGCAAGCAGAAGGTCGGTGGTCTTGGCTATGTCAAAACAAAGTCTGAAGGTTGCATACAACGCGGACAGGGCAGAAATGTCAAAAGCAACCGAAACAAGACAGAGCAAGAAATTCCTGGCTATTTAACCATTGGCTGCATGAGAAACGCTCTTCTGACGAGCCGTGAAGCTTATGCGACATTGGTTGAGAATCTTTGATAGTGCAATACGCTGGAAGAAGAGCACTTCTTTCAATTTAGACGCCATAACGCAGTCCAGTTCCAGCTCAGACTTGTAGTCGTACCCGACTCCTGCGCCGGAGCTTCCAGCGGACAGAATGGCGTCTCAATATCGAAATGATTACAGAAATGCACCATAAGTGCTGACTTTCAGCAACCGAGTGTACGGTTTGAGAGGAATGGCTTCAAAAAATTCAATTAAGATCATCTTTAACTCTTGATTCGTTTCGTCTTGAGTGTACCACCAAGACTGTCAGAATCAAGACATGATGATCTTAATATCGACACCATTAAAGTAAAGTATTACACATAAAGCATGACTTCTCTTCTGAGTATGCAGAATATGATTGAATAGCGAAAACTTCAGCGTGATCTCCTTAACACTCGATAAGGTCCGAGTCTGTTATACACCCTGGACCGTTATCGATGAAGCAGATCACGTACATCGAAAAGATTACAGAACCATACAAAAACGCTTGACAATCATAAAACATTTGGGCATCTGCACAAGATAGATTATGAGATATAAAATTTAATTCTGAAGACTCAAACCAGAATCGACGGGCTTTTGGAGCAGCGATTGCCATCTCCAGCCAGCCCGTCGATTCTGGCGAATCTTCTTCATATCGACGCCAATATAGTTATGTGCAATTATATCTTGGTAATCTCGGCAATACAGCTGGTCCGGTTTAAGAAACTAATGTTCAGCTTTGCGGCCAGAATCCACCGCGTGAGCCGGCGCCAACAGTTTACCAACTGTTTCGCCGCCGGCGCACTCCGTTCATCTGGCCGCACACATCGAAACGATTGAAGTAATGTATCGCAGTTTTGAGAACCAAAATTCTTTCAGCACAACTTCGGCCAGTCAAGGCAGCACCTTTATAAGAGACTGGATTTGAATGAAGGCTATCCATCCAGGTTTGAAACCTGGATTACTCGCCTTCAGCATCCAGCTCTCTAATCGAAGCAAATATAGAAATGTGCCAAACTGATGAGACTGGCTATCAATACAGCACAGTATCAATTATGCAAGCGGCTTTAATTCAGCGCGGCGGGTACACACACGCGTGGTTCATCTCAAATATGAGATGACCTACGCGTGCCAAACCCGCTCTTCGCATCGGATCTAATATAGCAATGTGTCAATTAGCCTGAGCATAATTAAAACAATGTAACGTAACATCGGATGTATAAGGGATTTGGCTTTAAGTAACAGGTCACAATCATCCGGGTTCTCTCAGGATTATATCCTGACCTCACCCGGATTCAATACCTGTTATGTATCGATTCGATTAAAGAACTACGTCACAAATTTTGAATACGTCCTTTTTAATTGACATTCAATGGAAAATATTTGGAATGAAGCGCAAGAAAAAGTCCATAATGGTTCCACCTTCAGAATCAATTTGGAGAAGCGTGACCTTGTAATTGATGGCAAATACATCATCAAGGATGGTAAATATGAAGGAAAACTGGGATATGATACTAAATTCCCAGTTAATGCCTTACTCGCTATGGTAGAGGAATACTACTGGGAATATCTTCATAGTGTTCCGTCTGCCCGTAGTGAAGCAAAGTATAGGCGTTATTTCCGTGCCCTGCCGGAGCATGAACTTTCTGAAGAAGATATGCTATACGGTCAGCACCGGGATATAACCCAGTTACGTTTGGAACTGTTTATCCTGATAGCAATTATACAGAACACATTGATTTGGGATGAGTTCGCCAAAGGTAAATGGTTCTGGCAATCAAAGAAGCACCCGTCTCTCGTGTTGCTTAGACAATGGATAGAAATCAATAACTAATAAAATATACAACGATGAAAGAAACAAAAGTAGTATGCCCTAAATGCGGCGCAAGTATCGCAATTCCTGAACATGAGTCATTCACAGCAGGTATCGTTATCGGTAAGGATAGCGGTCTGGGAACTGTTACGCTCCCACTTGAATCAGAAAACAATTCAAATTCTAAAAACAGAACAGCAATGAAAGCATCAAAGAAAATTGAGGCGATGAAAGCCGCCGGTATTGACGTGACAAACCTTTTCGCAGTAACAAACGCAGAGGGGGTAGAATCTATCGCCCGTCTTGAAAACGGCGGTCTGACGATCTTGGCAGACAACGACCCTATTATTATCGCCATCTTCAAAGGCGGCACTGTACCCAACCGCCGCTTGTTCCGCAGATGGGTTATGGCACAAGTATTCCACATGCTGACTCAGAAGAATTGGAAAACCGGTAAGCCTGTAGGATTTCTTAATGCGCTTCAGGCAAAGGGCTTCCGTTATAGCTGGGAAATGCTGATTGAGGAAATCCGCATACAGGCTAAGTTGGAGGTGCTTGACCAAGAGAATTTTATCCAGCGCAATCGTTGGTTTAATAAGAATGTAGCCGGTGCAATGGCAGCAGACTATCTCAAGCAGCTTAACGAGCATGTTGAACAGAGAAAGAAGAAATGTAAGCGTTGTAAGGGCAATCCTTATATCACGCTCAACGGCAATAACATCTTCGTTGATGATTTGCGCAAGAAAGTGTTCAATCCGCTGGAAAGATGCGCCCGACTGATTAAAGATGCAAAAAACATGACAGACCTCTACCGTGCTGTCGTCGGATTCTACCAGATTGTGAAAGAGATGTATTCACCTTACAGTCTCGTGATGAGCCCGGCGTTTAAGGATGCGTACAAGGGTGCTGGTGGCTACTTCACCATGCGTAACCTTATCATGTTCCACGGATGCAAAATGCTTAGTAGCAAGGGGAATCCGCTGGTAGAGTCGTCATCTCTCCGTGAGCTTGATAAACTTGCTGAAGTCTATAAAAATGGAGAAGGTTGGCGTATGTTCGGTGCTATGAAAGAGTTGATTGCCAACAATGGCATTGACATCGAAGCCAAAATGAACGAATGGCGAAGCAAATAAAATGAAACAGGGGGCTCACCAAGTGCTTGAATGGCTGGTGATCCCCATTATTAAACTCTCAAAATATGGATAATAAAAGAATAGCCGGTATAGGAGAAGTGCATTGGCATGACGGCCTGCCATATTTTCTATTCGGGCAAAGTGACAATGGCTTCATATTCAAAGATGAGGAAGCCTATAAGAATGACTGGAACGCGCCATGCTATGTGCCAGAGTACGCAGCGGAAGATGCAGCGGTAACAATCAATGGGGTGGAATATGAGTGTGGCGGCTCCAAAGACAAATGCGATTGGTATTCTCATAATGATTTATTGAAACTATGCGATGAGGATCATTCGTTGTGTGACAATTTGTTTTTATGTATAGATTGGTGCTATCCTGAAACATGGTTAAATGAACATGAAAATTGAAAATAATTATGGGCAAGATTACAATGTTTGACGATTTAACCAGTGCTGTCACCAAATTATGTAACGGGAATCCTGGTGCAATAAATGCTTGTTGCGTCCTCATTAAAGAGGGTGCACACGTATATCCATATACCGATGGCAGTGAACACCTTATGACACTCGATTCTATTGGGATATATGGAGCTGACATATATATTCTCTGGAGTGACATCTGTCAGCGAGATTTGGCAAAGATGATAGCAATGCTGAGAATTGCAACAAGAGACCCAAGCAAAGCTGATTTGCTCAAAGATGCTTGTAGCAGACAGGATTATTCTGGGCGAAGGCTATTACAGGAGGATAATATTTTCGGTAAAATTTTTGACTAACAATATAATTTTAGAGAAATGAAAAAGTATATTGGAACAAAAACAATTAGCGCCACCCCTGCGTGGCGAGTAGATGGTAAGGTATATCCTAAAGATGGAGAGGTGCCTCGCTCAATGAATCGTGAAGACGGTTACAAAGTCGTGTATGAGGATGGCTATGAAAGTTGGAGTCCAAAAGAAGTCTTTGAAAAGGCATATAAGATTGCAGAAACACCTGTTGACCGTATGCAGATAGAAGCCAGCGAAGTCAATGACAGATATATAAAGTTGGCTGCTTTCATAGACTCTGGTAAAATGAATGAAGTTGTGGATGACACGTACAACAAGTGTTTGCTGGAAATGCAGTGTTGTACCATGTTCGACTATATACGTCTTCTTGACGCTCGCATACAACGTATGCAAGGCTCTGATAGCGCAGAAGTGCGGAAGATGAATTTTGGCATGGCTATCATGGCTCTCAAAGCGGGTTATCCAATCCGTAGAAGCGGCTGGAATGGTAAAGGCTTGTGGGTTATCAAACAAGTGCCGGCGCATATTACTGAGGAGATTATCCCAAAGATGCAGTCCCTTCCTCAGTCTGCAAAGGAACTTATCTTAAAAGGTAAGAAATCTATTGATTACACTTCTCAGTGTCTTATCTATAATGAGAACACTGGCCGTGCTGATTCGTGGGTTCCGTCTATCAGTGATGTGTTTGCTGATGATTGGGAGATTGTAGTGGAGTAACTAAATGTTTACTGGGAGGCCAATTCGTTGACCTCCCTAAAATTCATTCGCAAATGATTGACAATTTCGACATAATCAAACCTTTGTTCTACTTCAATGAAGCGAACAATATGTTTTTTCATCTTCAGATACTGAGGCGTGGTAAGGATCATCCGGAACTACCAGCGGCAAACAAACTCATTCAGTCATGGCTCGTTAGAAGTCGGGAACAACTTGATAACTTGAAGGATGAGGTTGTATTCCTGTGCGAACATTACAAAGCGCGGGCATATATCAATGTTGCTGGGAAAGATTTTGAGAAGTTAAATACCCTCATACTCAAAAAGCTTGCGGATAATGTTCATACAGGCAATGTCATCAACCCCTGGCATATTTACAACAGTGCTTGTGGAGAATTAACAAGCCGTCGTAAGAGCTGGATAATTGACATTGACACACGAGACCTCGACACCAAATACGAAGTATTGGAAGAATTGGATGGCATCTGGCTGGAAACTCATCCAGAATCGAAAGAGTATCTGGATGAGTGTTGCCGTGACATTGTGTATCTTTTTGCTGAGATTCCGACAATGAATGGGTGCCATCTTATCACCAAACCATTTAATCTTCAGAAGTTCAAAGAAAAGTTTCCGGAGATTGACGTTCACAAGAATAATCCAACGGTGCTTTATGTACCGAAAAGTATAACACAATGAAGATATTTCAAAATTTAATAGGCCAAGACGTGAAGATCTTCGGAGATATTCTGGAAGATGAGGCTTTGGCTCAAATACAGCGATTGGCCGATTTCAAGCCATATCAGGATTCCCATATCCGAATTATGCCGGATGTTCATGCTGGGAAGGGGTGTACTATTGGTACCACAATGTATATAACCGATGCTGTGACCCCTAATCTGGTAGGCGTTGACATAGGGTGCGGTATGTTTGTCGTTCCGCTGGGTCAGGTTGATATAGACCTCGCTAAGTTTGATGAAGTTGTACATCAGTATATCCCATCCGGCCATAACATTCATAATACTCCGATTCAAGAGTTTGTTCAACTCAGCGAATTGAAGTGTCTCCCCGCAATAGATGTTCATAAGGCAAATTGTGCGATAGGCTCTCTCGGTGGTGGCAATCATTTCATTGAAGTTAATGAAGATGATGATGGCTGCAAGTATTTGGTAATCCATTCCGGTAGTCGCAACCTCGGTGTTCGCGTATGTCAGTATTATCAAAAGATGGCCGAATCGTTATGTAGTCGTGGTTTTGCCGATAGAAACGAAATTATTCAGCATTTGAAGGCTGAAGGCCGTGCTAATGAAATTCAAACTGAATTGTCAAAGCTAAAGCCTATTTCGGTGCCTGACGGACTTGCATACATAACAGGAGAAGTCCAAGAACACTATTTCCATGATATGCAGATTGTCCAAATGTACGCGCAAATGAACCGTGAAACAATGGCATATATCATACTTGCGAAGCTCGGATTAAAGATAAGTAGGGCTATTCAGCCATTTCATACTGTTCACAATTACATCGACTTTTCCACTTCAGGGATTATCCTCCGTAAAGGCGCAGTTCGGGCAAATCAAGACGAACACCTTATCATTCCAATGAATATGCGAGATGGTTCACTGATTTGTGTTGGTAAGGGAAATCCGGACTGGAACTATTCTGCTCCACATGGAGCCGGGAGGTTGATGTCTCGCAAGAAGGCAAAGGAAACGCTCTCGGTAGAACAATTTGCCGAAGAGATGAATCAAGTGTACTCTTCTTCGGTGTGCGAAGCAACTCTTGACGAGGCACCGATGGCTTACAAGCCTATGAAGGCTATCATTGATGCCATTCAGGACACTGTTGAGGTTAAGAAAATCATTCGTCCTATCTATAATTTCAAGGCAAAGGAGTAATATGTGGTAAACTATTATGAGATCAAATAAAAGAAAAATTACACTTTATGATTATCAACATAACACAACATTGCACATTACGTTGCCCACACTGTATGCAAAATGCCGGGCCTGAACGCAACGAAATGATGAGCAAGGACACATTTATCCAGGCTTTGCGATTTGCAAAGAATATAGGCTCAAAGGTTGTCATGCTTTCTGGAGGTGAGCCGACATCTCATCCTGAGTTTTTCGATTTTCTCGAAATCCTTATAAACAGCGATTTCGTGTCGGTTTCGGTGCTATCAAATGGTACATTCATCAGAGATCACGCTTTCACTGAAAGATTCGCTCAGATGGTGGCAAAACGCCAAGGGCTCTTCTTGCAGATTTCTTCATTCAAAGGCTTATATGCCAACTATAACGAACTGCATAAACCCAATTTGAAAGCCTTGCGTCTGTTTGGCAATAAGGTCGCGTTGTGTGACACAGACAGCGACATCCGAATGAAGCCTTTGGGCCGCGCTTGTAGCGGTAAATGGTACGATGAAGCTAAGCGCATCAACGGATTCCCTTCGTGTATCAATTCATCATTGATATTGGCGCAGACAAAGGTTTTGCAAGGGGTTGGCATAGGTACATTGATGGAGCATCATCATCGTTTCTGTCTCCCCATTGTAAGCTGGGATGGCAGTATTCGTTTGGGTGAGTCTGAACAGTGCAAAGTCATCGCCAATATATCAGAGCCGGTATCTCATATCACTCAGAAATTGCTCAGTTTCCGTCCATGTGGCGGTTGCGATTCATATAAGTGGCATCTTCAGAATCCCTCTACTGAGCAGGAAAAGCAAGTATGCTCTATATTGTGGGGCACTCCCAATTCCACAGATAAAAAGTAACGGCTATGATAATTATTGCAGAAATTATAGCGTGGGTCGCAACATTGTTTCGAGGTGCTGGGATGCTGGCCAAAAGCGCTAACACTATTAAATATCTTGTGAGTGCCGGCAATCTATTCTGGATGGTTAATGGCATTATGACACGAAACATTCCCCTCATAGTCAGTAATGGATTTTGTTTGGCGGTAATGCTTTACGAAATCATAAGCAAAAAACTCAAAAATGGATAACAAGATTAAGCAACGGCTGATTGATTGGGCTGGACGGTATGAATCTCCAGCCTTTATCATTGACGACCCGGTGCAATTCCCCAGAAAGCATATTGGAAAGCGAGCTGAGATTAGTGGCTTTATCACGTCTTGGCTCGCTTTCGGTAATCGTAAGGCTATCATTAAAGCAGCGGATTGGCTGGACAAGGACTTTTGCGACGACCCTTATTGCTGGGTGATGACTAAGCAGTATAATTTCTATTATAACGACTATAGGAAGTTTTATCGCTTCTTGTCTTATGATGATTTATATCAGCTTGGGAACCGCTTACGGAGGCTCTACAATGACTTTGAACGCATGGAGGATATGATTATCGCCCAACCCGAAAAAGCGCCTGTAGAAGCCATTTCTGACTACTTTAGCGGCATCAATGGAATCCCGGATTACAGCAAGGGCTCAGCCTGTAAGCGACTGTGCATGTTCTTGCGTTGGATGGTGAGGAAAGATAGTCCAGTTGATATTGGCTTATGGCGTAAGATGAAAGCCGACAACCTGATTATTCCTCTGGACACTCATGTGTATCGTATGGCATTGGAGCTTGGCTTGACAAATAGAAAACAGGCCGATATGCGAACCGCTTTGGAAATTACCAAGGCAATGAAAGAGATATTTCCTAATGACCCGACAAAAGGTGATTTTGCCTTGTTCGGGTATGGTGTTGAACATAAATAATGAAAAATGAAAACAGCAGCAAAAGAATATGCCAAAGCGATAATCAAATCATTCGGACGCAATGGCGTTCCATGTGGCACCTCTGACATCATGCAAATGATTGCTGAAGGGTTTATTGCAGGAGTCAAATGGTACAAAAAGAGTCAATGGATAAAGGTCGGTGAGGGTGAGCGCCTTCCTAAAGATGAAATGTACATACTTGTCCGGAGACACTATAAAAACCGGGCAGGGCAATTAGTTACAAAAGTGACACAAGAGATGTATTTTACGGATTTTGGATTTAAGCCAATGTGTAGCAAACTATGTAATGAGCGGATTACACATTGGATGCCTGTGCCTCAACCATAATTAAATTGATATGGAAGCAATACTTAAAAACGCGAAAGAAATAACTGAAGATTATATTCAAATTCGCAAGTCCGATTTCGGCTTGGTGCAGCGAAAATATAAACTATCGCCAACTGAAATTGAGTTATGCGGTATAGAGTTAATAAAGCAAAATATCGCTGTTGAAATAGGCCAATACTTGCTCAGTCAGGGGTTACTTAATTTTGAGCAAGATGGCAACATTCTAATCGCTGATTTGTATGTAGTAAAACCACCAAAAGGAGGCAACAAATGACACAGAAAGAATTACAAGATACCGTAATCGTTACGGGTTGGAAATCTGCTTATATCGCTAAGAAAAACAAAAGCAAAGATTTGATGAGCCAGGTCAGACGAGAAATCACTGAGAACGAAATTCTCGGTTTAATCGTGTGGTACTCTCAGCAAAAATTTGATGCAGACAATTGTGATGAATACACAATCACTGACAGTCACGGTAATGTTGAATTGACAATCAAAAAAGGCAAATAATATGGAAGCACAAGAAGTTATCAAAATTATCGAATCCCAGCTTACTGGGGATGAGCAGCAGTTATTGAAAGATACTATCAATTATGGCGCTTGGGGCGATACTGACATGGGGTTTCGCAATGAAGCAGGAGATATTGAAACAGCTTACGCATGGGGCTATTGTACCAATGATGCTAAAAATGCAGGTCATTTTAGTGGCCGCAAGGTTGCGACCATGTTCAAATCAATTTATCAGAAACTTTGTCCGGATAATCATACCGGTCGATTCCTGAGTCAGTGCAACGATTGGTGGGGCGACGGAAGTGGAGATATGCTCTTTATTCGAGGCGAAATTCATAATTATATTGAAGAATGGGCAAGTAAGTAACATGAAAGCGTCTGAATGTAAATGTATCGTTTGTGGCAAACAAGCCGTCGCCTTCTGGCCCATGATTGACCCAGATATTCCTGCTGAGCCATATTGTCGAGAATGTTTGAACAAAGCAAAATCTGAAGTGCTTATGAATTGTTTTGGCTACTCAGAGAAAGAAGCAAAGCTGTTCACCCATTATCAAAACAAACAAAAGAAATGAAGATTTTCAAGAAACGAATTACCGATGTTTATGTGCATGGTATGTGGAGCACTCAATGGCATCGGAGTCAGTATGCAGTCTGTGTTACATACACGAAAACATTGTTTGGTATCAAGTTCATGGAGACTACCAATATCCGTGCCATATTTGACATTAAACCCGAAGCTCGCAAATGCGCTAAACATCTGAGACGAAAACACAATGTGCCTCAGAAATTCAATCACAAGGATTAACTTGTACAAGTCCAAATTGATATGGTGGCTCTGGCCACAATAATTCATCTAAATCATTTAACAGTTATGTAAATGAAATTTTTTAATGCTATTCGCAATTGGCTGGAAGGTGTAAAGGAACGCTACCAGACCAAACGTCAAGAGCGTTATGCAAAGCAGCTTGAACAAATGAGTTGCAAAAGCATTAACGTCATCGAGTTCAACGGTTGTTTATTCATCGCCCACGATGGGGTGCCTATCGTAAGAGTAGATGACCTTAAAGTCAAAGCGCCCGATGTTTTGGCTCAAGCTCGTGAAGACTATTTGGCATGGAGAGCAAAATTTAACGCATAACAGCAATGGCAACAGCAAAATTCAAAACAAACGACCGAGTAACAATCGTGAGCAACAGCCTTCAACCCCAGTACAAGGGGAAGGTTGGTAAAATCAAGAAGGTCTATGCCTCTTTCAGCGATAACGATGCGGAGGAACGCGAGTTCTTCTATCGCGTTGAAGTTGACAACACCGTTCTAAAAGGAATTGCTTGCGATTCAGACTTACAGCCGGCATAAGATAGGCGTAAGTCAACTCACCTGTTGATGAGGGTTGGGGTACTGGCATATTCTGACCCTCATCTTTTTACACCGCAAATTTACAAAAATAATCAATAAAAACATTACAGAAATGGCAAAAACAAGTAAGAACACATCGAAAAATGAAGTACGTGAGGTTCGTCCAACAGATTATCAACCTCAGCCTGGGAATAAGGCCATCCTTAGTTTGGCAGATTTTAGTGACGACAATCTATTTGGCGAACTCCGTCGTCGTGGTTATAACGGAGAACTCAGACTCGTTAAAGTGATCAATGTATGAATGACAGGCTTAAACAATTTTGTAGCAACTGCCATAACAAGAAAGTCGTTGGCAGAAACAGGTGTCCGTTTGAACAAAAGCACATGTGCCCGGACTATGCTGCTTTCAAAGCTTCTCTGGTGCTGGAAGACGACACCACAGCTCAATTGATTCCAGTGGACCTTTTGCTGAAAGCGTTGCGTGCTCATGGCTATACTGGTGAACTTCGTAAGGCTATAACCGTAACAATCTGAGTCATAATGACAGAAATTTGTTAATAGTTGTGCTCGGATTACAAGAAATCCAATGATATTTTGTAATTTTGCAGTGGCTTTAATTGCCGAATAAGACATATTAGAAAAGTGCCTCATATTCGTTAAATCGCCAAATTAAACAAATATACACGAGGCACGGAGACAGCTCATACACAGTGGGCTGCCTATCCGTGCGTGTATATAGGTGTTTGGCGATACCTGCGAATTAGTACGGATGGCAGTCCACTTTTCTTGTGTCTGCATGAATAATAAATGCAAATTTAGACTGAGATATGAGCAGTAAGCAAAAAAATAAATTATACCACTATTTAGAGCATACCGATATACCTATGCTATTATTTATAGGTTTCGGATTAGGATGGCTAATACCTGGTTTATTGTATATGACTATTGGTGCTTTTTGTGAAGCGGGCACTGATGAAATATGGTCGTGGAAAGCAATCTGTTCTGGGCTAATTTCTATCGGTATAAGTATAATTGTAGGGCTAATAGCAACAATGTATTGGCGGTTGGTACCCAGAAAATCAGGGACAATTTTTCCACGAATGAACGGCTTTGGCTTAATCTTTATGACTATCGCGATACTTGCTGGCTGCATGATTTGTGTTGAGTTGATATTGGCTATAATGAATTGGTTATGAAAACAAAAAATACTATATTGCTAATTGGCAAACTCTTGATTGCAATTGGCCTATTATGGCCTATACCGTGTGGATATATAATAAAATGGTTTCTTGAATTAGCTCCGCTTGAATCGCCAATATGGAATCATAGTGCTTCAGCAAGCATTTTAACCTATATCAATAGTATTCCTGTGTTTGGCTATAGTCATGGGTACTGGTGGCCTATTCTAATCGTTGTTACGATAGGATTCCTTTTGTGTGTATTTGCCAGTGCTAAAAAAGTTGGCGATGAGCCTTTCATTTCGACCCCACTTTGGCTATTTATGAATTTAATTAAATGGTGTTTAATTGGAGTTTTATGTTTTCATATAGTTGCAGCACTGCTGATAAGTATAGTTTGGATTATCCAACATTTTGAAACCACCATACCATTTGTAATAGGTACATCTGTTTTGGTGTTATTATTTATGCTTGGAATGAACTATTACAAGAAGAACAAAGATAAACCAAATTGATATGAATTGTACAGAATTATGCGAACAACTGGTTAAGCAAAAAGATTGTGCGCATGTCTGCTTAAAAGACAGTTTGCCATACATTTTGCAATTATCAGCCAAGAAAATAGAAGCCATTGAACGTGGCTTTGGCAGTTTCAATGTTAATGATATGATGCTTTACATTCTTATGTGTAAGGCATCTTTTATATTAACCGGTCAGGAATACTGGATAATCAGCACGGTTGACGATTTGCGTGAGTGCATTAAGCGAGAGCGTGAGTTTGCCGGAATATCGTCCAGACAATTAGCAAAGAATGTCAAGGTGCCCATGACAGTAATAGACGCTTTTGAAAACCGTGATGGCGGTTTGAGAATTGAAAGCTTCTTGGACATCATCAATGCTTTGGATATAGAAATACAATTTGAATAATATATGAATAAAGAAAGAAGAGAAGAACTATTGGACGTAATCGATTTGCTGGAAGAGGCAAAAGATAGAATTGGAGAAATCCGAGAGGAAGAAGAAGATGCCTTGTATTCCCTTCCAGAGGGACTTCAAGAATCTTCCAGAGGATTTGCGATGCAAGACGCTATGGACACTCTCGATGGATTTACTGATTCAATAGACAAAATACAATGCCAAATAGAAGAATTTGCACGTCCTAAGAAAAAGCAGAAAAACAAAAAGCCATGAGACGTTTTCAATTTACCGACGACGAATACAATAAGCTTTCTACTGTAACCGGATTCCCTGCAATTGACCTTCAGAAACTCGACGCCTTGGGTCTGCTGGCGAATGATGTGGCAGTTCGCATGGTGCTGGAATATGAATATCAAACTCAGCGAAAAATGACGAAAGCGTTACCAAAACTCGTCCTTCAGGCTATAGCAAATAAATACGGTTTATCCCCTCAAAAAGTGAGGGGATTTTTGTTTCATAGAAAGCAGCCGGTTTATTATTGCTCAAAATGCCGTAAAGAGATTTCTCGCAGTGAGCATAAAAAATTTGATGGTCTCTGCGAGAACTGCGCAATAGATAGTATTAAACTATAATTCTTATCGATATGAACGTAAAGCAAATTGAAGTGCATGACTATTATAAAGCATTGCACCCAAAAGCGCTCATTCTTTATCATATTCCGGGGCAATATGTGGTTCTGGGGAATGACGTTGATCGAGCGTTAAAATCATTGTCAACTATCCGCGTGTTAGAATCTGGTGTAGGCGTTATGCCTGATGGCTTATCTGTCCTGTCCCTCTTCGGGAGAAACGGTACTGAGATATGTATCATTGATTGCCAAAACGAGAACGGGGCACTTGATTTGCCAGATATAGAACGCATAAAAGCAGAAAAAGAAATGGATTATTAAATTTTTTCATCATAACAGGAATTGAGATTGCTGTTATCTGTCTAACGAGTTGAATTAAAGCAAATAACTCCAATTCAAACGGCAACTTACTTATAACACGAAATGGTTGAATATCAGTGTTTTATGAAAATATTTTGTCGTTAAAAACAGCTTAAATCCAACTTTTATAAGCTAACTTTGTACCACTGGGTTGCATCATTTGCGGCTCGGTGGTTTTTATTTTGAATAATCATAACAACCGCAATGGAACAAGACATCAATAAAATTGAGACAACCGGAGCTGGTGTAGAAAAGGTTCACACGAAGCTCAAATTCATCAAATCTGAGAAGAACGGAGCATTTATCAGTTTCGTTTCCCAGAATCCTGTAAATGGCGTAGTATGCGGAGTTCGTCAGGATTCCCCGTACCCTAAAAAGATTGTCATCATCGACCGGGAAATGTCAAACAACATACTGCCTAATGTGCTATATGACTGCACCCTCATTCCGATGACAAAAACCATCAATAAAAAGACTGGCGAGGAGCACATTCCAGGTTATATTGCAATCGAGGCAAATGCCGTCCAATTTAAGGCTACTGTGACTACCAAATATGTTCGTGGTTCCATGTATCAGGTAGAAGTCGCTTTCGGCAACAAAATCATAAGGTTTGACCCCTTCCACGGGCAGAAGGAAAGCGTGAAATCCCTACCGGCTTGTCTGGCAGTTCTGGAAAAGCGATGTGACGTCAAGGATCTGATGTATATCGTAGAGAGCTTCAACACCGCAGCTATCGAACTGGTAGAGCAGATGAAGCAGGATATGCGTGAAATCCATAACAAGAGAGGTAAACATGAGAAGACCGGTCGAAGGAATCGCCACTGATGCGGCCCATTCCATGAAGAATGGGAAGACGGAGTATCAAGGTATAAACTTAGCGACCAAAGAACAGATATTTTATAAGGATTTGGGAAACCAAACCACTAACATAGGAGAATTTCTTGCGGTTGTCGAGGCTGTGAAGTTCATCATTGAGAATGACTTCCAGCCTCGAATCATTTATACCGACTCCATGACTGCAATTGCATGGTTCAAGGCGAAGAAAACATCTTCCACAAAACCGTGCAAAGACCTGACCCGTGCAGAAATGTTCCTGCGGGCACTGTCATCAGACGTGGACACCATTGAAATTTATCACTGGGACAATAAACGCTGGGGTGAGACTCCGGCAGATTTTGGGAGAAAATAATCATCTAAATTATGAATACAGACAAATTTCATCTATCATCAACAGATTTCGACAATCTCTTATGGTGCGCAACACGGTACTGCATTGGTCGGCACTCCTATGTGAGTGGCTATGCACAGGACTTTTGGCGCATCATCCAGCACAATCGTGGGTTGTTAAAAGAAGATAGATTAAAGTTTTTTGCGCGTGATATAAGAACTGAAGTTAGTAATATAATAGACCGTTATGGTAATGTCTCAGTTACAAACGCATATAATGACTGCATCAAATATGATGCTTTAACCTTACTTGCTTCTTATGTGCGAGAACATCCAGATCAAAGAGAGTGCGACACTTTTTATGAAGTTGATTGCTTGACGGGAGAGGTTGAAGCATCTCCGTGGGGGCTTACAAAGTCACATTTATATTCGATGCCATTTCACGTGCGCAATGAGATTGATTTGCCTTATTGGATATTACTGGCGAATTGCATAGACCGACAGTATGAGGTAAAATTCCTCCGCAATGGAATGGTGCGTGTTGTATTATGTGTAAAGCACCCAATTGCAGGGGAAGAATATACACTTGTGAATAATTGGAGTGCATGTATGTGTCGCGAACTCATAATCGGTGTTGAACCTCGTTTTACATTTGATAAGACCTCAAAATGAGAAAACTATTTGCAATTTGGCGAATACTGTGGGCTGATAAATTCGCCCTCTTTACATTTGAGGATGCGCCAGATGATCCAGAATGGCAAACCGCCCCATATTTTAGATGGAGGTTGTCTCACGATGATGAGTACTTCATCCAGTTAATTAAGAATGTCTTGTTAAACATAGAAAAGAACAACAATGAAAATAAAACAATGTAATCGCAACCCGTTATTCTTGGCTGATTTTGCGTATGACGGAGAATTTAGTGATGGCAACCATTTTTGTTTGCGAATCCCTGAAGGTGATGTCGTTGAGTTTACTAATACGTTGTTGCAAGCGTATAAAGATGATAAAGAAGGAAAAATTAAAGTGACGCCTCCATGTATTCATTTGTCCCAAGATGGGAATGTATTCTGTGAAGGTAAAGTTGAACGAGTAAAAGACTAATGAAATGGATGATGCCGTAGAAAAATTACAAGCAGTAGGTAAAGCCTTTGATGATATGTTTCACAATGGTTGTAGCCATAAAATCAAAGTAGTTAAGCCTGTTGGGTATTTGGAGCATAAGCCAACAGGCTCCAGAATTTCTGTATATGAGCCTATATCACGCTTCAAAGCGTTTATGCTTAATCATTGCTTTGGGCTAAAATACAAGAAATTATGATGAAATTTTCCTTTATAGATAAATATAGAGCATCTGGAAGGACAACAAGACTTGTTGATAAATACGTTCAAGAGTTATTTAATAATCTTGGAGAATGGGTGCGTATATCTGACCACTTTCCAGGAAGAAGAGCCAATGAAATATTGATGGCTAAAATTCGCCGTCGTATGGAAATTGAGCATCATATAACTCTTGATGTGGATTGTAGTCATTGTTATTTACGGATTCCTTCAGATGTCACGCTGCGACTTATAAGGTTCAGAAAAGATGTCTTACTGTTACGATAAAGATAAAAGATGGAAACAATAGCATTGATGATAGGTTATGCCATTCTCGGCATATTGGCATTGAGCATTATACTTTTTGCTCTTGCCGTAGGATGGTTTGCAATAACCGAAGCGAAAGGCGTAGTCTATGCTCGCAAATGGCGTAAGCGTAAACTCAAACAAATGAAGTTAGAGACCGCCTATGATTGTGCGAACTATCTACTTAGATGGAACTTACACAAAGATACCACCATCTATGAAGCAAGCGACTATTTTTATAACAAGTTAAGAAAAAAGTAATGAACGAAGATTATTGCTCATACGAGCTTTCAAAAATTCTTAAAACGTGCGGATTCGATGAGCCATGTAGGTACTACTATACTTCAAACAAGAAGTTGCGTATAGTAAAGGACAATGCACTTGCACCCGAAATAATCAATCATCGTTATCTTGACGAGATATGTGATGGTTGTTGTACAGCTGTTCCCTTATGGCAGGCTAAGAAGTGGCTACTGGAAAAACACCGCATCAGCGTCCGCATGAATTATTTTTCCGACGTCGAGCTATGGTTTGTTGATTGGTTGAAGCTTGACAGCGAAGAATTTGGCGATGCGAATACTTTGTTTGCCACTTACAAAGAAGCATTGGTATATGGCATTGCTGCTGCATTGGAACTAATAAAGAAAGGAGGGTTATGACACCGAAATTCACAACACCATGCTTCATACATAAGAACACCCCAGAACTCCGTAAGAAATTGGAAGCCCTGGGGTATCGGCTGAATAATGGCAAATGGATGGGCAAATATCTTGCAACATTCCGAATTAAGGAAACAAAAGAATGGCGGTATGTTGCATCACCAGAGTGGGATTTACAAAACAACCCTGACATAGGGTGCTCTATTGATTGTGGTACTAATGAAGAAAAATTTCTTGCTATTGCTGGATTGAGAAATGATACAGATAAATACCAATGGTTTATCTCACCTGAAGGCTGTTGGTGCTATAATAAGGGCTATGATGATATATCGGAAGTTTCCCTTAAATGGCGTAAAGCCACAATAGAAGAAGTTGTTGAACATTTCAAAGATTAAATATGAAAATTATTTACAATAACATCATCCCATTTAAGGGATTCCTGGCAATCAATCTCTTCGGTATTTTGTTTGTCAGAGGTACAGAGCGTGACATCAACGATATTGTGCTCAATCACGAAAGAATCCATACCGCCCAGATGAAAGAGCTTGGATATATCTTGTTCTACATAATATATCTGCTGGAGTGGATTGTGCGTCTCTTTAAGAAAGGGAACGCTTATCGAAACATTTCTTTTGAGCGTGAGGCATACAAGCATGAAAGAGATTTGAATTACCTCTCTACACGCCCCAAATGGGCTATGTGGCAGAAATACCACAATAAAAAGGGATAAAATAAACCTTTTATCGGTTTACATACTAATCTATAATGTAACCGATAATATCGCGGGGTGGTAGCAGTGGGTAGCTCGCCAGCCTCATAAGCTGGAGGTCGCAGGTTCGAGTCCTGCCCCCGTAACAATATGGGTGCGTAGTTTAATGAAGAACAGCAGGTGTTTCATCTGAAGGTGCTGGATCACTTCCGGCGGTGCCCCTCCCATTGAAAGCGCAAAGCAATTTGCTATTTTTCTTTTTACATACGAAACACTTTTGCCTCTGTCATTTGTGAAAATCGCAGAGGATTTTGGAAGGTAAAGCAGCAAGGTGCTGCAACGGTCTTGAAAACCGATTGTCCTGTATAGGATTCTCTTCGATTGGGATGCCTTCCGCACAATGAATAAATTTATCTTATATGAAAAAGTATTTCAAATGGCTTACTGAAAGCAACCGTCCCAAACACATTGTTGTCGGCTTCTTTATTGGCTTAACTCTTGGTGTTGTTGCAGCTTTTGTCGCCGCTGCTTCTGCTGAAATGAAGGATTGGCTTTGGAACGGCAAGCGTGGCGGTACTTTTGGTTGGATCAAAGGTAACGGTTTTGATTGGCTTGATTTCATCGCTACCATGATTGGTGGAATTGCAGGAGCCTTGTTCCGTTATCTTGTTTTATGGCACGTCCATTTGATGAAGTGAAGTGTGGAATTGAGTCCCGGTAGCCTTGTTTGTTACCGGGACTTTTTACATTTATGTCGCAGCTTTCATAAACGCCATCTGTAGTCTCTGCTGATTCGTGATGCTATCCCCGTTATAATAATGCTCTTGGATCATCTCTATGCTTGTCCCTGCCGCCATTGCAATATAGGAAATGGGCAAACCTCCATCCAAGGCCACAGTGATTGCCGTATGGCGAAACACATAGGCATATAGGTCGTAGTCAACACCCAGCTCTTTTCCGACTGATTTAAGCCAGATATTGAGTTTTTCCCGAAACTTTTTGAATGTATAGTCTTTGGTTTGGTATGTCTTTTCTTTTTCATCGTCCATGATTGGAAAGACATACCCGTCTGTAGTTGTCCCTCTGTATTTGGAAATGATATTCCCCATTACTGGAGACACAGGAACTTCAACCAGTTGGTGTGTTTTCTTGCGTCTGGTTCTGATAGTATTATTGCGAGTAAGTTCCGAGTATTTCAGTTTAATGACATCACATGGAGCGAAAAAGGAGTGGAACATGAATATGCAGAAATCGCGATACAGTTCGACTTCTTTCCGGTTTTTGTATTGCGGAGTGAGTTTGGACAAATCCGCATTGATGAATCGTCTCAGTTGCTCTTGCGTTAATATGTCGGGAGTTTTATTGTCGGCGCAGTTTCTTTTGGGATTATATTCCGCGAACTTGAAGTCTCCTATTTGAACCAATGAGAATGGGACATCCTTATCCTTGCTGGCCTTGCCCAGTAAGTTTCTGAAAGATTTTGATGTTCCTTTGTACCCATCATATTTTGCGAATGTGTGGGCCAGTTGAACACAAGCCTTATAATCGAGCGACTGGAAAGTCAAGGATGAGAATCCTTTGATGATTTTGCGGCACTTGCTCAGCAGTTTGGAGTAGGTCTCGAAATTGCAGCCCAACTTTGCCTTCTCCCGCAAGATAACCTCTTCCAGATATTTCTCAACAAAGTTGAAATCGGATGCTGCTACAGTATTTCCCACCGGTCTTTCAATGACTTCACATTTGACCTGTTTGATAGGTTGGAAGTATGACGCCACCTGTCTCGCCGTGAGTTCGGGATGCTCAAGCAGCAACTTTGTATAGGGGCTCTTGAACTCCTCCAGAATCTTGTTGTTCTCCGAATATGAAACGGCGTTGGCTGAGAAACGCTCTTTGTCCGCGTTCCAATGCTTCGCTAAATTGGGACTGCCGGTCAAAAGGTGTTTGACCGATTTGTAGTATCTTTCTTTCCCCTCACTTATTCTCAGGACGAGGGAACTATCCTTTATTATGAATTTTAGTTTCACCATAACTCTTTGTTCTTGCTTTGTATTTAAGAATAGAAGAATGATGAACCAATAGTTGTAACCGGATGTGACTTTTCCAATGTACACCACAATGTACACCAACCGGGTCGTTCCCTTTTTTGAATTTTTCGTTCTAACAGAATTGATATTAGTTGAATATGTGCCTAATCAACACAAAATCAATTACTTGCAATCCACAAAACGGCAAATTCAATATAACAAAAAAGGAAGCTGATTATCTCAACTTCCTTTTCAGGTGGTGCCACCAGGAATCGAACCGGGGACACAAGGATTTTCAGTCCTTTGCTCT